TCGAACTCGTAGTCCGACTTCTTGTAGAACTTGACGCTGTTGACGGCGTGGCCGCCCGCAGTCGGCTCCATGCTGATCCGGCCAAGCTGGACACCCTCGTGCTGGACGAATATTCTCACCCAGATAGTTTCATGTTCGAGAGGTAGTGGGACGACAATCGAAACCTTCAAAACCGCGTTAGAGTCTGCCTTTCCGGAGTACCGATGTACTCCCAACACCCAGAGGAGCAAAACCTTGGCCCGACCCCGGCTGGAATCCAGTAGACCTTCTCGCATACCTCACACCGGCCGTGGTCACAGGGAAGCATAATTCTAACTCCCCAGGTTATCTTTTATGAGTTGAAGCCACGTCTCCAACATCTCGTCTTGGATATCTTCGTCGGTTTGCTCCCACTCCTGACGGAGACCCCGACGGTCAGTGAAGTCTTGAACAATGGCAAAGAGAATCCGCTTCTCGACGGGTGGGTCCGGAGGCTCTTCGTCCAGGACGAAGTTGTAGTACTCATCCTTCAGAGCCATCAGTATGTCTTTCCTTCGAGTGCCCGGTTGGACGCTTGCACGGCGGTAACGATCGCATCCACCCGTTCGGTGAAGTCTTCGACAGCCCGTTTCGAGTTGTTGGATTCGAGCGCTTCTGCCCCATGGACCATGAGATAGGCTCGGAGAAGCCGTTCCTGGGTGGGGACCAAGGCGTCAACCCCAAGAGCAACCATCCCGGTTATGGCGGCGATCCGGCCGATACGTTGGAGGAAAGCGCTCTCCTCGCTGGCTTTGATGACACCCCCGACGACGTAGGCAATAATACCCAGAAAGCCGACACCGACCACGATGTCCAAGGCTGAGTCTAGGCTCTCCAGCACACTCAGAAAGTAGTAGACCATTTCTAACTCCTATTTCTCCACGTGGTAATAGTAGGCGTAACCCCGGCTCGTGTCGGCGTCGTTGCCGGTTTCGTCGATTGGTTCTTCCCAGTCGGCGTCCTCTGTACGGACGTAGCCCTTTTTTCTACCAACACCCGGCACGAACTCCAGGACTTGTTCCGGGTTATTAAACCGAACATCTTCCGGGTTATCGTCCTTGGCCCAGTAGACCCAGAACCAGTCGCCCGGCTTGAGGCTCCGGAACTCGGCTCGGTTCATCGGCTCACCTTTTGTGAAGCCGGGGTTGGGCTTGGGGGCGATTGTGCGGACAACACCGGCAACCATGGGGTTGTCCATATTCGCATCGGGGGAGCCGCCTTGTAACAAGCCCTGGACAAAGTTGAGCGCTTCGTCGATCTCGCCCGGTTTTAACTCTCGTGAATTCTCGTCTTTCTTCGCCATGATTTGCCTTTCAGATATATTACACCGCCAGAAAGGACTCATCTTTCAGATGATCCCAGAGGGTCAGTGGCCGCCTTATCTCGGCCATCTTCTTTTTAACACGACGGGCCAAGTCAACGTGGAGAGGCTCCTTCTCTAACTTCGTGATGTACTCTTCTTTCCAGTGACGTGCCTTGGTGTATTCTTTGTCGAGGTTCAGCCGCTCCTCGTGGTACTCCAGGTCCAGGTGTGAATGTAACTCAGCCATTACGCATCCGTCTCCAAAAGTGTCGGACGATTATACGGGCAGCGTCCAACAGGCATATCAGGCCGAACAGGGCCAACAGGGCAGTGGCTACCTTGAGGACAACGATCATGGTTTCTCCGACCTCGTTATCGTGAAAGCAGCGAACGAACCCGATGAAGTCGATCTGGCTGTGGCCACGAGCATTCCTGTTCAGTCATGGCGCTCTCGGGGAGACAATCATAACACCATGCCCACCCGTCACGGGTGTCGCTCTCGAAATCCTTTTCACATGCGATACACCGGGGCATATCAGTCTTTCAGGTGGTCCCAGAGGTTTCTGTTTTTGCCTACCGGGTTCTCGGTCAGTAGTTTGTGGTAGTGGTCGATCAGGGTAGTGAAGATTACATCGCGCTCTGACGCTAGTGCTGCCTTTTCCCAAATGGGGTCCCGATCGAGTATACGGCGGATGTCTTTGTAGCTTATATGCCGCAAGTTCTGTGCGGCCCAGTAAAGGAAAGCCTTTCGGCTGCCGCGCAGCATTAACATACGACCGGCCTCGATTGTCTCGGGGGATAGTATTCTCGGGTCGGTCATTCGTTAAGATGGTCCCAGAGGGTTTGAGGTTTGGTGGCGATCACAGGTGAGCCACAGTCGCAGTAGACAGCGTAAGGACGCCGCCCCTCGTTGTCGGTTGTCGGTTGGGCCAAGGGGTCTATCGTATCAATCTCCTTGGCGCAACGAGGGCAGTAGATGACTTGACCCTCGGAGCGTAGCTGCCTCAACAGTGGGGCGGCTGACAACCCGGCCTTGTAGGGGTTGATCATCTCGTGTTTGTATCGGTCCAACCACTTGGCGACATGGGAATGCATACAGGAACACTTACGACAGCCGTCTTCGAGCCGCTGGTTGTCGGAGCCGAATGGTGCGCCGCAGTTGGTACAGAATGCCATGGTTACTTCAAATGCTCCCATAGGTCTCTGAAACAGCGTTTGCACTTCCGGCCATATTTGGGAGGTAAATCCATTATGGCGAAGTTGGACTCCTCGATAGGGGTACCGCAAACAGGACCATCCCCGGCTTCGTTCAGGGCGTGGTAAACGTTGGTGCCGGGGTAGCGGGTCCCCCTGGCACAACAATAATAGTAAAACTCGTCACTCATCAGGACGCCCGGCCTTCTCCCAACACTCAGGCGAGCACAGGGTCATCTCGTAGTACTCCCTAGGAACGCTGTGGGGAATCGTCATTGTGCAATGTCGGCAAACGAGCCGATCGCAAATCTGACACTCCCACTCGACTTGAGAGCCATCGTCATCGTTCTGTGTACGCCCGCAACGGCAGCACCCGTCGGCTTTCTCGAAATCCAGGTCTATCTGTGCCGTTTGAGTCTTATCCATTGTTACATACAGGGCAGCCGTCGCCGCAATGACGACCCATTACTCGATTGTATAGTTTGTGGCGCTCAGGATCTTCGTCGGTGTCCAGGATCGCTTTGTCCAAGAGAGAGTTGAAGTAACGCTTCACCCGATCAAGGGACATGCACTCCGTGTCGAGAAAGACGCCCTCTTGGGTCTGGTGGATAGACACCTCCCCGAAACCAAAGCCCTTCTCCGTGAACGCTAGGACGACGACCACCTCTTCGGGCGGCGCGAGTTCGTCAGTTTCGTTCGGCCGTGAGCGTGCGTAACCCAACGCCACGTTGGTCGGGCACGAATCTAACACCTTTTTGAGATCGCCCATGTTCACCCCGTTAGATGGTCCCAGAGACTCACCTCAGGTTGCTCCGTGTCGCCCTTTTTCGAGTTGTTCGGTCTGACGATCTCGAAGAAACGCGACCTCCAATACTTGTTGTCTCGTTCCGTTGCCGCTAGTTTGTGTCGGACTGACGAGAGAACGTCTTGTTGTTTGAGAAGCTCTCTGTTGAGTTCTCTCAAACGCTCCTCTTTTTTAGCCATCTCCATCCTATGGCCACGGGCCATATTGGAGATGATCGCGTAGGCCGATGAGAACATGACAATAAAGACGGCCGCCGCTGTCCAGTAGTATTCCATCTAGGTCTCCCGGAGATGGTCCCAGAGGGTCTTGTTTTTAGGAGGAGGGGCTTCGAGCATCTCGGGAGGCAGTGCCAGCGCCTTGTACATGGTCTCTTTCATGTACTCAAGCTCGCACTCCAAGTCGTAAACTTCTACTTTATTGCCCATGGGTCAGATATTACACCGGAGAAGCTCTGGTGTGAAGAGGAAATTTGGTGTAATAATACGGTTGGTCCCGGCGCTCCGTGGGAGCCTCCTGCTTTGGACGGTACGGAGGGCGGGCGTCGGGACCTTTTCAAACCAGGGTCGGCTCGAATCTTATGTGGCCGTCGTCGGTTCTTATGATGAACCACTTGGCACCGTTCGGTGCTGTACAGTCCACCAAACCGATACGGCCCACCGTTTGACCCCGGTAATAATCAGCGCCTAGCCGGATCTCGTAACCGTCGAACCGGCAGTCGTTATATTCGACAAAGGCGGCCGTTATCTGATCCTTGATGCTCTTCTCCGAAGTTTGCTCTTCCATCAGGTGGTCCCAGAGGTCGTGTTCGCCCATGGCCACGATGTGGTGTTTGAGGGAACCGCAGATCTTCAACAACGTCTCGTGCGAGACGACCATGTAGTTTGACATCGGGAAAGAGCGGTCCATCGCCTTGGCCTTCTTTATCACTTCGCTCAAGGTATTCGCCAAACAGGCGTGGGTCCCTTTACCGTCTTTCCAGAGATACAGCTTGCGCCGGTCTACCTCACCCTCACTGGCCTCGAAGAAGTCGGCCTTGCTCTTGGGGTCATCTCCAAAGATCATGGCAGACACCCGTAGAGGATGAGAGCGCAACCGAAGATGACGATGATAGCGCCACCCATATGCTCGTTGCCCGCGCCAGCCAGACAGAGAGCGCCCAGAATCATACAGAGAATGGCTTTCCCATCGTCGGCCTTCCGACCGTTACTGTAGATGTGGCAGCCCTGCATGGCCAACAACGCCATGATCCAATACAACTTGTATTTCATACCCACCTCCATTTACATCTGGGAGGCGAGTTCCCCGCCTCCTATGATCGTGTGCGCTTTTTAGGCATTTTTGTCAATAGTAGTTGGGCCGAAAGTCGAGAAAAGTGTCAGAAGTCGGCCGTCAGGTGGTCCCAGAGAGACCGGGGAACGCCCTCCGTCCGGAGAAGATCCTTACACACCATGGAGCACCAGATCTGTTCCGGCTTCCAGGGAACGAAGGGCGTCTTGCAATAGAGGCAGTTGGCGTTTCGGACAAGTTCCTCGAATTGTTCTCCCAAAGCGGCTTTCCGCTTCTGAGCTTCGTCAAGGCACCCCTCGGAGCATACGTGGATCGCGACATGGCCTACCTCGACAGGGACCATACCCATTCTCAGAGGAGTGTAACAAATCCTACACTTCATTAGAGATGATCCTTCACCGGGAAACCCAGAACCTGTTCCCTGGTCATATGAGGATACATCCCCAAGACCTTTTTAACGAGCGCTTCTTTGGCAGCCTTTTCGTCCCCCTGGTCGCTCTCGCCAGAACAGATGGCCTTGCCCTTCATATAATAGGGAACGAGGCCCCTGAGGTGGTCAAAGAGGGTGGCCTCAATTTCATACTCGGAGTACAGAGTGTAACGAACACCGTTAGGTGGGCACATCTCGTCATAACAACTCGCGCCGTAATACCGGGTTCTGCGAAGGTTCATTACCTCCGGATGGTGCCCGATCTGCCCGTCAAAACGCGCTTGGCACTCGGCCCTGTAGTCAAGCATCCGTTTACGTGCGGCGAAAAATTCCTCCCAAACAGAGGCGGCACGTTCGGCTGGCCACGGGATGACCCGGACAAGTTCAGTGTCGTAGTTAACGTCGTACTCAACAGGGCCGTCCCAACCACCGGTCTGATAATGGTCTGGCTCCCCGAAACGAATCAGAAAGGGTTGCCCTGGAGCAATACCCTCTTCCACAGCCCATTGGATTTTCTCATCAGTGGTCCATGGAAGATCCATCATGTCGGTCCAGTCGGCTTGTTCAATCTCGTATCCTAGCCGCTGGCTCACAGTGCCTATTTCATCGACGTAGACTTCTTCGATACAGAGTCCATCACCCTCGCGCTCCAAGGCATACCAACGGAAAGCATCGCCGGTCGGGAAGTAGACGTTAACCAGATCGGGAATAACGGCGCTCTCGCAGTTGTCCCACGGAGGCGGCGGCGTCCGCTCTTCCTGAGTCTCGTATAAAGGCACAATCTCGGATAATGTCACGTGTTCTCCAAACACCTCCACAGAGTCAGCGGGAAGTTCCCGCACCTGGACTCTCGGAGGTAATATTCATAACACCGCTTGGAGCAGATGACCAAGGCCGTCTTCACATCCTGGTGCCACACGGCGGCTTTAAGGGGCTTATCGCAGACAGAACACTGATTGTGTGCCCATGGTTGGGGGATTTGACTCATATTTCTTTCAGGTGGTCCCAGAGGGTGCATGGTCCGGCCAACATGGCGGGGCGCACAGGGATTCGAGTGTCGGTTCGGACGATCTGAAAATACTCTTTGTTCCAGTAACGGTCCCACTTGGACCCATACCACCGACGGCTTTCAGTCAGGGCGTCGCCCAGAGAGGCAAAAGAGAGCACGTTGTATACCCAGTTTTGCTGGTCCGTGTTCCAGATACGCACTCTGTAACGTTTCGGCTCACTCACGGCGCTGTAGCTTCTTTGGGGTGTCAAATCGTAGGATACCCGGTCGGCCCAGAAACTTCTCTTCGGGAAGGACCTTGTACGAGACGCCGTTCTCCTCTCGAATCTCCCAGCCTTCGTCCTTCCAGCTTTGAGAGAGGGTCAGTTCGCTCTTGGGTTTTGGCTTACCGATCTTGAGCCAGCGTTTCAGTTCCCGCCGATACCCCAGGAATAGAACGAGACCCCAGAGGCCAGTGATAGCCAGGGCCAGGAGAAGTACCACCGCGATTTGACTAAGGATATTCATCTCTCATCTCTCAAGTGATCCCAGAGGGTTTTGACCGTCACCATCCGGAGACGCACTCTCATAAAGTTCGCCCTACGTTGCCGCTCAAAGAGGCATTCCCTAGAGCACACATAGACCCGAAAGCCGTTAACGAAGCCGGGGAGTATCCTTTCCGGCAAAGGGGTGTTGCAAACCTGACAGTTCATTTCAGGTGATCCCAGAGGTTCTTGTCGTGGAATGTCTTCTTACCATCATAACACTGGCAGACGGGTGGGTCGCCCTCGATGGGTTGTCGGCAGTGGCCGCAAATAGCAAAGACGGGTTCGCGGAGAGAGTCATAAAGGTTGAGCTTACGGGGAACGTCTTCATGCATGGCCGTCCGGAAATCGACCTCTTCACAGGCTTGTGAGCAAAGGCCGTAGCCGCCCCCGTTGGGCACCGGGATATTCATGGCGGCCTCGGAGACGGGAACCTCCTCGCCACAGGTGATGCAACGGGTCATGCCAGGGGAGGGCATGTGGATGACTTTTATGTCTAACTTAGGCATTGTCGCACCTCAGGTGATCGAAGAGGTCCGCCCCCTCACACTCGATTATCCGGTAGCCGTCCTCTGGCTTCAGCGCCCATCGTCGCACGATGTCTTTAGCCGCGTTGTGGGTGGTAAAAGAGGACGGGATCACGTCGTAGCCCATTGTCCCGGCTAACGGGAAGTCTGCCCACGTACCCTGGTCCGGGTGATTAACGTCCCTCTGGAAGATCTGAATCTTGTAATACCGTTTACTCATTTGCCGTCCGTCAAGTGATCCCAGAGGAGTGGCTTACTCGAACGTCTTCTATGCCTTGTGTATACGGGGTCTCGTTTCTTGTTGTAAGGAATTGTCACGGTCTGGTCCACACACACGGAGACGAGATCGGAGGGCTTGACAGGTGCTTTGATGACCTCGCAAACGTGAACGGCGGCCTCTATCCCACTTGAGGCCATAACAACCACGGTCTCCATGGCGTCTTGCCAGATGTAGGCCCTCATTCGTCGCCTCCCGTCTCGGAGACGTGGTCCCAAAGGACTCGGGTCTTGTCATCGGTGATGGTGACGTTGTCGGGGCAAAGCGGGGCCAGAAGCCCGTCGAAGTCTACGTGGTACTCAATCGTCAGGACGGAGTCTTCATCGAGGATGACTATCTCGTGACGGTTAATCCGCTCGCCCGTGATCTCTTCGAGCCTCCGGAGGGCCTTGTCCATGTCGGCTGTGATAACGACTCTGACGACCGGGCCGTCTTTGAACGCATAGCCTTTCATGTCTCGCCTCGCGCCAAATGGTCCCAGAGAGACATACGCTGGGAGACTATCTGAGAACACTTCTTGCAAACTTTGCCCTTGATCCCTTCGAGAGTGTTCACCTCCTCTTCGTACTTTTGGTCGCCAACGGGCACGAAGTACCGCTTGCACACGGGAATGTTGTCGTCTCGTTCCATAATATGCCACGAGTACCGCTTCCGGAGGATGGGACTCGAAGTCCGTCTGAACTTGTGATCGTCTAGCTTCATTATCCGAAAAAGCTATCGCTTCTAGGTATTCTTACACCGGGACCCTTAGTTGATAAAATCAACTCTCAACGCTCTCCATAATGTCAGGGGTGGGTAGTGACCACAATCGTGAGCACAGTATTGTTGACCGGCGAACTCAGGGGTGAACGACTGTTTACATAGAGGGCAAAGGGCAGTCACCCCGCTCACCACGGAATAGTGTCCGTATCCGTGGCTACGTTCGCAACCCTTGGCCTTCTCCACGGTGGTCCAGACGGCACCGCAGACACGGCAACGAGGCTTGTATCTGGCTCGGTTCCACGACTTACGGAGCCTCTGGGATTCTGATGTCCACCAGTCCACTAATCGTCCTCCAAAAGATGGTCCCAGAGGTCCTTGGGGCCAAAGCTCTTCTGCCACTTGTTGTGACACTCGTCGGAGCAAACGACACCCGTGCGGCCCATAAAGGCGACACCTCGGAGTTGACCGGAGGTGCGGGTAATCTTACGTCTGCAAATGTCGCAGAAACCAAGGATGTCCTCCTTTGGAAAGGTGCTGGTGGGACCATCGACTTCGACCCAAGCCATCAGTCGCCCCCCGAAAGGGCGGCCCAGAGGGTCAGGGGCGGGCGGCGGTGAACACAGCCGTCCTTACAGATGTGCCCGGTTTGGAAAGGCGGGACCGACTTGGCAGGGCAGTCCCAACACCAGGGGTCGCTCTTGCAACGGAGGCAAACGTAATCGCCGTGTTCGGTCACGGCCCTCTTGGGGACCCAGATACGTTCGCAACGAGAACACAGAGGCATTTTATCAACTACGCCTTCTCGTAAATGAGCCGTTGGATGAAGAGGAGAAGCCAGAGGGTCGCATTGAACGCGGCCACTGAGGCGGAGTAGAAGAGGGGGATGGTGAAGAAAGCGACAGCCATGGCGTACAAACCCAGAGTGGTCGGCCCTGAGGTACGTAGGAGGATGAAGCCCTTCTTCTCCCGGAAGCCATGGACGACTTGAGTGAGAATGGAGTAGGCGAATAGCAGGTTAGCGCCCGCGACTACCATGTCTTGCCAAACGATACCGGTCATGATCGCCCCGCTTCGGAGTTGATAATATGGTCCCAAAGGTCACGGAAACATCGCTTGCACTTACGCATCCCCTTGGGCGGCCACTCGGTAACACGGATAACGGAAGACGGGAGATCCACGCCACAGTGGGTTCGATTACTGTCGCCCGTGCTCATGAAGGTCGCTTTCAGAGCGTGGTAAATATTAGGACCAACGCCATCCTCCTTGAACCGGTTGTAGCAATAGATGGTCATGGCCGCCCCGCGTCGGAAGAGCAACGGGGGCACTCCCTGTCCCAACCTTGCTCCAAGTCCTCGCGTAACGGCTTGGGAAGGGTAAGGCCCATGGCCACGGGGTCACGGTATATGGGAGTGTCGGGGTCGAGTTCGGCAAGCCGGGCCGCCTCACTCTCGGTAGGTAAGGAGAACTGCATCTTGATACGCTTGGTGCCGTTACAGAGGGAACAAGCCATTAATCACTCTCTGGGTTAAACCGATTCCAAGTCGGTAGTTGATTTTATCAAGTGCTCCCAAATAGTTTTCTTCTGGTCGTCGCATGAGCCACGGCACACGAGGGAATGCCCGGTCCGCCAGTCAGGGTTTTGGGCAGGGCAGTCCCAACACAGGGGATTACCCTCACACCGCTGGCAGTAGAGAGTCCCGGCCGGGACCCAAACCTGGGAGCACTTGAGACAGGCGAGAACACCATCCGGAGCGGGAGGCTTTTGAGTCTTGATGTCCCGGTGGGAGTGAACGTCCTGGATAAGTGAGGTCATGGCGTACTTGATAATATTAACTCCGGGAGGGTGCTCGATGCCAAGCGTCTTGGAGAGATTAGCGGCCAAAGAGAGGATGAACTTCTTCTCGTCCTCACTGAGGCATGACCAATATGAGTGAGGAGACTTCATGGCCGCCCCGCGTCGGAGTTAGCTACATAGAGTTCGAGGGCCATTATCCCAAGGGAGAGGACCATGAAGACGGTCGCCGGGACCCAATGCTTTTCACTCATGAGTGTGGTGGCAGCAACTATGAAGGCCCCGGTTACGAAGCCAGTCAACCAACCTTCACGTACGTATAGTTTCATAGCCGCCCCGCGTCGGAAATGGCACCCCATAATGTCAATGGCTTGGCCCGGTGGAAACACTCCTCAGGTTCGGACGGACAGGTGTGGGAGATTGTGGATATCAGGATTGCGGCGGGGCAGTCCAGACACAAGGGGTCGCCCTGACATCGCCAGCATCGACGCTCGCCTTTCACCGGAGCGTCTGCCCAGACATGGAGACCTCTCCAATGAGCGGGGGTGGTCCAGACTTGGCCGCATTGTGCGCAAAGAGACATCAGGGACCCCCGTCGGAGTTAGTAATATGGTCCCAGAGAGTGGTGCTGATACAACCGCTGCCATGATGAACCGCATGTGGATGGTTCAGGCCCAGAGGGAAGTCGAGAACCCTCGTGCCGCACTCGAAAAAGGTCAGGGTATTGCTACCGCCGATATCGACGGTAGCATTCCTCCACTGTTCGGACGCCATGGACCCACATCGAGGGCACCTGACGTGCCCCAGGACACTGGGACGCTTACTGGCCAAAGGGAGCCGCTTGAAACAAAGGGCGCAAAGATATTCGGTCCCCGGAGTGTCTGGGTAATGCTCCACGAGTTGTTCCGGACGGAGCCATTCCTTGCAGTGAAGGCAATAGGGGATGGGAGAACGGTTACTCATGGCCGCCCCGCGTCGGAAGTTGATTTTAAGGCCCGCCATAGAGTGAAGCTACTCCGTACGTGGTCGCACACACCAGGGCCGGGACCGGGGCAAATAATACCCGTGGCCAGAGCATCGTCAGGGCAGTCCCAGCAATGAGGATTACCAAGACAACGCTGGCAAAGACCCATGCTGTCACGGGGAGCTTTTCTCACAGCGACATGGACACGACCGCATTCGAAACAAACGGGAGGGAGCATATTATCAAATGTTACACCGAACGGCCGGGAAGCGTCGAGCACGCGCCGGATTTAGTATCACTTCTTACGTTTAGCCCGCTTGGCACGCCGGAACAAATCGCCACGGGGAGAATGAATGTAATGAAGGACAGTGCCCGGCTTGGAACCAGAGGCAGTGACACATGGCTCGAAGGGCTTGGCCTTGCAGGTAGGGCAGACAACCTCGATGGAGGAGTCAAAAGCGGTAGGGCCTGGACAGGGAGGGGCCACGGCTACTTGATTCTCCAGCGTCGAGACGCGCCGTGTCAGACGCTTGTTGGCACGTTCCAGGGAGTGGAGCCTACGGAGGATGGCTTCTAGATGGTCCAAATGGCTACCTCACGTGGTCCCAGAGGGTTAGAGGAGAGGTCCCCGGCTCCCGTTGATGCTCACACGAGCCAGGGCATATGAGGGTATCAGAGGGACAGGCCCAACACAGGGGATTGGTCTTGCAACGCTCGCAAAGGAGAGTCGGACTCGTATAGTACGTGACCCAGAGGTGGTCGCATTTGACGCAAACGATGTAGCCAGGGGCAGGTATCCGTTGGTCCAGCGCCATGCGTCATTGCCCGGTCAGGACGTGGTAGAGATAGACGCATCCGCCTATGGCCCCGACAAGGATGGCCGTCTTCCATAGTAACGTAAATGTACACCCGGCTAACGCCTTGACCGGAGCGGCCGGGTCATAGCCATCGACCATGGCCTTGTAGAGCTTGAGGGCACGGCCCACGTCCCCGACGGTGAAGACCATCCGAAAGGATTTCTCGACTTCTTCGTGGTCCAGGTACGGGAGGTTGGTACGAACCCACTCCATGAATGGCTCGATGTCTTGCTTGAGGACGAGTTGACGCCCTTGCTCGGTCACTTCGAAGGAAAGTTTGGACATGGGTTAGGCTACACCGCTTTCGGGTCCAGGTATTTACCGCCCTTGCCGAACGTCGCTTCTTGGAACTCGTTGAACGGCTCGCCGTGGGTTCTGAGGCTCTGACAATGCTCCTCTCGCGGCTTCTGTTTGGGGTCGGCATCCCACACGACCGTACAGAAGGCCGGGTCCGGGAGTTCTTGGTTGATGGCAGTGACAACGCCCCACGCATCCGGCCGGGTACAGCCGCAGACCCGCTCCCCAACTTTCAGCTTTTTCTTGCGCCAGCGAATCTTCGGCTGACGTTTGTATGGCGGTTGTCTCATCGGTCGGCCTTCTCTTCGAGCCGGGTTTCGGCGTCCATCATGGCCATGGCATCACGGATGGCGTTGTAGGTCGCAGCGTCTTCGGCCATGGAGGCTGCGTGCTGTAGGAACGACACGTCGGCCTCTGAACCGTTGTTCAGAGCTTTCAGAAGCCTGGGAAGTCGAACCTGCCACTCCTCGATGTTACTCCGGAGTCTTCGTTCGGCTGAATCCTTTTTGGAACCCAGCATCATTCGGGTGTTCTTCATATCGACTCCTTTACCTTCCAGGTCTGGATGAATGACTCGCCAACCGACAGAATCCAGGTGCCGCCGCCCGTGTGCTCGTACTCCAGGTACCCCTTCTCCACGAGCGCCCTCAAAACCTGTTCGTGGACGCTGGGGTGGCTGTGCTCTTCTCTGTACCGCTCTAGCCCGTTGCGCCAGATTTCCTCCTCTTTCCAGTAACCGGCCAGCCGTCTCTCAGCGGGGTTCTTCCGGGTAGGCTTGCGGTCTTTCTCCCTTGTTACAGTCCGGGTGTAAGGACGGCCGAACGCCTTGAGTCTCTCAAGAAGCTCTTGCTGAACCTTCGTGAGTTTCGCCTTGCCCATATCTAGTCTACTCCTCAAACCAGGAAACTGTAAGAAAAACCGGTGTAGGAGTTCTCGTCAGAAATCAAGCGTTCAATTGGAAATATCTGGGAAATCGGACGGACAGGAATGGCACGGTTTTTGAGAGAAATCCGCCATGATTCCACGGACTTGGATTACACATATAACGGCATTTTTGTGGGGACACGGAGGTGTATTTATATTGTATATTTGCCATGCCTTTGCGGCTTTCGCTCGAACGGATAGATAATATAAATTTATCCTATCTATCCGCCAGTTGATTTTATCAACTCACGAAAAAATAATTTCCGAAAACGTAGGCTCTTAGATACGATAAGGCGCGGAGAGCCTTATATAGTAGTGTTTCCGCGATCAGTTGAGCCAGGGTGGTCTCGACTTGACGTTCGCGTCATCACAGTCAGGGCATGAGTCGCAGTCGATGTCGCCATGGTCTTGACGCTCACCGAGTTGACCCATGCGATCACCCCAACGGCGTAGGCGTCCACCGACCTCATAGAAGGGAGCGTTCCGAGTGGCGGACCAGTCCTGGATGGTCACGTCTTCGCCCAAGGCCATGACCCCGAAGTAGTCGATGCGATCGTTTAGTAGGTGCTCCAGGGCGGGGATGACGGAGCCGTCGAGTATCCGCTCGATGTCCTCTTGTAGCTCCGGGGTGTGCCTGATCCGCTCTGCTAACAGAGCGAGCTTGGTTGCGATTCGGTGTCGTGCCATGTGGGATATGCTCCAGAAAATAATCTTTGAATTGGTATGTGCCCAAGTGTAGGCCGAATAGAACCATGGCGTCAAAAAAGTGGACCAATCTACACCGGGAGACGGCGTGACGATGCTCAACAACTACCATTTCTGGACGCTGCTTTTCGAGAATCGCACCTTCACCTTCTACGGCCGGGCGAACAACGGCAAGCCTCAGTTCGAGCGCCGTCGCCGGGTCCCCAAGGATGGCCACTCGCCATGCCTCTGGAATGGCAACGGATGGGAAGCTACGACCGGCTGGGTTCACTAGAAAACAATCTTTAGATTCGCCCGCCATGGCGGGTACACCTATTATGACGCACAACGGCGAAAAACAGAGACTCACCAAGAAGGCGACCGGCTTCGGTATCAACTTCAACGGTGAGGTTTTCGATCGCCTTGTTTCAGTTCAGGGCCTTCCCAGGACCGTGTACTTTGCGGACGCCATTCTGGACCGCTATCAGCACGCGGCCTACAAGGAGACCCTTCGACTCGCGGAGGCAGCCGTATGAAGATCCACGCTACCGTCTCAAAGGTCGATCTCTCGGCCAACGAAAAACTGACCGTCACCGGTCCCAACGGCGAGTCCTACCGCCTCTACTGTGACGGTGAGGGCGACCTTCACGCCTTCAATACAACCCCGAACCTCACCGACGCGGAGAAGGGCATGGTCGAGCGGAACGAGATGATCTCCGCCATCAAGAGCTACCGGAACCGCAGCGGCCAGTCCCTGGTTCAGTCCAAGGACGTGTGCGAGGCTTACCGGTCGGCTCTCCGGGGTGTCCAGGGCTAAGGATTTCAGTAAACGAGGAAACCTTCAACGGAGGGTACGAAATGAAGATCAAGTTGGCCCACAACGAGCAGTTCACCATCACGTCGCCCAGCGGGCAGTCGCTCCAGGTCCGCTGTGACCAGCATGGCGACATCGTCACCAGCGTCAATCAGTACGACGAACCCGATCTGACCGACGAGGAAAAGCAACTCGTGGCCAGCGATTTCCTGGCAGCCGTCCGGTCCTACTGGAAACGCACCGGCTGTCTCCTCGACGAAGCCAAGAACATGTGCGAGGCGTACCAGTCGAAGCGCGGAGCCACCGGCTGATGAACTGGGAAGAGCACAAACGGTGGTGGACGGTTTTGGCGACCCAGTTGCTGGTCATCACCACGGCCGGGTCACTGGCCTATCTGTCAGTCCAGTGTGAAGGCGAGCCGGGCGGCTACCGACGGGGAAAGGAAACGGAGACCAGATGAAAAGCGGAGTCGAGAGGGTGTCGAACGAGATGTCGGCGTTACTCAACGTCCTGGACAACCAGGGCGCTCTCCTGATCAGTATCTCCATCGACGATTATCACACCCACGATGTGAGTGTGAAGTCCGGGGGCAAGAAGGCCGTCATGGAGCGTGCCAACGAAATCATCAAGGAACAGGGCTTCGCGGCCGAGTGGGACAGCCCCCTCAAGCGCGGCACGCTCTACTACAAGGCGAAGCTCACGAGGGTAGACGATGGAAGATAGGTGGGCACAACTGTGGAAGATCGCCACGTCGGAGCCTGAGGGCGACGCCATAATCGTCCCCCATTCCGACAACCCCGACGCTGTTTTACTCAAGTGGCCGGGCGGCTCCACGGCCGGGTACGTCTGGGAGCACGGCCGTTGGGTGTTTCTCGAACAGCTATGCACCTGTCCGGCCGACGTGGCAGCCAGGGACACATTCTAACAGGAGGCCGAGTGCAACCAAAAGAAGAACTGACCATCCCCGCGTTCGATCCTGACACCACGTTCCGTGGCGGGGACCGTGTCGAGCTACACCCCGGAACCGACGCCTGGATGCAAGGCGACCGCTACGGAGTGGTCGCATCGACCTACGAGGACGGCCGAGTCGAGGTCCAAATGGACAAATCCGGCCGAATTCTCATCTGTTTGCCCGAATTACTGCGAATTTTGGAGCTTTAGGCGCAAAAATCTCCAAATTTGCCCAATTTTAGGACAAATAATCTTTGAATTGGGCCTTCCCCGGTGTAGTAGTAATATGGGACAAGGACAAACATGCCGACGCTGTGAGGGAACCGGCGAATTGACCCAGTACCGCCATGTCATGGGCGGTATTTGTTTTAGGTGTTGGGGTGCCGGGATAGAGCCTTACACCCCCGACGAGATTGAGGCATGGCTTGTAAAGGCTCGCAAGGAGTACAAGGCCCGAAAGACAGCGCTGGAGACGGCTTCCGGCAAGCGTGCCTATCACCTCAAGGCCGAGCTACAGCTTCTCGAAACCATGGGCAAGCGTGCCAGGGCGCGTCTCGAAAAGGTCCGTGGCATCCGTCGGCGCAAGTCACAATCGCGGTCGGACCTACACGGTGAGGCGACCACGAGTATCCGGAAGCGCCCGTCAACCGCGACCCAGCGACGGCCGGTTGCCGAGTTCCAATCTTACTCTTCGGACGAGGTCTACGGGATCTACGAGGCCCAGGATGACGGGTCGCTCTACTGCACATGCAAAGCGTGGAAATACCAGCGCAAGCATCCCAAGGATCGTACCTGTAAGCACATCGAGCAGTTCAAGGCCACCCGCAACCGTCGCCGGTCGTCAGTCGAAGGCGACCAGTTGAGTCTACTACAATGAACCAACCTCGACTTAGGTGGTGGCACTACATCGTTCTGCCGCTCTGGTCCTTCTGGTGGGGATTCGAAGAAGTGCGGGACGGTTTGCTCGAAACCGTCAGGTGGCGGCATATCATCGCGCTCATGGCGATTTCTGCCACGGTTGGGTACCTCATGGGAGCCGGGTAATGACCGAACAACACAAACGCATCGCACTGGCTATCGTCATCACCGCTTTGGGTGTCGGCGCTCCCTTTGCTTGGCGTGCCTGTGACGCGGCTGACAAGGAATACAAACGCGCCAGGGCAAGCGAGAAGGTCCTCGCAGCCAGGGCGGCCAGCGAAAAAGGCAAGCGCCATTGCAAGCTGAGTTGCAAGACCGTCAAGGGACGGCACACGGCACATGGCCCGAACAAATGCGTCTGCGAGGACAAGGATGGATGCGTCATCGTGTTCCCCGCACAGAGCAAACACGAGCACCCATACAAACCTTACATCTACAACAAGCCGCCCGTGACGGTCGGCAAGTGCGCCGGGAGAGTCAAATGAGAAAGCACAGAGCCGAGTTGGTGTTCAAAGAAGAAGGCACGTTCGATCGCCCGCGCTGGGAGGGCCGTCTTCTGGCCGTTCATAACACCATCGACGAACAGAGCGGCCAGCCCGTGACGTGGCAGCCTTATTACACCATCACGGAAGAAGGCCCCGATTCTTACACTGTCGAGTTCCAGGGCGGCCGACACCCCGGTTCAAGGCGCTATGCATGGTTCTCGAACCTTACACGCGCACAGGAACATGGCATCAGGTGGGCCAAACGGAGATTTTTTCTCAACTAAAACCTTACACACCACAAACCACAGGGGTAGAGAGGGTATTATGGCAAAAAAGGCATCAAAGAACGTAGGTAACGTCAGCGATTTTCTGGCCGGAAACGCCGGGGCGGCCCCGAAAAAGGGTAAGAAGGGCGCGATTCCCGTGGTCGAAGGCCAGGAGGAACTTGCGGACCGAGCCTACAAGGCGAATACGGAAATGAAGGACGCCACGGCGTCTTACAAGGCGCTCGAAGCCCAGATTCTGGACATCACGGCCGAAGAGTACGAGGCCATGGCCCAGAGCGGCGACTTCTCCAAGACCTTCAACGTCCAGGGCGTGGCGACCCCCGGCGTCCAGGTCAGCTACAAGGACGCTTTCTCCGCGATTCCCATCGAGGAGAAGGACGAACTCCAGGAGAAGCTGGGAGACCGCTTCGATACGTACTTCGAAGAGAAGCGGGACCTGTCGCTCGTGGACACGTCGGACGAGACCATCCAGCTACTGTTGGAGAAGCTGGGTCAGGACGAGTTCCGTCGCATCTTCGAGATCAAGGTCTCGATCGTGGCCAAGGCCGACATGGATCGAAAGCAGTTTGATCTGCCCGATGACGTTCGCCCGGCCCAGTACAAGGCGTCCGTCAAGATCCGCAAATAAGGTGATACCCCGTGCGGGGTTCTGGCCCCATCCAGACACGGGGAAAGCCGTCGCACCCTTCAAGCGGCGGTAAACGCAAAGGGTGACAGCCGGGAGAGACCGGCGTAACACCCAACACCGAAAGGACGGCATCGAGGTAACATGAAGTGTAAATGCGGTAGCGAGAGAATCATGAGCGTCAGCGCCAAGTGCTCTGACCTTTTCAGCGCCACACTGTTGGGCGCGTCTTACAACGGCTACGTCCCCCGCGAAATCGGAATCGGCGGCGGTGACTTCGTCGAGTTTGATTACTGCCTGGACTGCGGGCAGATCCAGGGCGACAGTTTCCCGGTCACGAACACAACGCCCTGCCAGGAGTGAGATGGCACGCTGGGACGACACGACTCAACGAGAGGACGAACTCATCACGAAGGCCGAGTTGATTCTCTCCAAAGCGCGTACGCCGAAGGGCGGCTTCAAGACCATGAAGCTTGGGACGATCGCCAAGCGGATGGGTATGCCTGACACCCAGGCTACCGGAGACGAACTCACCAAGGCTTTCGGCAAGGCGAGGCTCATCCGGATCAAGAAGCGGTCGGCAGCCGCCTTTTGGTGGCAGAACAACTACTACCGCTACGTGCCGGACGGAAGGGACGCCCGGTATGACGCCGACGGGAACAAGCTATGATTACCCCCAAACCAGGAGACGTGTTCGTCCTGACGAAGCGGGTCGTCACGGACGCCGGGAAGGAATACCATCCGGGTGACGAGTTCACGCTTATCGAACTGACAGACGACAACCCGTTCGGCTACCTCTCGCCCCTTGGAAACTGGCGCGTCAAGTGCAAGTTCTTTGAGCCACCGGACGACCGATCCATCTGGTCATCGATCTGGTTCATGCTCGACCGGGAGCTTCTGATTCCAGCTTGAAAGGAGAGCCGTGGTATACAAAAAAGCGCTTTTACGGCCAGGAACTGAGGTCGTTACCGTCAAGTCCGACAATCCCTCAACCGACTGGACGGCCGACGCACAGGCAAAGCGAACGTTCGGTATTCCGGGGATCGTGATCGGTCATCACGATTCGCACGGCCTGTGCTACGAGGTCGCCCACTTTCGCAGCGGGGCAGAGGAGGGCGCGAGCTTCATCGCCGCGTACGATCCCGACGAGTTGGTGGTCAGGGACAAAGAGCCGAAGTTTCGCATCGAGGTCTGATCACATCGGGCTGGCCCCCGCCCCCGTTCACGTCACGAATGGCGCTACTTCGAGGGAGGGGACTCGTGAGCCAGCCCGAAACCTTGAGGAGCAAAGGCGGGCGGGAATCGAACCCGCCCTACCGGCCTTCCTTCTTCGTTTTGGCCCCACAGCTAGAGCCGACTCCGAGTCAGGGCTGTGATAAGACCGGACCACCAGGACCGTTAGCTTACCCCTCCTACGTCTACGCCGGGCCGGACATAAAGAATTTTATGCATATTTCTCTTCGGAGCGCTTCCGGCTTCGGGCCAGGGTCTTGTTGATGTACTCGTCGGCCTCTTCGTAGGTCGGGAACCACTTCTCGCTCCGGTTGCGGAAACGCTTCGTGTTCCGAGTCGGCCACACCCAGGCTACGTAGTAGGTGCCGGGCTTGACGCTCCAGGTGGCAGACTTCCGGGTCTCGTCCGTGTGCGGTATGTACACGTCCCTGTCGATATGGACCCGAGCGCCGATGGTTCGGCCTTTCTCGTCCACGAGGTCGAAGGGCACGTACTCGTCTTTCAGGGTGTCGCTCTCTTGAAGGTAGCTGTTATCGTCGTCCATATCCGGCTTACCCCTGACGCCGGGCGGATCTAAAGTTTAAAAGCCCCCTTACGGAGGCTTTTTCAGGTTCCTTTCGGCTTCTTCCACGCACCTGGGTTGCGGTCAATGAGGGAGAAAACTCTAAAAACTCCCTGGCCTATGTTCACGCGATAACAGTTAGATTGAGCAACTCTCCTTTGTTACCCGGTCTACGCACGGGCGGAGCCGATCATAAAGAAATTTGTACGATCACAAAATTATTTACCCTCTTCTTCGATCTCAGCCAGGGCGGCCATGACAGGGTCGAATTCCTCCAATTCCTCGTCCTCAGAGGCCGCTGACGGCTCCGCAACGTCTTCGACAGGCTCCGGGTCATCCGGGGGCAAATCAGCGCCAGCTTCGGCAATCAGTTTGTCCATGGGAGACGGCTCGACCACGTCAGGCTCCATCGCGGCCAACTCTTCGGCGTTCACGGGCGGAGGCAAATCGTCAACGTTGGGGAGAGGCTCCTCCTCTTCGTAGCGATCGATCTCGATAGGGGTTCCCTCAGGCTCAGGAGGCGGGGTAACGACCGGCTCTGGTTCAGGGGGCGGTTCGGAGGGGGCGGGTACGACGGTATCGGCCGTATGGGACGCCTCCGGTTCAGGGGCCGCTACAGCACCCCGGCCGGTCAGGGTGGCCTCGATCTCGATAGGCTTCTTGGTAGGGGCCGGACCCTCCTCCCCTACCTCGACAACCTTACCGTCCTTGATCTCCTTCTTGACCTTTTTCTTCTTCTTACGGGTACCGGACCGCCTCTTCGGGGCCAAGAAGAAGGTCCCTATCTTGGTGGCAGAGACGAATAGGGGTATGCCGTCACCCAGGTCGTAGAGTTGATCTTTTCCATTCTCCTCACGTAGCGCCTTGGCCACATCGCTACGCATGGCCTTGACCTGCTCTATAGCACCTTCGAGCTTGGTGATGTTCTCAGTCAGTTGTGTGTACTGCGCAAGCCTCTCGGCTATCTTCTCATTAGCTGTGGTCATAACGCCTCCCTGTGGGGTACCCCTACACCAGTAGTCGCAGAGTTGATTATTTTCCTGTGGCCACAGCCTTACGCTGCACCCATTTCACAGTTGATAAAATAAACACCGGGTGGGAGGGGGAGGGGAGGGGGTACCCCTCACAAGCATGGCGGCCCACTCTACCCAGGTGTGAGATAGCAACATCAAATAATCAACTCGTGTAGTTGTTGATAAAATAAACTACACCACTGAGCCAGAGGACGAGGTCAACGCCCTTGAAGGCATGGCGCGATAGTTGATCTTATAGGTGAGATAAGTTGATCAAACTAACAACGACACCAATGTCCGATGTCATGTAACTCGGAGGGGCAACCCTTGAAGGCATGGCGGTTGCCGACCCCCCTAGGGGGAGGGGGTGGGGATAGATTATATAAACTGGGGAAAAGTTAAAACCGCTTGCTTATCTTTTTTCGACTCGCTAATTCGCGGAATTGGCTCGTCCATCTTGCGCACGGTCAGCGATCGGTTAGGTATGGAAATCTATAAGAAAAAGTTGATTTTATCAACTAAAAGACCCCATGGCGGGCCATGCCTGGAACAAGGTAGTGCTACACCTACACCACCCATCCTGGGCACAGCCATGGGCCGGGTATGTCAGCCTAGCCTTGCCATGGGGTACCCTTTTATTTACACCGGGAAGAGGGGGTGTACCCTCAAAATTTTAGCCCCGGTCAATTTTTGGGCGAAAACCCCATCAACACCAGAGCAGAGCACATTCTTGTTTCAGGCGCTTCATTTGCTCTTCTGCCTCACGGTTCCCTACTGCTTTCTGGCCCAGTCCTCTAGTTTGCGGTCTTTTACCTCACCCCAAACCTTTGGGTAAACACAATCCGGATGGTGCCCTGACTCCTTGTGCTCCCAGTCAACACCGTATTGGCAGAGAAGGCACGTGTTAGAGGCCCCGTTATACCTCTGGTGAAAAACGAAATGATCGAGTGCCCGCAAATCCTCTAGATACTCGCAAGCCTCCAAAGCCATATCAAGCCACCCCCTGCCAGTAGCTTCAGCCTCCGCTGCTTCCGGCTCTTCTTCTCTGACCCGCTCTGGGTTTCTCGTCAACTCATCAAGCCCAATACGCAGAGCTATCAGGTGGACAGCGTGTCTTTTGGCAAATGGGTACCTACTAACTAAGGCGTCGAGTTTAGCCAGTAGTTCGTTGGAAATGTTGACTGACAGTGCTCTGGTTTTCATGATTGCCTTTCGTGTGGTTGGTTTTCCGTCATGCTCCCCAGGAGCTTGACGGCGGCCAGCATTATTTCCCCATCAGCCTGTGCAATATGAATATCCCGGCCAAGGCCCCAATGGGCGTACTCCGACCATTTGGTGAGTATCCGGTTGACCCGCTGTGGGTTCCTTTTGGCCACCTCTTGCCATGCCTTCACGGCCTCGTCCTGGGGTTGAAGGATACGCTCAGCGGCCCTTATCCTTTTCATCCTCTGTTTGCACCTCTTACAGGTGACATCCCTGTCGTGAGACGACATTCCGCTATCCTTTGGTTTGGGTGGCCCTCCGTGTCCTGGCACGGGTTCTTTCATGATGCCGCAGTAGGTCTTGACGGGCGCAAAGACGCCTTCCAGTAGGGGGTTCTTCCCGGCTGGGAGTCTCCAATCCGCTATGGGGTTGCACCTGACCTTATGGATGGCCGTCATCAGGCTCCCACTCCTGCCTTGGGACTCAGGTACAGTGTTTGCCCACCCTTTATTTGGTAGGCGTAGATCCGTACATCATGCTCCAGGAGCTTTCCGTCGGAGTCTCGCATCTCCCAATCCTCATCTGTTGGGAACCCGACCTTGGCGAGGGCCTCTTTGCAAAGGCGTCCTATCTTTTGGTCCTTACTGACGGGAAGTTCCACCTTCTGGCCAGATACAATAATACTAACTCTCATTTGGCCTCCTGGGTTGCCTTGGCCTCATCCATTATCTCCTCGAACTGTGCCTGGGAAAGTTGTGTCCTGGCCACATCGACGAAGCATTTTTCTAACTCCCTGTTTTTCTCACGTCTCAGGCGGCCCAGTGTGTTTTGGATTTGCTGGCTCTGGCGACCCTTTATCTTCAAGGCGGCATTGGCCTTGAACCACCATGTCCGGTCTGAGTATTCTCCGTCTGCGGCTTTGACCTTGGCTCCCTCAATCTGAATCCGGATGGCGGTTATCTCACCGTCCAACTCGTCCTTGAGGACCAACAGGTCGTCTTCGGACATGCCGGTCAGGTCCAGATTTATGCCATCTTCCATGGCCATATTCAGACCTTCCTGGCCGTGCATATGTGCTCGACCACGACGGATACCCGGTAGGTGCCATGTCTACACACCTGGACGACTGCCCCGTCCTCGATGCCATACTCTTCCACGAAGGTCTCGGCGGCCTCCTGGGCGTCATTGGCTTCAACCCAGTTCCACGCCTTCTCGTCCACTTGTCGGCAACGGTATTGCTTCACCCTTTTTATTTACACCGTTCAGGGGAGGGCGTGAGTTAGAAATTTTAGCTAGGGGTAATTCTAGGCGAGCACTCAGTGACGAGGCCAGCCTATTTAGATTAGGCGTGGAAATCTATCACGAACTCCCACACGCCCGGTTTTCCGGCTTCGGGTGTCACGGTCGCCAGATGTGTGTCGCCCTGGCAGAAGGCAGCCAAGTAGATATTTAGCTCCACGTCGTATTTGAGCGCGACCTCCTTGGCGGCTTTCAGGGCCGCACCTTGGGTCTTGTAGCGCTCCTGGTATTGACGGTCCCCGGCGAGACCCGGATTCCTCTCCAACTGGGACATCCAACGTGTTTCCAGGACGAAGGCCCTTTCGACCTTACCTCTTTGGAGCTTCTGTTTCTCGATCTTGACCCGGCGTGGAGGCTTTGGGGCACGCAATCGCTTCGACTTGAGGACCTCTCGGTACTCTTCGTCGGCAAACCCGGTCACGTTTTCGCTCAGGGCGTCCCGTAGGGCCTCTTGTTCTGTGTACCCCTGGCCACGGACGGTCTCGTGGAAGTGTCCGGCTGTCCTCTTGCGATGGTCGTATGAGTAGCCCACACCCTACGAAAATACAAAAGGGTTTTGGCAGTCAGATGAAATACTCGCCGGTCTTATAGACCTTCCGGTCGTCCCAGCGGGTTCTGGGCCAGCGTTCGAGTTGATAGGTATTCGGCCATTCGTCCGGCCGTGTTGTTGATGCGATTCGGACCATGGCCCCTCTGGGGTCCACGGTATCGACTATGCCGAACCCCACGCCAAGCGATACCATGTCGCCCGGTTCCGGTGGCCATGTTTGTAACGAAGTTTCGCTCATCTCAAGCTCCTTTTCATACGTGCCTCGTCGGCTTCCCACCGGACCTTGTATTTGGCCCTGGCCACCTGACCCACGAAGGACTCGTCGTACCATCCGCACCGGGTACACGTGATAACCCTTTGGAAGGCGTCCGGGGCGTCAGGGTTATCGATCGCATAGGCCCACGGTTCCTCGTAGTACAAAGGCAGCCGGTGTGTCGTCAGGGAGCACAGGAATTGTAAGAGCTTTCTCATCCCATCAGGTGGTCCCAGAGGTTCTTGTTCTTGCCGGTATCCTTTGGCTTTTTCGCCACACCACCGGCACGTCGGCTACAGAGGCCGCAGATTTCCTTCTCCTCTAGTTTGCTTGAATCTACCTTCTCAGTGTTGCTGTTAAACATAGCCAAGCCACAGAGCGACCACGTATAGTGCTGGTCCCGTTTTTTCCTCCCCTTGATATGCCATTTGGCAGCACGGGGCATACCTTCTTGTCTGAACACCTTCATGGCAATATTATACACCGCCACTTGCAACCGGGCGGGCTTTCTGCCATGCTGCTTGCCTACCCTAGCAGTACGACGTGACCCGGCTTCTAACGAGGCCGGGTTTTTTAATACATCTAGTCGTTTACCCTGCTCTTGAGATTTTCACGTGGGCTTTATGTAATAGCTGGTCGGCTTTGAAGAGTATCGCCTGAATATCCTCGATATCGTCGGCCACTTCTCGAATCTCAGACCGTTCTTGCCACATTTGTTCGCGGCGAAGTCCCTTGTGTTCGTCTTTGAACTGTTTGGCAAGCAGCCAACCCTCGTTGACGTTTTCGTAACCAACGTTTATGAGTTGACTCAACCTTTCTAACACAGCGTCCACATCGGTGATATCAACGTTGGTCGCTGTGCGTAGGCTTTGCTCAAAGGCTTTTCTCGGATTAGACATGTTGTTCTCCATCAAACGCCCGTCGAGAGCGTGTGATCGTTGCAGAACCGGTCAAAAGCCTTGGCCAGCCCTGTAATCATACCCCAGCGACGCCATAAGAAAAAACGGCCCTATTTCCGCCTGAAACGGGTGACGACCTCTGCCACTGGCTCCCCGTCCCGGAGGGTACATATTTGCTTCCCCTCCTCTGCCTGGACCCGTGCGAAGTCGTAGAATCCAAGGGCGTCCCTGATAACACCGCTTGTGCTCTGGCCCGTTGACTCTTTCAGCCTCTCGACTACCTCGACGGCGTCGCCCACCAATGTGACTTTGTTGCTCATAGGTCGTCTTTTCTACAGTTCTATGTCGATAACCATGCCGTTCGCGGTATTCGGATCAGAGAAGGTCAGGCTCGCCCTGGCCATGCCCGCAGGGATGTCCTTCTTCTTACACCACGCGGCTATTGCAGGGCGTAGGGCTTGTTCCACGTCCTCATCGACATCCCTTGAGGGTTTGGCGTCTTCGGGGAACTTGACGCGGAAGGTGATTCTCCCGGCCCAGGTGTCTTCTTTGGTCACGGTCGCGCCACGTACGTGTTTGCGGAGAAAGTCCTTGAGTTCCTTCTCCATGACCGGTTCCAGTTCCTCGGTCAGGTCCCCAAGGTCCATCTGCTCCAGGGGCAGGTAGTTCGCAATGGTGTTGTCCAACGCCCAGGAGAAGTCGGAGTCACTGTTGACCACGGCATCGAGGACGTTCCTCAGAAGCTTTCCGGCGATTTCCTTTGGGGTGCTCCTGACATACTCCCAGTTCGGCCCCAGGTCCTTTTGTAACTCCTTGAGAGCCTTTTCGACCTTGGGCGCGAGGGCGCGTGGGACATCGTCTGTCAGAAGGTTGCGGAAGGTCTTCTCGAACTTGCCGATCGCCTCACCCCAAGATTTTCCCGCCGCGTTCCGCTTCCGGTTGTCATAACTATAAGGCATATGGTTCACCGTAACTTGCGGACGGCTCTTTTGAGTTCGTTTGATAGCTCAATGCCTTCCCGCCCCGCCTTGTGTAATAATTCGACAATCCCGTGGGCCTTCTTGAGGAGCGGGTCGAGATCTCTCCAACCCAGGTTACTACGAACCACCTCGAAATTCTCGATGGTCTCGTCGAGATGGTTCAATCCTTCTTGCAGCGCTCTCGCGGCTTTTTCAGCCGAAGCGCTGGGGCTGGCTCCAGGCGGGAGCGCGGATGTCTTCCAACGGGTAGCGTCGTCCATATCCCAGCGTGGTCATAAGGAAAAATTGGTCGTTTATATTTATACACTCTCTGGGATATGGGCAATCCGAGAAAAGCTTTCGAGCGATCTTTACGCCAAGCCGGATGGGGCCGGGATGCGCTCAAGTGGTCGAACCTTCTGGTTGCAGCTTCCGAGAATCTTTACGAATTGGGCAGGTCGATGTCGAAGCCGCACGCTTTCGTGACGTTCCTGGACAACCCTCCCGCACTCGACGACACCGCTGAAACTCGACAACATAACCGTGAGATGAAACAGCGGCGAAAAGACATCATAGAAAAGGTGCAGGAGGCCGAGAAGCTTTCCGCCCAAGCGCTAGAGATGCTGCAAGATTATAACGAATTTGCTAACAGATAATTAAGCCACGTCACGCTCGTTGCGCTTCGACAACACGTGGCGGACCTCCCCATCGACTGTAATAATCAGGTGTTCGCAGTCCCGGCAAACCTCGTGTTTGACCGCCCGTTTCATAAAATCTGACGAGTCCCGGACCACGTAGGTGTTCCCGTGCCCACAGTCTTCGCTTCTCAGATAGCTCCAGAGGGTCATTCTAAAACGGGCGGGTTTTGATCCAGGCCGCCAGCCCTCACTTTCCTCGAACACATCGGCACAAGATTCTGAACACACGTTGATAATGGGGTACGAAAAGCTCTCCAACTCAGTGGGGCAAGTTTTCCCGCAGATCCGGCATGTCAGCGGCAGCGGGGACATTAGACCTGTAGCCGTCTTGAAGCGTCTCCTTCGAAGTCCAGGGGCGATGGCACACCGACCTCTTCCGGCACATCCTCGTAACCGCGTACAACCCATAGCGCTTCGATTAGCCCGTGGGCCACACAGGCCCTATGTAAGGACCAACCGTGAAGCTTCGAGTCGTCCTTCAGGCTCTGGATCTTCTCCACTATACGCCTGTCGATTGTTTCTATGTCAGGACAGACCGTCATTCTTTACTTCCCTTCAAGTGGTCCCAGAGGTCCTTACCCGGTTCCTTGGCTCGTTTCTCGGCCTCTTGCTTTTCAACCACTTCGAGGACGGCTTCTTCGGCCTCGTCGTCCGGCCCGATGAACCGCGTATCGTTGTCCAGAAAGCTAACCCTCCGTGGGAAGATGTCCCGGTGGATCGGCGGAACCCGGCTCCGTTGGGCCAGCAACCGTTGTTCGAGGTTGGAGAAGCTATCGCCATTCGCGTTCGGGCTGGCCCCATACAACAGCCCGAACATGGCTGCCTTGGCGTCGGTCCGGTTCACGTGCCGACGATATTCCACGCCGGTCTTGAGATCCAATATCCTGCCTCCGTGACAGAAGCACAGCCGGTCCCACTTCCAATGGTAGTTATCGGCTGGGCACTTCTTTTGTAAGAACTGTCTCCACATCGGGCGTTTCCTAGGTGGTCAGATAATCCCAGAGGTTCCTGTCCTCTTCGACCCCGCCATGGCGTTCCTTACAGAGAACGCAGACTTCCGAACTTGATAATTTGTCGTCGTCGGTCTCCTGACACTCTGTGGGGTCGTAGAGGTGTATGCCGCATAGCGAGTATCTCCAGGAGGTCCTTCGTCTCTTGTTCCCCGGTATATGCCACTTCCCGTCATCGGTGGTGAATTTTGCTCTGAACACCTTCATGTCGTAGAAAGGACCTGTCTCTCAGGTGCTCCCACAGGTTACGTTTGAAAAGGACATCGTTGAGGAGCGTCTCGTTCGCGTAATATTCCTCGACAGACATGGAGTCATAATATTCCTCCACGGTCATGGGTTCTTCACGATCGTAGTCGTCGCGTATGTACACACCCTATCTTACACCGAAGTCAGCCGTTGTCAGTCAGATGATCCCACAAAGTCTTTGGCGTCGGTGGTGTGCTCTCTTGGGGTTCGCGTTTCGCCTCCCCCTCGTGCGACGCTATAACACCTTCGAGCACGGCCTCCTCCTGACTAAGGAGAGGGTTGTTAAACTGGATACGACAAGCGTCAGGACGGTTGATGTGCTTGATGAGCGTGACTTGCTCGACCGTCGGGACAATCGACGAAGCGTCGATCTCGAACGTCAATAAAGTGACATCGACCTTACGGTTCGGGAAACTGTCATAAACCGTGTATGTGTACTGGTAGGCCATTTAGTAGCACAGAGCTTCTTCTCGGATGGACGCCTCTATCTTATCAACTTCTGACATCCGTTCCCACCAATAGTCCATATACTCTACAACACGGCGTTCCTCGTCCGACGTTTTGACCTTGCTCAGTTGTCGGCACAGTTGCAGATATTTCTCAAGGGGTGTCAACTTTTTGACTTCCGTTGTTTTGCGGAAAGAGCCACGGTCCAATCTTCTAACTCCATGTTCCCCTGGATAACCTCTTTAACCTCCGTTGGGCCAAAGGCTACCTTGTGTGGCTCCACCGCGTGGAGCGACGGGTCGTCGAAGTAACACTCCTCGTGCGCGTCGGTCCAGTGTTTCGAGCGACACAGGTACTGGACCACCTTCTCGCCTTCCGGCTTTATGGTCAGTGACAGCGAGGGCGCTGTCCACTTGAGGCCGTACCGGTCCTTCGACAGTGGCTTCACCAACCACTCGTAGGGCTTTTTATCAACTACGATGACTCGTCCACGCGGTAGGCTCATTCCTCTGGCTCCTGGGCTTCCCAGAACTCCGTGACCTCTTCCATGGTGACATCGAGCTTCCACAGGCCAGCGGCGACCAGGACGGCCAACAGGTTTGGCGCGAGGTTGTGTAATTCCCCGTGGTTCATTCGTCTCTTTTTGGCTCCGCTCTGCACGAGCATGATATCTACCACGTGTAACAATTCATGTAGCAGGACGATGTTTTTGCCGACCCAAGGCTGGTTCTTGTTTACCCGTATCTCACCGTTCCGTTCGTCGAAGTAGCCCAGTTTGTCGCCGGTCTCGTCCGCCTCCTTTATCGTGAGGGGGTCTCCCAGCGTCTCTATGGTCATCTCCCTTATATACTTCGGAATCGGCCCAATGGTTCCAAACGCCTCGCACGGGCATCGCGTACACGCGCCTCCGTAAGGCCCGTGCTCTTGTAGCTCGTGGTCGCAACGACACAGGGCGTCCGGCTCCCGGTCGGACCAGTCGTCTCCTACCGCGCCTACCACATCTAGGAACTTTTCTGCCATCGGCTTACCCGGAAATATTTTGGGTCCGGGTACAGGCTACACCGTTTATGGCTTTAAGTAGAGAGAGCTTTGCGGGTCGCTTCCCGTATGGCCGGGGATAGAATTGGGTGCTGTTCGTCGAGCCGTCTCCGGATTTCCTCCCGGATATACCCTTGTTCGGCTTCGATGTCCTTGAGCCTTTGCCACAACTGGTCTTCGGTCATCTGACGTAAGTTGTTAGGTATTGTCATCTGCACTTCCAGCGGTCGTCCAGGTCGTCCCACGCCTTCTTGATTTCCTTGGCCCGCTTCCCTTGTTTATTCCACGCCTTGTGGTTCTTGACTTCTTCGGCCGTCGGGAAGTTTTCCCCGGTGAATCTAACACCCCGGTCGTCCAGGTAGATGGTAGCCGTAACCTTACCCTCGAACGAGAGCCGGGCCAGGGCTTCCGGAGACAACCCGTGTTCTAACAACCACGCCTTGATTAGTTCTGTCTGCCCCGGCTGGCTTTCCTTGATCCGCGCTGTGTGGATGATAACGTCACACTCGTTGGTGACGTCTTCGAGCCACTCGATGGCCCCCGGCACAGGTGGGTCGGGTAGCGTGTCCCCGGTCCATCCCGAAGTGTAAGAATTGAGGACCCCGTCGAAATCACAGGCTATCGTGGGTGTTTCTTCTTCTGTCGTCATGCCTTGGGTTACACCAGATCAGCGACTCAGCACGTCGTAGACTTTCTGGGTCTCGTATCGAACCTTACCACCACCGCCATGCATGGGACCTAGAAGCTTGTCGAACTTCGGCTGCCCTTGCAGTTCCGGCCTGAGGTGCCTCCCCTCCTGAAACCCTGTATGACGGATGCCACGGGATTTCAGTTCCTCGATGAGGTCATCCACGTCCTTGAAGGTATAGGTCTTGTTGTCGAGGCCGACGACCATATATTGCATGGACTTTGGCATGGAAGAGAGAACATTGCTGAGAAGGTCAACGGCTTGTCGAACCTTCTTGGCGTTCGCCTTGGCGAGTTCTCGGTTTTTCGCGTGGGCCTCGTGCCAAGCCGCCGCCGCGTTCGGTAAGTAATCGAGTAGGCTGATCGCCTCTCCGATGTCCTCTGCCGGGGTGCTGGCGGTCTTTCGCCGGGCGGCTTCTTTTAGCAGACTGTTCACAAATGCTTTTCGGGGGTTCATACCCCTACTGGCTTATCAAAAGTCTAGGCGTCGGAGCTTTCCTGGTTCCTCTTGTAGCGTTCTCGTTCGAGGGAGTCGATAACATGCTCCAAGATCCGCGCAACGATAGTGTAAGAATCAACCTCACACACGAAGCTCTTGTCACCGTCCTCGTATGGCTTGAACACGGCGTTTTCGGCCATTAGCGGCGTATCAATGCCTTCGCAGTACACGGATTGGTAACTGCCGGTCCGGTAGATGCGCCCGTCCTTTCTCAGAAGGACTCCACTGGACCAATCCTTGAACCAGTCGTCTGTGGCCATCAACACTCGCCGTTTCTGAGCTTCTTCTGGCGTGTCGTTCTCGTGGTATTTGCTGTAGCGTTTGAGTTCTTCTTCGTACCGTTCCGGACTCCACTCCATGTGGACCACGTGATACGGCATGTGGATCGGGGAGTCAGAAACCACCACGGCCTTGATGTTGTGGAAGTTGTCGCGGACGAAGACGTAGGCTTCGACTTGTTCGTAGGGCGCGAACCGGAAGCACGTCACCGGGAGCTTGACTGATTTGCTCGTGTGGCTCCCCACGACCAGCGGGGGTAAGTCGTAAGCGCCGAAGTCGTGCAGGAGGGTCGCAACGGCCGCGATTTTACGAAGCTGGGAGTCAACACCATTACGGTAAATCAGCCGTTCGTCAGGAGCGTTAGCCTCACCCCAGGAAGCCAAGTCAAGCCCGTTGTCGTAGACGTGTCTCAGTTTTGCGTCGAGCATTACTCCGCGTCCTCCTCGTCTATCTCGTCCTCGTACTGCTTTCGGTCTTCTTCGTGCCGTTCGTAGGCTATCTGGGCCATGGCCTTGTGGTAAGCCTCGTGCATGTTGAAGGAACCAAACTGAGGCCCTACCGTATGCGACGGCTGCCACAGGTATCGGACCCACATCAGAGCCGTACACACGTAGAGTGACTCGGCTACGGCGTCGAGGGTGTCGCTTATCTCTTCGGCGGGGAGCGCCTTGTCAACTAACAGTTCCCAGTGGCCTCCCCACCCGAAACTCAGGGTCAGCGGATCTTCCAGGGCGTGGGTCAGGCTATTAGGTTTCGGGTACACACCGCTGGTTTTCACGGCCTCGATGGCGACCTCAAGGTCGCTCTTTGCGGTAGCTTCGAGGACCTCTTGTTGTTTCAGCCTTCGACCGTACAGATCACGGACCGCTTTCTTGTAAGCGCCCAGACTCCGGTCTGTTTTGGAACCCATCTCCTCGCTGCCCCAAAGACTTCGTTCCACGGTGTCCAGCTTGAGGAGGGCTTGCCACACGTCCTCGCGGATCATCATGGGCGCGACCGGCCGGGGTGCGTAATAAGCCTCGTGGTGCATCCCACGGCCACAACGTACGCCCGGTTTGGCAAAGACCAACACCTCTGCCTCGTCGGAATAGTTGCCGCTCCCTGAGACTAACAGGGCCGCGTAGCCTTCGTTCAGTAGGTCTCTGGCCGTCTCCAGGTGGTCGATACGATCCTGGCCGTGCCAGCGTACCCGGACCACGGCTCGTTCGGTCTCGTCCACCATGAAGCCGTCATTACCCCAGCCGTTGAACGCCGGGTGCCCTGACAGGACGTTCTTAATCCGTTCCAGTGTCGGCACGCCTTCCGGCACCTCCGGGTCCAACCGTTTCTTGCGGGCCTTTTCGAGCAGAATCTTGTCGCTTGCTTCCAGGACCCGGTCCAAGAGTGACATGCCCCTGGCTTTCTTGGGGTCGATTAATACCCGGCCCTCCCACAGGGCTTCTAACAATTGGCCCCACGTCATGTCGGGGTCGGTCGGCACGTCATGGCAACTGTTATCACCCCACCCCTGTGGGACGAGGTCCCGTTTCAGGCCGTCGAGCCATAACTGAGGGCCGATACCCTCTTCGGGGTTCTCGATCGAACCGTAGTCGTTATACTCGGCCCGGATCGGGAAGGTCCTTGGTTCCCACTTATCGAAGGGCATACAGACCGGCCCTCTTTCGCTGTAATTTCCGGACAGTAGCAGGTACCGGACGGGGTCTCCTGGCCCGATAGGCAGTCCGGATATGGCACAGGTAGCGTTAAATGAACCCAAGGCTTTACCTCCTCTTACCCAGATACTACACCGGCTACGGGGTAAAACCTAAGGGTTTATTTCATCAACTCGCCTCGACGGGTGGTCGAAGGTGTGGAGTGTTCCGTCCCTATCTCGGATCGTTCTCAACCCTCGTAGCACCTCTTCGAGGTCAGTGCGGCCTGATTCAACGAGGGTTTCGAGTTTGTCCACCGCCTTGTGGAGTTGGTGCCGGACTTTCCCCTGCGAGCAACCCATCCTGACAGCCGTTTCACTTTGGCACGTCGTTTCGTACAAGGTTGTCAGTATCGGTGTGGAAGAATTGAATTCGGGCGTTAGCAATTCTGTGAGGTCGCTTGTGGGTATGGGCGGCAGGTGCTGTACCCACTCCAAACGTTCGTTAATTTTTGACAGTCGGGTCGATACTGCCGCTTGCGTCATGCCATGCCGTAGCCCTATCTGGGCTTGAGTTAAATCGTTACGGTAGTAGTCCCTGGCAATCTCCTGTTCTAAAGTAGACAAACGACGAACCGACTCCCATTGTTCTTCTGTGAGGATCGTGTCCTTTGGCTTTGGAATAGGCATTCTCCCTCCGGTGCGCAAGGCTTCTGGATTTCGTACACCGATCGCGTACGCGACGACCCACCCGAAACAACCGGGTGGGTCGAACCGTGTTAGAATGGCTACGCCCTCTCGGCGTACGCCCTCAGTTCGTCAGCGAATTCCAGACGCAGCATTTCTATGAAGGTGTGAACGGAGCGAGGGAGGTCGTCCTTGGTCTCGGCTGTCTTCTTTATGACAGCGCCGTCCACCACCGCTTGGAACACGGCGTGGCTCCCGTTGGATGGGACAAGGGGGGTTTCGTCCGGCACGCTTTGAGTTTCGCGTGGCTGTTCTGGCTCTTCGGCGTGTTCAGGCTCGGCCCCAAGCCCGTCCAAGAACCTGCGGGAGTCCAGGTACGTATTGACGATCTTGGAGACGGTCTTCTTAGTAGGAACCTTGAGGTCAATACGGACAAAGTTCCTAAGCAGCATGTTGTCCTCTCCGTATTTACGGCAGCTAAAACGAGCGCCGATATCAGAGAAGTGGGGGGCCTTTTCGAAAGCCTCTTGGCAAATGTGGAAAAACTCCGGGGTGTTAGGCCGCTCAGCGACGACGCGCCCCTTATTCGTGAGCCTCCAACCACCCCCCTTCAACCTTTCGAGAAAACCGAACCTCACGAGGGTGGCCATCCTCTGTTTGTTGGTGCCGGAATTGATACTGCCCCCGAGAGTACCGGCAGCGTCCTGTAGGCTGTAGTCTGGCCCTCCCGAGTTGACTAGCAGCTTTATGGCCGCGACAGCTTCCGGGAGACTGAGCACTTGATGGCGCACCTTCTTGGTGCCGGGGGTGCTTTGTTCTTCAGCGGCGTCTTGGCTCTCTGTAGCGTCTTCGTCTTGATCTACAGCGGGTTGGGTGGTATCTTCCTTCATGGTTATCACCTTTCTGTTGGGTGGTTAATCGAGAGGTTGGACCGATTGCTTTGCACGGCTTTGGTTCGACCTCTCAGCATTTAAACTCTATAGGACGCTCCTTTGAGTCGTTGCAAGTGTTTAAGCGTTCTATAAATACCATATTGGCGGATTGCATTGCTTTGGGTTCGATCGAATCGCTCGGTTATATCTTTCTTCTGCGTATTCTTCTGCGAAAACGCTACTCTAGAAGCTTCAGAAGGGTTATTGCGTATCCACGTTGACGGGGATAGCGGAGCGTGTTTAGTGAGATCGGTTTGTTCGTTGTTCCACAACGGCCTTTACGGCCATGGTGGCCGTGTTTGCCGCACAAACCGGGTTTTATAGGGAAGGATTCCCATCGCCAACGTTCGTAGGCGTGTGGGTCTGAATCCTACTGTCTCGGAACGACAAGAAGGGTTAGGTCGTCAGACAGTCCCAGAGCGTTACCCCGATCGGGAATATCGGCACGATAACAACCGGTCCTTGCTCCGGGTCATCCAGACAGAAGCTAAGGATACGGGACCGGTTGCCCGCTCTGTCGTAATACAGATGCCCGCTGAGCAGTCGGTAGACGCCCTCGTGGTCGCGGCATTCAGGACTATTGTCCTGTCGTTCCTTGATCTTGGTCCAGTCGATCGCCGGGTCCCTCACTCGAAACTGTTAACAGTTACCAACCTCGTAACCCCTTCACGCCCATGATTTGTTAGTTTATCAAGTTACCCTTCACGCCCATGATCTCGTGTGGCCCTATTCCTATGTCTTTCTTCACGCCCATGATCTGTTGGCCCTCTTACGGTTGTCATCCCGATCTTCACATCCATGATCTGCTCTTACTACCCTAAACAGAGTCGTCCGGTTCGATCATGGACTCTCCCCACGTGGGGAGTTTAGCGAGTGACCGTAGTCTTGCTCGCTTTCGGGATGTGAAGTCAACCCGTTTATCCCCGGACGACTCTGTTTAAGGCAGTAATCTCGATGGACCTGGACTCCCTTCACGTCCATGATCTGTAAGGCGAAATGAAGCTCTATCTTCACGTCCATGAATCTCTGTGTAAATAATCAACTTCCTCTTCTTGACCCCTAAGCAGTCGGCCGTCCTGAAACACCTTCACGTCCATGATCTTTTCACGCCCGAAGTATACACCTCTTCACGTCCATGTCAGTTCCTGGTATCTGGACCAGCTATAGGACTCTTCACGCCGGTTGGCCAGCTTCTCTATATGCTCCATCCGTCGCTGGCGTTCCTGTTCTTCCCGCGTTACTTTGCTCATTCCAGACTCTCCCCGCACCAGAAGCAATACCCCAGTGCCGCGTCGGCCATCGATAGCTTACTCTTACACGCCGGGCATCGGGTCCAGTATTCTACCCACGCCCTGAGTTCTTCGGGGGTAGGGTCATCAGATAGTTTGGGTCCTTCGTCTTTATTCATGTTTAACTAGGTGCTCGGCCTGGGCTTTCCGTTGCTCGTCACTCCCGTAGCGACAGCATCGCTTACAACCGACGCTTGAGACCGGATGGACACACGTACACCGTGGGTCACATGGTTCTGTCCATTCACAAGGACAACTGCCTTTCCCCTCCGGGCCGTCTAACAAGTCGGCAATGGCGTCAGCTATTTCATCGCAGATCGGGTGATCTTCTTTATTGCCCCACTCGTGAAGGTCGCACAGGTAGTGGCCAAAGACGTGGGCAGCGTGACGTTCCGGTGTGACGTTGTAGGCTCCCACGACGTTGAGCCGCACTTCTTCATGGCTCGTGAAATCACAGGTATCCGGGGCTTCGGGTTCCCTGATACGTGGAACGGGCATACCTGTAATGTTACACAAGTGGACGAAAAACCCTTTGGTTTTTAGGTATAGCTCGCTTGTCTTCATATCTGTGTTATCCTTGGGTAGCTCATCTGCGTAGAAGGAGTTACGAGGTCGTCTCCGGAAGGTGGCGGCCTTAGCCTCTTAAATGGTCCCAGAGATCTTTCTCTGGTTCCGGCTCTGGTTCTGGTTTTGGTTCCGGCTCTTTCGATCCGTGTATCGGGCAGCTAGGGTTGGGTAAGGTTTGACCGATACCAGCGGCGTTCGGGTGCGGGCAGATGCAACCCAATTCCCTGGCACTAACGCTACCTTGTAGTGGCACCAGACCTGAGTAGTTTGGGTGCCCTACCGGCCCTGTGGGTCCGATGGCGCTGTGTGGTTCTGAACGCCCGGAGGCTTCCGCGAGGGCGGCGAGTTGACCCAAGGTGTTGTCGGCAACCCTCATAAATTCTTCATCGATTGCCCGTCTGGTTCCCTCCCCTGTCGCATAGTTTTCAGACTCCGTTTCCTCCTCCGACTTTTGTTCTTCGTCCAACCCTTGTTTTGACAGCGTCCGGCTGTAGACGATCAAGGCATAAATCAATAAGACTCCGGACAGGATGAGAATCGCTCTCCATGGGTGCTCCACACCGTAATTGAATGTGTGAGGGGCACTAACCCCGACAATGAAGCATGTTAGGTAAAACGGTATGTCCTTCTTTTTGACCACGTTATCCTGGAGCGCTGTAGAGCTTGTCGAGGTTTTCTTGTAGCCGTTGGCCGGTCGTTTGCAGGTCCCACAACCTGTGTGAAGCTTTGTTCCAGTCCTCTTTTTCCAACGCCTCGTCAATCTCGGTTTGCAGGGACGCTAGTTTCCCCTGGTAATACCTGACCAACGGAACCGCTCCGTTTACCTCGGAGTCAACATACGCTTTCAAAAAGGAACAGTAGTCGTCGAGTTCTTTGACGGAGCAAACGACCAGACGCATCCCGGCACTTGGCCCCTGTCCGGTCATCTCGATCGGGTACTTACTCGACCCCACCATCTCTCGCGTGGCCTCTTTTGAGAGTTCCGCCAGGAAAGCGTAGGCGTTGCTCATGTGCATACGTTCATGTATTTGCGGCAGCATGGTCTAAATTACACCGGAAATCTGGACACGGCTCCCCGGACCTAGGTCCGGGGTAGGGACTTCATCTAGTAGGACATCTCTGGCTCGTTCCTCTTCGGTATACGTCAGGTAATTCTGCCAGTCGTCTTTGAGGTGGTCCCAGAGGTTCTTGTTTCTATTCTGTGGTTGGCAGTCGAGGCAGTAGATATGGGAGCACGCCAACCACCTATCAAATTTGGAGCCGCACCGGGTACACCTAGAATAGCGTTTGGACGCCATACCCTAGCTTACACCGGATCAAGCCCAAGGCATCGTCATCTGGCCCAGTGTGGGAAGCTTCTTCACCATCCTGTTTGCCCCGAACCCGTGCAACTGGAAGCCGATAAGCTTACCCTTCGGCATCGGCTTGAAGCACAGACGGCACGTTATACATTTGGATGTCCGGATCTGGGCTGGACACGGGACGACCTTCATACCCGTGCCGGGGATCAGAAAAGCCTTGTCTGCCGGGAACTTTGTTACAACCATGGCTGGGGTATACCCACGCTCGATGGCTTCTTCCGCCTCTTCTTGGGTCTCGACCGACGCCAACGCCGATATGGGGCCGAAGTCGTATGGTTCTATGGTCCGCCAGTTGTGTGTGTAGGTCCAAACATCACCTCCCCCGCGACCTTTCCAACGGCTGGCGGCTATACCCAACGCCCAGGCCGACGCGGTGTCCGCCGTCTCTCCTGACACGTGGAGCCGTAGGTCCCGGCCTCCTTGAGCGCCGTCCTGTGGGACTCCCTTGGGCCACGCCTGATTGATTAACTCGGCCTCTGCCTTGGCCACGTCGGGGCCAGTCAGCCCTTCGTACATGGCGTCTTCGTCCAGGGACCGGACCGACGAAGCCGCGTTCCCGACCTGAGGATAACACCCGGTGTCCTTGAACCGGCACGTCTTGGGACACGTGGCCTCGATGGATACGTAGGTGGAGCAGACGTAAGGAGGCTTTGGGTGACTCGCGTAGCGGCCGTTGTATTGGAGCTTGCGCGATACCTTGCTCAGCTTGTCGTTGCAACTCGAAGGTTGGAAGGATGCGCCTTTGAGACGGTGGGACCTCATGGGTCTATATAATTACACCGTCTCAGACGTTCACTCTCCTGCCGACTGAGCGTCCCGCGTGAGTTGTTTGTACAAAGCGTCCGCGTGGCGCTCTGACGAACCCATATCCAATTGCTTCGCTGCTTCTTTCAAACCCCAGGCAATGTACGAGAGGTCGTAGAGCACATCCTGTTCGACCCCTTCTTTCGCATGTTTCTTACCGTTGATCGCCTCGTGCATCATGGCGTTAAAAGTCTTCTGTACCCGGTTCCAGTCAACCCCGGCCATGAACGCTTCACGGGTGACAGCCTCTTCGAACGCTTTCCTGGGGTTACTCATAGGATGCCTTCTTCCCTTTTACGCAGCTTGGCCAACGCATCAAGGGTAGCGCTGGCGTTGGCCAAAAGGCGGGCTGGTTTCTCGCTCACGGATGACGCCTTGGCCGCTGATTCCAAGTTGTCGCAGATGCGAGCCATGGTCATATAGACCTTGGCGTGATCCTCGAAGGTCGCGGCGGTGTCCAGGTCCTTGGCGTAGTCTTTTATTGCTCGGGCCGCGTGCTCTACGATTTTGAAGTTCAACTCACGGCCGGTTTTGATAGCCTCTTCGTAAGCTTTCCTGGGGTTGCTCATGGCGTCTCCTATAATCAAGAGAGCCATACTAAATCTTTACTCTTTGAACGCCATCTTGAGAATCGCGGGTAACAGTGTGGTCGGCACCTTCGTGTGGTTGGTCAGGGCCTCTAATTGCCCTTGTATATCGGCGTCGTCCATGCCGACGCCTCGTCGGATGTCCACGAAATCTCGAAGCAAATGACCGACGAACCGGTTGGGCAGCGTCATGTGGCCAGCTTTTGGTTTGTCACTCATTTTGTAGGTGGTCCCATAGATTGATTGGTTCAGGCGGCGGCCCAGTGGGCTTCTTAAGGGTGAAGTCAGGGAAGCGGTCGCCGGGTGTGAAGTCGTCATCTTGGAGCCGGGGTGGCCAGCGTAAGGTTATTTGATCACTGGACGCCCCATAACAAGACAAGACGGTCTCAGTGGCTGCGGAGTCGGTTTCTGCCCAGACGGCACCGGTCCATGTCGAGTAGTCGTTTCCTTCTCCCGTGTGCCAGCCTTGCATGTCGTAAGGCCAGTCTTCGAGCATGTCCTCAGGTGGGATGTTGAAGGGGACGTTCCAACCGCACCACCAGAGCCTTAGTTTTCCATCAGATGATCCCATAGCGTGTTCTCGATACCGTCGCACTCAGGGAGAGCGAGCAAATCCGGATGGGTTCCCTCTCCAGGGTATAAGTACCCCACGTGCCGCACCCGTTGGTTGTATTTTCGGCACATGTGGGGCGGCCACGGCTTTATCATCATTTCTTGCTCTGCCTCCGTTGGTGATAGAAACCGGCAGTCAGGTTTGCACACCTTCGGCACTACTCAACGTCCTTCCAGACGCCGCTCCTCTCGTCTTCCAGTTCCATGACTAGAAGCCGGGCTATGTGTCGGGTCGCCTCGAACCTCTCGCGGGACACGAATGGCTGCCACCACGGTAGTTTCTTCGAGAGCTTCTTTTTCAAGTCTTCCAATTGGTCTTTTGTTACCATCAGTCTTCCGTCTTCACGTGGTCCCAGAAATCTTTGGGGTTTTCGTCTTCTTTCTCTGGCTCTTCTACTTCTTCTTGCGGGCTACACCCCAGAGGAACTCTCGTGATCGAGGTGCCTCCCCATCTTGACCCTACCGCCTTTTTTCGCATCTCGCGACCGTTCTTACAGATGCAGTAGCCTTCTAACTCGTAAGAGTCGTAGTCGGTTTCCATCTCCGTCCACGGTGGGTGCCATTTGGTCTTAATAATACCGTTGTTACCACATAGACCGCAGAGCGGGACTGAGATGGTGTTCATTCCACGGTCGCGGTTCACATGGACCACGAACTCGTTGTGGAGTTTAGCTAGTGTTTGCTTCTTCTTCACGGGCGTGCGCGAACCCAGGCATCGCGTCGGCCGTCGTTGGCCTGACTGTACTGGCCTTCGTCCTCTTTTTCCATCCAGAATATGAAGGGGCCTTGGCCAGACATCAGGATAAACCAACCAGTCTCTTCCGTGTGTCCGACACCGATAGGGCCTGACTTCACGGCCTGTTCTAAAGGTTCTCCCAGAGCGTCTATTACAATCTGCGGGACCTCAGGAGGGTTGTTCCCGTCCCATGGGATCATATGCCTTTCTAACTCATACACTGTCATCTTGTGCCTCCATGGCGGAGCAGAAATCTGCGGCTTTGCGGGCCGCCTCTATAATAGCCTCTCGTTTTGCCCCGTAGTTGAGTAAAATCTGCCCCCACAGTGCTTCTAGATTATTGGCGAGAGCAATTCGAGCCAGGATGGGGGCTGAGTGCATGGCTTTTTTCATCCCATCTTCCGCGTAGTAGAACTGCCACTGGCCCCGGACTTTATCGAGGCCGACCTCATAACCGTCCGCGTTGATCAGCGCCGGTACTCCCAGCTTGTGTTCTCTTATGACGGTGAACGCCTTGTCGAGTTGAAGGTTCAACTCCATGGCCGCTTCGCTGAATTGTTGCTGTAAGTCTTGAGTCATACGGTACGGTTGTCCTCTCTCATTTGTGTTATGGACCGGAACGAGCCGGTCCACAGAACACCTTGGACGAATCCTAGCCAGCGGTTGGCTTTCTCGAAGTCCGTCATCCGGGACAGTTGTTGGCACATCCAGTGTGCGTGCTCGAAAGCCGGGTCGAATCTAACATCACCGTCGAAGTATGTGCCTAGTTCTTCGTTGCGGTTGACGGCCTTGATGTTGTTCTTGCGGAACAAGGTGCAGTAATACTCTGCTACGGACTGTATGTGGTCGAGAGTCATGTTAGATGTCTTTTTCGTAATAAGCCCAGTCAACGCCCGGTTGGAGTTTCTTGATCTCGTCTGTGGGCGTCCACGGCTCCCAGACAGCGGTCCCGTCGTCGTAGGGAGGCATGAGCGGCACCTGTTGGGGTTCCGTGCTTTCCACCATCTGGGTAACATCGTGGAGCTTGACCCAAATGGCGTGACCGTCCCCGGCACGGATTAGTTCGATATGGGCAAAGGGGTTCCAGGGTTCCCTGCGGAGCCGCATGTGTCCAGCTTTGAAAGCGTCAGAGATTGTTAGCATCCTGTATTATTACACCGCTCAGCGAGGATACTCCTAATTGCCTATTCCGCCAAGCGGTGTAATATATTGACGAGGCCGTGCGATTTGACGTTTCCGCTGATGCGTTCGTACCGGTGGGCCTCAAGGGTTAGTCACCCCCTGTTTGTGACACCGTGTACAAACCTCAACCCTGGATCGCCGGTCTGCCAGGGCAATTGGCGGACACCGGTAAATCAATGCCTGTAGACAACGTTACAGTATCGCTGGTCGATGTTGACACTTCTGTGCTCGACGACGTTGTCTATTTCGTGGAGGCCACGAGGTGCGAGCGGCATCTTCTGTGGCAAGAGAATAAGAGACAGGGGTACGTCGAGTGGGAAGAGGCGAAACTTCCTGGTTTCTTCATCCAGGTCGGGCAGCTAAGCCTTCGGAAGTCCAAGACTGCCATTATGGTCGAGTTCGAGTTCGTGAGGCTCAACGGGCTTCTCGTTGCTTTTTTCGAAGCCACGAGTTTGATCGTGGACCATAGCATGGTGCGGGAGTGGTTTAAGAACCACTACCCTTATACAAATACGACCGACGCTAACAACTTCGGCAACTGTCTGAATTTCATCCGTGGGATTGAAGTCCCAGCGGTGCAGATAACTCTGTACGACTGTCTCAAGGACAGTTAGCGTTGTCGGCCGCGAGTTCCTACTTCCGTGCGGGTGTAATAATCCGTGAGGGTCTCCCAGTCCACCTCGTCCCAGTCATCCATGTCGTGGGAGCTAAGCCGTAGTTCCCGGACCACGGTTCTTTGAAGGCGTCGAGGGAGTTTTCTCCACCACTCCCGTACGTCTCGTGGGGGAGGGAAGAAGCCTACGCGCCGGTCGTAGGAATACACCATACCCTTGGGGGGCCATTAAAAGGTTCCTAACGCTTCCTTGCGAATGGGTTCGCCTCGCCTTCCATGTTCTCGAAGTCGTACTCTTTTCTCATATCGTCCCCAACGTAGACGAATCGTTGTTGCCGTGCTCGGCCGTTGGGAGTGTCAAATTCGACTTTCTCAAAGAACATGTGTTTGGGTCTGGCCCATGTCCGTTCCTGGCCGTGGGTCTCGCAGTAGATTACGAGGTCTTCGCCCGTCTCAGAGTGTCGGGCTTCCCCGATAACAAGGTACTCTCCACCTTTGAAGTGCCGGTATTTACCTTTTAGAACGTGCATGTTCTTTCTTGAATAGGCGCTTGAACTCTGCCTCGCTCAGGTGCAGTGTGTACCCGTTGCCGAAGTAACCGTGGACGCGGACGCAATCGAGATTCTTTCTCGGGCTGACTTGTACGGTATACCGGGCCGTTACTTTCCATCTGGTGTCGGCAGGGAAGAGCGATGACGGTTTTCGGAGTTCAACCATTTCGTTAGCTCTTGGACGGCCCATGCTCTAAAGTACACCGAAACTACTTTTGGTGTAGGTTACTCAAATGCCCCCGCCCGAAGACAATAACGAAGACACTCCCCTGGATCGTTTGCGGGATCTTGTGCGGATGGAGCCGCTAGAAGAAGTTCCCGATGACACCGTCTTTAGCGAGCCGACCCTCGAAGAAGAGCTTAGGGAGAGAGTTAACGATATTCTAGAGACGATCCAGACCGTGGAAGAAGAGGGGGGAGATACGGGAGTCTCGGTCTCCTTTGAACGAGGCTTCGACGGAGCAACTGGCTCGACGGGACCCACGGGACCGGTAGGGCCTACCGGGCCAACCAGTTGGTCCGGTCCGGTAGGGGTCTCCACGTTACCTCCGGTACGATTCGCTCTCAGAGGCAAAGAGTATGAATACGAGCAGAGCCAGGGGTACGTGGACTACGGGTTCTGCACGATGGTTGCCCTCCTATCCTTGGAAGACGAGAGAGTCGATAAGGTTCTGAAACAACTGCGGTGCGTTCTGACTCTTCACGGGGAACAGGTATGGCCTGACCCCAACGAGCCTGAGGAGGAGATCGAGCCGGGAGACCCCAATTTGCTTTTCAAGGAGGTTATGGGTGTGTCAGAAAAGACCCAATCATATCGAGTTGTTTGTCCCACTGGGCGGGCAGTAGACGCGGAAGTGTATGGACCGGATGGCGAAAAGATGTCGGGTGTGGAGGTCGTCGAGTTGAAACTTGACGCAAAAGAGCCGTTCTGTACGGCGACCATAAAGTTGAGCAAGGTCGCTGTTGACGTGAAGGCGAACGGTTAGTATCTTTGTGCTTCGTGCGAAGAGGCCCGGCTAAGTAAAAGGCGTTTCCGTCAAGGCGTTAGCGTGTGAGGGGGCCTCGGGTATCGTGTGCTACCTCTTTTACCTCACATGCTGTCCTTTCGCTCCTGGGTCGCCGGTTTGCCAGGAGGTTTTTGGCGGACACCGGCTCTACTAACAGGTGGTGTAGTGCTCCTGTATGTATGGAGACGACTATCAACCATCTGACCGGGACCGGTACGACGGCCTCGAACGCTTATTCAACGCCTGTCAGTCGAAAGAAGAACTGAGCACAGCGTTGATGTTAGCCCTCCTTGACATGAAGATCCCGCGTGAGGAGCTTCATGTTCTGCATAAGAGAACGTGTCTCAAGAAGGGGTGGGAAGAAGTCTAGTACTTGTACTTCTTGTAGACGGGTCGGCCGTCCCATTCGTACGGGATCGGAGTCCCATCTCCAATCGTCCATCCCGGCCCCATATCAGTTAGACCCAACTCCTGTTGCGCCCAAACACCGATAGCCTTCCAGGCAACCTCTCCGGGATCTCCTCTTCGAGTGTCGTTGGAAACCCGGTGCGGTATGATGTGTTGAATCTTACCGCCATGGGCCTCGATTTCGTCCATGAGCCATTGGAGGCACCTACGGGTCGATTCGATCTGACCGGCTGACGGACCTTCGGCTGAATGTTTTTCTGAGTCGTAGCGCTTTATGAGTCCGGGGAAGGCTCCATTGATCTCGATGCCGATGGTGAACTTGTTGGCTTCATTCCCGTGGTAGCAGTAGGCTGTCAGGGGCTGCGTCTGAACGATAGGTGTTTCGTGGTTCTTCAGGATGCCAACGTGAGCATTCAATGTCTTGAAACGCTCTGGGGTGTCGGTCATCCAGACGCCCGTCTGGTGGATCATGATGGTGTTGATTTGAGTCCACGAGCGTGTCCCGTGGTTATCGTTGGGGTCCCCGTCCACTCTGACATAGCCTTCGGGGTAGTCGAAATCTCCGGGCGGCTCACTCTTGATGCCCAGTATCTCGTCCGTCACCTCTAACGGTAACGGTTTGTTCGTCGGGAACTGGTCTACTTTGGCGTAGGCTTCAACCTTACTCCACGTCTCTTTACCCAGGTCTCCGTCGGCCCCGTACTTGGGTAAAGAATACCCTTTGGCTATGAGAGCGTCTTGAAGCTTTACGACCTCGGAGCCTTTTTGTTTCCAGCGGTACTCGCCCATAACATTCCTCCTCATTCATTACCGGTGTCCGATAGAAACTCTACACCTGGGAGTGTTATCGACGATCGTATGAATACGCCGCTGTCCTCTCGGTCTCCAAAGTGTCTAGCTTCTCGAATAGTTCGTCAGCGGCGTCTGTACTCATGGCCCAAGCCCGTTGGACCCCAATCCATTTCGCTCCGACGGCCCTTAGCTGGGGGCGGATACGGTCGGTCCGCCCTTTCACGTAAACGGTGGTACGGCCGTCCGACAAGGCGCTTTTGATAGCGTTGGCCTTCAGGCTCAGGTTGGGCCACTTCCGTTGATATTTCCGTGTGCTCACCGTCTCGGAGCTTTTCTGGAGATACTTTTAACTGTGACGCTGTAGCCACGGGTGCCTTCCACACCGCCGACCGCATCTCTCTGTTCGTAGATCTTGACGGTCTTACCACCCCCGCTCATGGATTGTTGGACAGCCGCTTGGATCGCGGCTTTCTCGTTAGCGACGGTTTTACCCCCGACCTCCCATTTCCCTCTGGGCAGCTTGGGGGCCTTGCGGGCGGTTCTGTGGTCGTAAGAATAGCTCATACCCATAGGAACCAATCGAAGGAATTTCGGTGTATTCAAGGGTATGGACTATGCGTCGGTAGGTAGAAGCGAACTGATCGAGGAAATCGAACGGCTCAAAAAGGATTTGACCACGACGAAGGACAAGCTTCGCCAGCGGGTGGATCTCAACAATAAGTGTAAGGTTTTCGTAGCCGGGCCGATGTTTTCGTCCGGCAGTATGGGCAATAACATCCGGAACGCCGTTCAGGTGGCAGAACAGTTACGGGACGCCGGATTCCTGGTCTTTCTCCCACACCTCTACTTCTTCTGGGACCTCATCCGGCCTAGGGAGCGGGAGTTCTGGACCGCGCTCGACCTCGAATGGCTGGAAACCTGTAATGTCATATTCCGGATTCCTGGGGAGAGTTCCGGGGCCGACGGCGAGGAAAAGCACGCCGAAGAGTGGGACCTCAAAGCTTACTCAGATATGGATCAACTCATCGAAGATTACCCAGGCGGGAATCTCTCAATAGGATAGGCATGGCCCAAGAGCTTGTTATCGACGGCAATGATTGGATCAAAGCCCCGTGGTATATACGGTTGGCCGCAACATTGTTCATCAAGTGGTTTCTCAAAAACCACGCAACTTCTTACCAGTGTTCGGGCGAGGTCAATTGGTTGTTCCCCAACAGGCTGGACACCCACATGCGAGAACACCACCCAAAACACGTCGAGATATGTTCGGCTGATATCCAGGTGCCTTACTATCAACTTGCTCATTGGATGATCAACAGCGCGTACGGGCCTAGGTTCTCGTGCTATTCGTTGCTGAAAGAATGGGGGACACCGGAGCAGGTGGAAGAGTTGGATGGTAAGCCAAGGGCGATAACGGAATCTAACAAGAGCGTGAGGTAACGGGTTTTCCATTTTTGGTGTAGCGTTTAACGACAAGCGCGTGGCTCCCCCGGACAGAGAGTCAAACGTTCGTCCCCCACGCCGTCCCCTGTCTTTGGTAGCCTAGGTGGCGTGGGGTTCTAATTTTTTTTGGTGTAGTGTGGAGATAAGGCTCCTTCCGACGGTTCCTCCCTAATGTAAGGCTGAACATTCCTACCTAAGAACGCTCACGTGGGACCGTTGCTCGGATGTCCTTATATGCAAGGCGAAAGCCACCCCTACACGTCGCCCTACCCAGTCGTTAAGTTCTGGTAGCTGGGAGGACCACGGGGCAACATGGCGTGTAGGGTTTTAATAGGTTCGGATGCCGTTACAATTACGAAAACAGTCTGCCGCTTCCGTCACCACCCCCGACGTTGGGCACATAGTGATCTTCGTTGACGAGGACGGCGTTTTGATGGCCAAGGACTCTTACGGCACCGTCAGGCCAGCCGGGGAGTGCGAAAGCCTAGAGGCCGCCCCAAAAAGAGAGAAACGGTCGCGTAAAAAGACTCCAGGCCCTGATAAGAACTTGTGGGATCACGTACGGAAAGAGGAGTAGATGACCAAGGTGACAATTTTTGCTTGTGACCGTAAGCCGTCAACGCCGTGTAAACGGTGTGGCGGCAGGGCGGTCATCGGTTGTGAATACCCCCTCAGGGGTGAGAAGGCAGGACAAACGTGCGGAGCACCGCTCTGCGAGGTACATAGTTACGAGGTTGAAGCCCCGGATTTCAAAGGACGAGTATGTGCCCCTCATGCGAAACTACTGAACCCGGACCTAAAGCTATAGAAGAACTCGTCTATGGCGGCGAGCATAGAGTGGAGCTACAGGCGGAGATCCGTGGAAAGTGGCCCGAAGCTATCTTTGAGGACGCCTCCGATGAAATCCACGTGGGCAGGTTTAATGTCAGATTGCCTGATGGCGTGACAGAGGACGAGTTCTATCTGTTCGTCATAAGGGCCGGGTTCGCTGAGTTGTGTTTTAGGTTTCAGCTAATGTTGCACGGAGGCGACGAAGAGCATTTTGCCAAGATCCGGAGGTGGCTAGACATCCTGAAAGCGGAAGACGCGGCAAAAGAATAGATGGAATTACTTGTTATGTCCGCCATGGTGCTCCTAGCTGTCCAAGGGGCGCTTCTGTTTGCCGTCTTATGCGGTGTAGCTTGGACGTTGTGGAAGAAGCGAAGAACGAAATGAAAGCGAAGATGAAATCTGTGAATGGAGGGAAGCAATGGCGAAGGAGAACACTGGACCCAGGTCGAGGTACGGCAAGACATTAATAAAGGCGCTCGCGTGCAGTTGGAAGGACCTCAGTTCCGACAGTGTGTCGAGGCAGCTAAGGGCACTGCACGAAGACATTCGAGCCGGGGGTTTTGACACGGAGAAGAAGGCCGACACCTTCTACCTAGAGACGGTAGAGGGTCTTCTGGACCATCTTCAACACATGTCGTCCGCACACCAGATCACGGAGTACCGGATGCTGGCCAAGAATTTTGTTAACCCTGGTTCCGCCAAACCAGAGCCAGAGGAATCGGACGAAGACCTTTCGTGGATGGACGACGATGTCAGTATGGGAGGCTTGTTTGACGAGGCTCCGGACACCCTGACGGATCTGGAAAAGGAACTGATCGATTACGTGGAGAGAGTCCAGGGCGTTTGGGATTACCACAAGCCCTTCTTTTTCAAGCGAAGCACAGTCAACAAATCAACCCTGTTCGTAGTCACTAGCGTGGGGGTCTCAAACAAGACAAACATTAAGACGAATGTGAACGCCGCTATTGGCTCGGCCAAGTTGCCGCACATAGGGTCTGACTGGCTGTACTACGAGGGGAGCCAGCCTGTGAAACACAACCTCGATGCTCCGGACGGCCGGACATATTGGGGTTGGGTTTTCAGGATAATCGACGGGACGACCGTAAGACTCTGGATGTCCAGGGTACGTGGCTACGACCCTAGGGGCGACGAGTCCTGGGAACAGCGGGCCAAGGTGCTCATAAAACTTAACCACAGCGTGCCCAGAGGGTATAATCTATTGTCTGCCAAACACGAAGACAGGATGGTGTAGCAAGGCGTTATGATCAAACGAGAAGAAATCGAACGCGGGTGTTTCTCCAGGGTAGCCGACGATGAACCTGTATTCGTCCTCAGGGGCAAAGACAGGCTGGCCCCCAGAGTCATCAGGTACTGGGCCGACCGTGCGTCCAACCTTGGAATCGACGGTCGGAAAATTGACGAGGCTTTGAAGCTCGCTCACGATATGGAGGAGTGGCAGGAGAAGAACGGCTGTAAGTACCCGGACTAACTCTCTTTGTATTTCTTGATCCAGTCCTGCCTATGTTTCTTGACCCAGGAGGGTACTCGCGCCGGATCAAATTCTGAGTCTCTCAGGTCCAGAATGTCGGGCCAGTCGTCCCCACGCTTGACCAAGGCCACAGCGTACTTCCATCTTTTTACCCTTCTGTCGAAAGCATAGAGGAGTTGTTCTTCGATCCAACCGTATTCCCGTCCGTCCCACTTCTCGCGGGTTTTGACCCAGTCTCCAACATCCAATCGAGGTTTCTCAGGCTCGGGTAATTCGATTTCATCGGGGGTCTCTACCCACTCTGTGATAATGGCGGGGACGTGGGTAAAGCCAAACTCTTTAGACACATTGGTTCTATGGATGCCGTCGGAGATCTCGTAATTGGGTCCCAGGTGTATAGGCGGTAACGCCTTTCCCTCTTTAATCGCCTTTCTGATTCTGACGGCTCTTGAGGGTTTCCAGATTGGCGGCAGTTTGATTTTGGATATGGGGACGTGCTCGAAACGGGCTACGGAGTAGCCGCCGTGGTATTTCTTGGAGTCTTCTATAGCATCCGGGTGATTGATTCTCAGTGCCCTGCGGACTCTCATCCGGTCTACCCGGTAACTGCTCCGGGCTGCGAACCTCGCGGCAACTCGTAAGGTGAGGATGTTCATTGTTCTAGGATCGCCAAAAAAGGTGTATTACGCCGTGTGAAGAAGGTACCAGTCAAACAGTACAAGGATCTCCGGGCTGGAAAGACCTATGTGTTCAGGTCTTTTGGAAAGAAGGGTTATACCAACACTACGGGCAAACTGGTCTTTGTTCGCACGAGATGGAAAGACAAAAGAGACGAAGAAGGCAAGGTTATCGGAAGAGAGTTATATGCTGACACAGTCCGCTACGAACCGTTCGACAAGTATTATGACTGGAAGGGCGAGAAGCTTAAGGTGTATTACACGCAAGTAGGGTGTGGACTGTTCCAGATATTCAGGCACGCGGGGTGATTTCCTACAAGCACAACTTTATATTTATACACCCGGCCAAAACCGGTGGGAACTCCATAGAGGTTGCTCTGACTCCCTACGCCGATGGGGTTATAACGTCGTACCCACACTTCGACAACGATAATGTGTGTGTCCGTATCTCTGGCGACGATATTAAACACGCGAGGCTGGATTACTTTGCCCGTCTTTTTGACCCGAAAGCGTTAAAACGGTTCTATTTTTTTGCTACCGCTCGTAACCCGTGGGATCGTGTCGTTTCCGGATACTTTTATTATAGTCAGGTGTACGAGCGTGTGTCCTTGGACCACTGGTTCCGGATTATAGAAACTAGAGATGGAAGACCGGAAGCTCAGTTCCCGAAGCAAGGTACCGGGAAAGGGTTATTGCTGGACCCTGTGTTGGACTTCGTGACACAGCCGGGCGTGGAGGCACCCTTTCGGTTTATTCAATTTGAGCGGCTCCAAGAAGACTTTGATTGCGTGTGCCGGGATCTGGGACTGCCTCAGACAGCGCTTCCTCATACACTAAAGACCGACCACGAACACTACAGTAAATACTACAATGAGAAGCGGAGAGAGATTGTGGAAAAGAGATACGCTAAAGATATTGCGTATTTCGGGTATCGGTTCGAGAAGCGGTGACGGTGGTGTAAGGTAGGCCATGGAAAAAGAACTTGATGAACTGATAGCGGATCGCATCGTCGAGGTGATGAACAGCGCGTTGGAGTCAGACCCGGCAGCCGTCTACGCTCTGACGGAGGCAAGAGTCCCGTGCAACAAAGCCTTGGCTGAGCACCCGACAATCCAGGTAGCAGCCGATGGGGGTAAGTTCGGCGTCGGCTTGTTAGGCGTCCTCAACGGGTTGGCTGGTACCCAGGAACACAACGGCGTCCCCGGTTGGGGTAGAGTCGAAGCTGTGTTCCAGGTCTTCTGCCCGGAGCACGGCAAGCACGACGGGCTTGTGGTCGGGGACCCGTGTCCGGTGTGTGGGCAAAGTCTTGTGCTCGGCCCACTGGATTGTTTCAGGAGGGTTGGCTCGCATGATCAAACTGGGCGTCACTAACAACGAAGGCAAGCCGGTCGTTATCCTGGGTCTGTCCGAAACCAACCTCGAACTCCTGAGGCAGGGCAAGCAGATCGTTATCGACCTACAGCCGTTCAGGATGGACGGTCAGGCTGTCATCACCTACGGGCGCACGGAAGCGGACATAACGAAGGACCTCTCCAAGTTGTTCGACCTCCCAGACCGGGAGAGCAACTGATGGCTACGCCGCTGGATATGATAGGAGCCATCAACGATTGCCTCCGGTTAGACGAGGACTTCGAATTGGATGAGTGGGAAGAGGACTTCGTGATTAATATCGAGGAGCGTCTTCAAAGAGGGCAGAACCTCACCGCCAAGCAACTCAAGAAGCTGGAGAGCATCTACAATCGTACTTAGGCAGCCTTCTCTTTCTTGGGCTTCAGCTTCTTTACCGGCTCTCGGAGCTTGCCGGACATGGCCAGCGACTTGAGCTTGGCTCCCAGGTCGCACAGCGCCCGGTGGTACGCCTTGCTCAGATGGTCCGAACTGTAGTGGTGTCCGAACTCGTGGATGAGTAGGCTGTCCAGATCCTCGATATGGAAGTGGGCGTCCTCGAACCACTGCTTACTCCGCCACCGGAGGTTGAAGGTAAGCTCGCCCGGTCCGTAACAGGCGGACCAGTTGTTGGGCACCCTGACGTAGGAAACCGTCAGGCTCGACTCGTCCATGAGGAGGTAGGCGAGTCTCCGGGCGTAGACGGCCACCCGCTTCATGCCCGGCGACCATTTGTCTTCGGGGATGTAGTCGGCCATCTTCGCGTCCGGGTCGTCGGACCAAGCTTTGGGGCTGGGGGTCACTTTCCCGGCCGGGAGCACGGCCCCGCTCTGTCGGATGTTTTCCCACTGGGCTTTGTTGAAGGACCCGGCTTGGATGACACTGTAGCCTTTGGACACCGCGAGCTTCGTGCCTTCCGGGTCGCTGGGGTCGGCAACGACTCGTTTCTCTCCGTAGCGGGCGGTGAGGACGGCGTCCACGGCGTCGTTGTTGATGTCTCCGGTCTCCAGGGCTTCGTCAACCCAGGCGCTCCTGGCGTTGTCCTCGTCCAGTTCCTCGTGCATCTCGTTGAGCACGAGAGCGAGGAGTTCCCTCATGTAGGCGGGCGTCACGTTGTCCCGGTCCACGTTGAGGGGGACCTTTTGGCAGACGTTGATGTGCCACGCACAGTCAATGGCCACGACCGGGATACCCATCTCGTAAAGTTGGGCTTCGCCGTCGGCTTCGTAGACCTCGATCTTGGTCTTCCGACGGGTCCGGCGTAGGTAGCCTTCTTCGTCGGTCTTCTCGGTGGCCAGCGTGGCTTCGAACGTTTTCTCGGGTCGCCACTCGTCGTTCATCCGACCGTTGAACCAGATTTCGATACCGGGCGGCATGATGGTCTGGCGCACGGCTTCTTCGATGCGAGCCAAGTCATCCTTCTTTAACCGAATCTCGCCGTGGAAGATGGAACCTTTCTCGGTACGCTCGCGGCGATGGAACCGTTGGTCGTCCTTGAACTCTACGGTCCCGGTCGTGGTCCGGATGTAAGAATACTGGCACACGGCGATGACCAGTTTCTCTCCGAGATTGTAGCGCCCGCGCTGGTCCGGATTGGAACCTTTGAGCGACTCCGCGAAGAGTGTGTATGCGTGGCTCAAGTCTTTGAACCCTTCCGGGTTGTCGTCCTCGACGTGTAATGTATAAAGGCCACGCTTGTCGGGGACCGGGTGTACTCCGACCTCTACACGGGTCGAGTCTTCATCGAGGGCGTTCTGAATTAACTCCAGAACGACGAACTCGATAGGGCGTCTGGTCAGTGTCTTCGCCAGCCCCTTCTTAGAAACATCAAACGTAGGTCTCGTCATCTTTCTCCTCCGATTTGAGTGTGATCTGATCTTCCATTATTTTTAAGTGTAGCATAGATAATATAAAAAGTCAAATTGACGAAAATGGCGCAGGGAATAGATTATATAAATTTGAGCGTTCTAGTAGCCGTGGTTTGAGAGTTCTATTAGTCCCGGTCTGTTCCTGCGAAGTCAACCTGATTCCAGGATTGTTTGCGGTCGTCAGGTGTGTTAATCCCAGGTAGTACACCGGAAGTCCTGGTAATCTAAAGGGAAAATATTTTTCTTAGATTCCTGGGGCTTCTGGCGTAGTATAGGTAAGCCCCCGTGACCAAACTCAAGAAGATAGATAACTCTTCGACGGCTGAGACCGTTGTTGACGACGACGCAAAACTGGCCCAGTGGTATTGGGTTACAGACGACGATGAAGAGTGGTTAGGGTGCGTCACACATCTGGGATCTAACTACACAGAGATCACCAGCATCGACGGCTCGACCGTGCGTGTCCATGTGGATCAATTCCATTCCGAGTGCCGCCTGGAACCAGATGCTTCGCGGGTGATTCAACAAAACATCCACGGACAGAAAGAAGAAGTCCGCCGTCTCATGGCAGAGGTCGAAGCGTTGACTGCTCGCCTTGGGGTTGGCTCCTCCGCCGCTTTGCCTTCGGGCGAGTCTGAGGGACACGCCCTGGCCAAGCTCGACACCAACGTGGACGTGGGTGCCTATAAGACCGCTCTTATTAAGGCTAAGGACCAGGAACTCCCGGAACTGTTCAAGGAGATCGAAGACGCCAACAGGAGTCTCGCAAAATGGATGAAAGCCGAGACCCTTCCGATGCGTGCCCAGGTCAAGCAAATGAAAGGGGCGCTCGACCTCATCGAGAATCGCATCTTCAATGTGGAACTATACGCGGGTTTGACCGAGGAGGTAGAACTGATCGTTGACGGCGAACCTGCCAAGATGACTGAGAAGATCAGGCTCATGCAGCGTCGGTGCTACATGGACGAGGAGTGTCTTGTTGAGTACCAAGCCGGGGGTATGGAGTTTAAAGATCTTCGTGCTTTCGATTCCTGGCTCGCCCAACCCGAACACCGCGACCGTATCCTACCCTTCCCTCGTTGCATCGTGGCGTTCCGAGTCCGACGGCACGATAAGTACCGGGAAATCCACTCGTACATCGATTTCTTTAGAGCCGTCGCGGAAATGGAAGCTGACAGGCTAACCTTTCTCTACATTCGGAACGGCGAGAAGATTTACCGCATGAACACTCAGTTGGAGTTTGGTGAGCAACTGTTCCCAGACACCAACCACCACTGGTTGACTGCGGGAACCAAACTTTGGGCGAAGACCTTTGCGGGCAGAGTCGATCAGATTATTACCGATGACCAGTATCAGGGGCTTATCGAGGAACACAAACGTAAAGAAGCCGAGCACAAGACAGCCAAGAGAGAACATAAGGCTAAGCACAAGGCTTGGAGGGACCGCAAGAAAGCCGCCAAAGCAGCGGGCGAGGACTTCGACGAAAGGGAGCCTTGGCTTCCGCATTTCTGGTCCGACGACCCCAGCCGTAACTACGAGCCGTTTGAGACGGACAACATCTACTACGACGACATCCAAAAGAAAATCGCTGACGAGATGCGGCAATATAACCGGATCGGTATCATCATTCAGGGCTTGTTGGATCGGTCGCCCGTCTTGCACCCCCACCCTCCGTGGAAGATCTGGTCCCGTGGTGGTTCCAGCCAAGCCTTGGAGTTTGTCTATGACGCGAGCCGCGCCCTGGTTGGAGGCGAGAAGCCAGACTTCGCGGCGTATCACAAGCGGGTGAACGCGAGCCTCAAAACGGGGTCTGTGACTGTGGGCCAGCATAGGGCTTGGCTCGCTGACGAAGAGCATGGCGAGAAGCGTCGGAACCAGTACGGCAATCCAGGCCCCGCCATGCTTGAACGAGTCGCGAAGTACGAGCCTCGTAAAAAACGGTGTGTGTATGCGTGGCACCGGGATGGTACGACCTACGACAACTACGGCAAGAAGTTCCGGACAACGGCGACCATCGACCAGGATCAAGTGTTCAACGTAGACGCCTACACACCGGGAGATTTTCGGCGGTTCTTTGAAGACCCACGTACCCGCGCTGAGTATCTACAATGGGCACCGTGGTTGCTGGAAGCCGAAGAGTATCATGCTGGGAACCGCAAGGTACCGGAGCCACCGGAACCAGCCCCAAAGACCAGCACATGGGCGGGTCGTTTAGCTTATGAACGCCGGAAGCAGCATGAGAAATTTCTCGGCAAGCGGGTGAGACTCGTTCGAGCAATCGCCACCACCGGAGAAGAAGGGTACGCTGCCGGTACTTTGTGGAAGGTCGTCCACCACTCCAGTAAGGGTCTGACGATACAAGAGGAGGAGGGCGACCGGAGGCGGGTCAGTAGAGTCCAGCCCGACGACCTAGAGGTAGTGCCAGAAGGTTAGTAGGACATATAGCCCTGGACATATAGCTTGGGTGTGCCGTCGATCCTTAACTCGGACATCAGTTCGAGGACGATCCTGGAGAGCTTCGTGAGGTCGCTGGCTGTGTAGGATAGTTCGTCTACCCTGGCTTCGCGGACCCACCCGTCCAAGTTGTGGTTCACCAGTCGGACACCCAGAGCCATGAGCCGTTCTCCCCGGCTCTCGGAATCTTCCACCGGATTGACGGCGTACCAGCCGACCGGGTGGCTCTCTCCCTCGTCGTTAGACCACTCCCAATCACCATCTTTCAGTTGCTCGAAGGCGCTCTCTGGGGTGGCCCCGGCCTTTTCACAGAAAGCCGCGAAAGCTTCTGTGGGTTTCATTGTGGCCTTTTGCCCTACCGCTGCTCCGCAATGCTCGCAGAACTTCGCGGTCTCGCTGACCTCGTGACACTCGTACCGGGTGCAGATGGCGGTTCGTTCCCCTGTGTCCGTGAAAAACGATGACAGAGACGCTTCCACGGCGATATAGGTTCTTACGTAAACGGATAGTCCCATGTGTTACTCCTTTTCGAGCCAGTTGTGCAAGGTCGGACAGAGGGTACGAGGTTTCTTGTCGAGAAGTTCCACCTCGTCCTCGAAGAAATACTCCAGGACTGTGGCCATGGAACTGAATGTTAGCCGGGACCAGCTTTGAGAGTCTTCGTCCACCGGGTAGGCCACAGGCAGGTCGGAGACCATGTAGAAGGGTTCACCAGAACTGTCGAAGAGGTGGCCGACGATGTATAGCTGGCAGTCCCCGACGAGATTGATTTTGATGTTGTCGTCCGTATTCCGTTGCGTCAAATCCACCTTGACTTTGACCAACGATCCCAACGGGAATTGGTGTTCGCGCCTTTCGGCGGGGTCCTTGTTTGCGTTCATAACTCACCTCAGAAACTCCAGGATCTCGCTTCGTTGTGTTTCGAGGGGGTCTCGATAGCAACGCAGCACGTTTGGGTGTTCAAATTCGCTGTTGTGGGCCGCGTCGAGCATGAGCACCTTGCCTCTCGGACGCCATTCTAACCACCGGGTAATGTACGGCACCCAGTCATCGTAGAGCACCTTGCCGTAGACAAGGCCCTTGTCTTGAGTGATCGTGATGTCGGCTTCGGGGACATGCTCAAGACACCACGCCACTTTTTCGGCCCACGCACCCGTGTTGGTTCTCGGACCTTTTGTCAGGATCATCCGGGTGTAGCCCAGTTCTCCCAACAGATGGTAGAGGCTGATACCGAAGGGAATGGGAGCCAGGGACATCCAGAACCCAGGTTGTCGTTTGATGAGATCTCTGCGGGCGCTTATCCAGTCAGATGAACCCGTGGGTTCACCCGGCGATTGCAACTCCAACAGCTTCTCCTTCATGCGGGCGTCGAAGTCGGCCAGCGAACCATCCAGGTCCAACAAGGCCACCTGTTCAGCTTTCTTTTCCGCCATAAGCCTCCAACATAAAACTTCTCTCCTACCCGGAATTACACAGCGGCGGTAATTAACCTAAGGCGGAATCTATTCTTTCATGTATTTAGTAATGATTTCAACGGCTTGGGCGTGGGGAATACTTATGGAGAGGCGCACTTCGGTCGATTTTTGAGGCTGGCACGATACCTGGACGTTCCCCTTCTTAATCTGGGGTGGGTCCCCGGCCATGGGGATTCCAAGCTCTTCCGCCATGACCTTGAAACGCTGCGCTGCTTGGACGGCTTTCTCTTCTTTTTCTACTGCCAGTCGCCGCTTACGTTCCTCTATCTTGATCTCTGTGAGAAAGCGTTTTAACACCCTGGCCATGGCGAACTTGGCGTTACTGGCCTTCTTGCCCCGTTCTACGAAGTAGTAACGTCTCCCGTGATTAAAACTGGCTTGAAGTCTCGCTCTGGGTTCTGGTGCCCAGACCGGCAGCGTCGCGTCAAAATTCATCTCAATAGGAACGCCGTCCCCTGAGGACGGTACTTCGATTGGATGGTCCGTGGAGTTTAATAGGTAAACTGTCGTTGTCTCCACATCGATTTCACAGGCGCGGAGCCGCTTGATAAGATCGACGGTGAACTCTCTCAATCGAGGGGTCACGTCGTCCAAGGTTTCAACAGTAAGCTGTCCGTATTCCATTGTTTCTAACAGCGGTGTAGAGTCGTCCATGGCGTCAAAACGTAAACCGGCTTCCAGGGTACACGTTAAAATAAGGCTCAAGCCTGACGTGCTCAAAGCGTTACGACAAGGCGCGGCCTACCACGAGATAGGGTACCAGACCTATCTACAATGGATACTGGAAGAGGGTTTGAAGTCAGAGGCACGTTATTACGGCTGGTCTACACCTCTTACGCAACTGACTGTCCGGGGGCCTACAAAAACCCAGGAACGAGAGATTCGCCACCTCATGCAAGTGGCTAAACGGGATACAACGCCACGGAAGATTATAAAACCGAGGTAGTGTGGAAGAGTCAGAACTACTCTATCAGGCCGAGTTGACCAAGGATTGGGTCCACGACTTCATTGTGGAGTCGAATATGATTGATCCGCAACCGGGTCCAAGCGAGCCTGGGACTCTCGTTTACGACGGGCACCGGGAGGCTGTTATCTATGCTATCCGGATGGCGGCCGAGAGCCGGTTCGCATTACCGCACGCCACGCACAGGCTGTTATTGCGGGACCACCCTTTAGCTGAGAAGCTCCGTAAGCGTAATGTCAAAATTGGACTCAACCCTATATTGGAGGCCCAGCATGTTCCGTATTGTATGTGGGCCTGGAATCGTTCCGTCCAAAGGACGATCAACGCTCTGCGAACCAAGAAGTCTGTCACCCTGAATTGGAAAGTGAACGAACTCTGGTCGTTACACAGCGAGTTCGAGAACATACATCCTTACGAGTTGTACAACGGGAAGGTCGGACGGGTGCTACTCGTCAACCACGCACTGTTGGTTGATGTCAGTCCGTGGATCATCCCGTGCGAGGAGGGGCGCGAGTTTTACTTGGACGTGATTCGAAACCATCCTAGTGCTGAATGGGGCCTACGCCCACCGGTCCTAGCTTCGAGCTAACACCATCGGAAGGGCGCAAACCTTACCATTGGAGAACCCAATGATGGTCCAGATTCGCACGGTGCCGTTCGGCTTCGACGCGGGCTTCTCGATGCGCTTAAGGATGTCTACATTCGGATTAAACTTCTTAAGTTGCTTATGGACTTCGGTCCGCGCTTTCAGAGAAACTCGATTGGTGTGGGCGTCGATGATCGCTACCAGATCATCCGTGTGATCTTCCCGTTCTATTTTCCATAGATCAGCGATGGTAGGGGTTAGGTCTTGTACAAGAGCCTCAACCCCTTTTTTCGTCGATGGATAATTAGAGAGATCCACTAACATGCCTTAGTGTTCGCAAAAGAACTTATTTGATCTATGCCCACTCGTTTTTCTGAGCGGCACGGAATTCTTCACGCGAGATCACACGAGATACCGTGGACACGTGAACGTCACCTAGCTCACCTTTGGGACAGACGCGGCTGTACGAGCGAGTGAAGCGATAATTTTCCATCTCCTTGTACGAGTCACGCACACCCTCGTACTCTTCTCGTTCTTCTTCGGTGAGGTCCTCGACCGCACGCCCGTCAAGAATAAGGGCGGCTGCGTCCAGAACTTCGCTGTAAACCGTCAACCCGTGGGCTTGACGGACGAAGAAGTCGCCTACTTTCAGGGCGGCTTGTCGCGGTTGTACTTTTTGGTCGGCCGCCTCTCGGGCGCGTCTTTCCAGTTCGAAAAAGTCTTCCATATAGGGCTTACACATACACCCCCAGCTACCTAAACATTCCTTTTGTCAAAAACCAAAAACATGCGTTCAGGCTTTTATATTGTGGTGAGGGACAAAAACCTGACTGGCCCAAAAGGGGGTCAACGGGCCAGGGTCCGTCGTGGTGATTGGCTCGTGACAGACGGGTACTGGGTCGGACGCTTCGATAAAGACAACCTTGATTGGTACCCGTTGGAGTGGGTCAGGAACAACCCGATTGTCTTGGACGAAAACGTGGTACCGGTTTTGGAGGCGGCTGTGGCCAAGGTACCTGTTTCCAAGCTGAAAAGCGATTTTGAGAAGCTCGTGTTCATCGAGCCGGGGGAACTGACCCCAGAGATGCCGTTACCGTCCTTGAATCAGCTTGGCACCTACCTGAGGGCGCGACGTACGATGTCGGCCCACACGACGGCCCCCACTTACGACCGGCGTTAACGAAATCTGTAACGCATGAAGCGGTCTGGCGCTTTGCCGCCCCACGCCCGGCCACGGGCTTTCGCCTTTTGATTCGTTTCGAGGTGCCCTTCGGCTCGCAAAGCTCTCGTCTTCCAATCTTCGGAGGAGTCGATCAACTGTTGTACGAACCTTGGTTCCACATTGTGGTCGCAGGTCACACAATTCCAGGAGGGGTCTCTACCCGGAGATTCCTGATATTGGTGTGATGTTGACTTTCCACATTTCTTGCAAGGTAATTCTAAGACTGCGCTCACCGTTTCTTACTCCGTTCTCCCGCAGCGGCAGTTGGCCCTCGTTGTCCCTGGTAGTGGCTGTCCAACACCGGGGACCCGTAAGGTCTGTCGCAAGTGTAAAGAAGCGTTGAAAAGTTGATTTGGGCGATCGGCATCCCAGTCCAAAGGACCACTGTCCAGGGTCCGTGATTGACGATCTCTAAGGTCACTTGGCCGTTGAAGCCGGGATCGATGAATCCGGCCGTAACGTGTACCGCTAAGAAAAGCCGTCCCAAACTGGACTTGCCTTCGACTCTCGCGGCGGCGTTTGTAGGACAATGGACTGTCTCCACGGTCGAACCCAGGACACAGGCTCCTGGGATAAGTTCGTACCGATCCTTTATTTTAACAGACTCTATGAGTTTCTTAGGGTTGTCCTCGCGTAGATCTACCACGCGGTTGACGGGTCGGGTCCCGGTCGGGCCTACGGGCTTCGGGACGAGCAGTTCTTCATACAGGCTCAGATCATAGCTGGCTGGCTGAACTCGTTTCGGGTCAAACGGTGTGATGAGGGACTCACCGTGTTTGATGAATTCGGAGTCGGGGTAGACCATTTTCCTTCTTACACCATGAGAGGCCCGTAAATTTTTCCTTATGTAACGGCAACTTGTGGAAAGGCTCGCATAACCCGTTTTTTATCTATCGGTCCGCTTGGAGTGAAATGCCTCTTTCCCCTGTATGCCTAGTTCAAGATGGAGTTGGTCCTTTCGTTCCGACCACGGACGGAGTGGATGTAACTCCGGGCAATACGATTAGTATCAAGCTACAGGACGCAACAAGCGTTGTTGAATGGTATCTTCAAATCTTCGGAACCGATGAGCTATCCACCGCTCCGCCTCTCACCGATGTCAACCCTGGCACACACTTAGTTACGACTCCGACGACCGTCGTCACGTGTGTGTTTCCCGCAGCAACTGGGCGGGCGTTAGGTTTCAAGAGTTGGGTCACGGGCACGGGCGGACCCATAGAGATCACGTTCGGCCTTTTCTCCCTCACGGCTTTTAGCACCCGTGTCGGATTTGTTACGGAGACTCGCGAGGGGGACACAGATTACGGTTGGTCCACGAAGTTGAACCCTCTTATCCGTGCGGGAGGCGGAGGGGGCGGGGTCGATAACTTCAGTTACGAAACGGTTCCCGCTGGGGACATTGTAACCATCCCCCAGTACCAACAGATGATCGTTGTTGGTGGTGTCAACCTCGAAGGGGAATTGGACGCAGTCGGTGAACTAATACTTTTGGAGATTTGAATAGATGGCTTCCAACATCCAATTCACAGAAGAAGTTGCCACCTCGATTCCGGTAGCGTCCGCCGCTGGAAAAGCCCGTTTATTCAAAGACCAAGCTGACGGGCTTCTCAAGCTCAAGGATCATCTCGGCGCGGTCTATCCGGTGGCTGGCGTCCAGGACTGGAAAGACGCTGTTAGAATGGGGTCGGCTGCGGCGCTTCCGGCTTACACTCGTGTAGGTAATATCATCACGGCTGATGCCTTTGGGCTTATCCCGGCCATAGATGGTGTGACGCCGGATCTCAATGATTCGTTTCTGTTCCTCAACGGGGCGGCTGACGCGGATAACGGGGTTTGGACTATCACCCAACTCGGCAGCGGGTCCTTACCCTTCATTCTGGAGCGTCGTGGGGACATGGCGAACTCCGCGCAGATAAGCCCTGGAATGGTCGTTGGGACTGGTCCGGAAGGTGCCACCACAAACTCGAAACTGTACATTCTGGCGTCCGCCGCGCCGATCACTCTTAACACTACGCCTTTGCTCTTTACGGTTATTTCAGGAGAGGGCGGAGGCGGTGGTTATACGCTGGCCGAAGTAACCGACGAACAGCTTATTCCTGAGAAGCAGGACATGGTTTACGTCGATGACGTAATCATTGGGGACGGCGGCGACTTGGTATCGGAGGGGAACGCCACACCGGGCCGCACGGAGGACAATTTCTCGATCCTGTACGTTCCTACTCGTTCTCGGCGTGTTGTCCAAGAGAACGACCAGATGGGCTACACGTCATCGATGGTTGTTGACGGAACTTTGGTGGTTGATGGCGATATCATCGACATCACTCCTTATGACGGTTTTGACATCATAGCGGCTCTGGAAAGCTCGCTCCCTGGTCAAACGTTCGTGGACGATACCGTTATAACGACGACTGCGGCTCCGACCACGATCTATTCTTACACAACGGCGTCTGACAACCGGATCATCGCCCTCGATATACTGGTAGAGGCCCAATCTAACGCCAACACTGACACGGCTCTCTTCATGATCGCGGCTGTTGCCCACAGGGCAGCCGGGGCGGCAACCGTAACAATCAAGGACATTAATTTCTTCAACGGGCCTTTCCAAGACGCGGGAGCCGCTGCTTGGGATGTAACGCTTACCGCTCCTGGCGGTGGCCCCACTATTCTTATTCAAGTTACCGGAGACGCTGGCGAAAGCATCGACTGGCGTGTGACCGGGAAGGTCGTGGAACACGGATAGCGATAAGTTATTCATCGAGCGGAGTCTTTGGAGGCTATTGAATTATGGGTATGATCACTATCAAGAAACAGAGCGCTGCCAGCGTTCCGCTTCCGCAAACAGATCAACTACGCCTGTTTGTTGACAGTGCTGACGATATTTTAAAGACAAAGGACGACGCTGGCACGGTCCGTCCGTCCGGTGTCGGGACGGCAGATGAGTTGGCCACAACGGGAGCGCCCGTTGATGTTTCGGCTTCAGCGCCTCCCGTGCTTGGAAGTATTCTAACAGCCGACTCCCCAGCGGCGGCCACTTGGAAGGCACCGGGCGCTGTGCTGCTCGTCGGCTCTCCAGTCGCCCAAACAGCCGTTCAAGTCGGCCCTACCTACGCGGCGTCGATAGGCGAACTCGTCAGGGTGAATGTGGCGGGAGCGGCTATCGCCGTCAACTTGCCCACGGCGGTCGGGAACACCGACCGGGAGATATGGGTCAAGCTGGTTTCGGCGGCTACTTTCGCGTGTACGGTGAATACGGCCGGTATTGAGACCATAGACGGTGCCGCGAGTGCGGTTCTCAACACGGACTACGAATGGATCATCCTTCGTTCGGACGGCGCAAACTGGATGCAACTCGGGTAAAGTATGGCCATACTACTAAGAAAGAGACCTGCCGCTGGAGTGCCGACGCCTGATCCGGCACACGTGGCTTTTTTTGTTGACCCAAGTGGGAACCCCGCGTTCAAGACCCCTGGTGGCGGTGTTGTGCCGGTGGGGGCGACTGGGCCGACAGGACCTCAAGGACCAACAGGCGCGACGGGCGGCCCTCCGGGACCTACGGGTCCGACGGGGGCGCAAGGGCCAGCGGGATCTCCCGGTAGTCCGGGAGCGACTGGGCCGACAGGTCCCGCAGGTGGCGGTGTACCAGGGAGTGAACAGAGTCTTGTTCTTACTCCGGTTCCCGTTACGGTGGCCACACACCCCGCTGGATACCCGGCCACGCTGGGCGAGACTGTTATATGTGATAGCACCGCAGGGCCGGGGCTGATCGTGCAACTACCGACAGCCTTACCGCCTGACGACGGCCGGTTCGTCGAGGTCAAGAATGTAGGATCTGGTGGCACAGTGTTTCCTATAGTGGTGGCACCGGCTGGCCAAGGCTCGATAGACCAAGCACCGTCATGGATCATGCCAACAGTTAACGCTGGCCCGTTGGGTGGCCGGTTTTTCGGCGTCAAATTCAGGGTCGTATGCACTCCGTTTGGGGAGACTCCTGACACCTGGGTGGCCGTTCTACATTACCACTACATTGAGCCGGAACAGATCTAGAGGGAGTCTTGTATGTCGATAGCATTGAAAAAGAGACCCGGTGATGGAGTTCCAACCCCACCTCCCTCACACCTTACATTCTTCGTGGATGAGAACGGTAATCCTTCCCTCAAAGACTCCGATGGTGTGATAACTCCCGCCACGTCAGCGGGAGGTCCCAGTCAATACAACGTTCTCCCGGACGCTCCTGACCCTACCGCTGGTTCTGCGAAGGTCTACTCGAAGAACGTTGGAGGTGTGTCCGAGCTTTTCGCGATAAACGACTTCGGGCAAGAGGTCCAAATCACGAGCGGTGGCAGTTTAGCGGCCGTCACAGCGACTATGAAGTGGAAGGACGATACGCCGGGCGAGTTGTATGATGCCACGAGCACCGTTCCAACGCTCGTTGACGTTGTCCAGGTTCTTATCGATTCTACAACGGACCTTTCCGGTGAGGGGGACAAAGAAGGCGTCGTGGTTTCGGCTGGTGATCGCGTTCTTCGCGCTTGTGCGTTAAGCCAAACGGAGGATCAAATAGCAAATGGTATCTATATCGTTGCGTCGGGGGCCTGGACCCGCGCTCCCGATGCTGATACCGGCGCTGCGATTCAGGATGCCATAGTCGAGATGGAGACAGATCCGGGGCCACCGGAGGTAACTCAACGCTGGGCTTTCTGGAACCCGTCTGGTGTCCCTATAACTGTTGGCGATGATCCACAGAATTGGGTTATTGTTATCGAGTCGGCACCGCCAGCGGTTGACTCCGCCGACGTTGTTGCCGTGGCCAACGTTGCATCTCTTTCCGGGGAGGGGAGCACTATAGACGGTCAGGTGCTTGCTGCGGACGATGTTGTTCTTCTCTCGGCTCAGACGGACCCCATAGAAAATGGGGTCTGGACCGTGGCGACGGGGGCTTGGACACGCCCATCGCCCTTTGAAGAGGGGGCGGTCCAACCGGGTGGCATAGCGGTGGCTGTGAGTAGTGGTGTCACATATTTTGGAACGACGTGGATCTTGAATCACCCGAAGTCCGAGAGCGTCGTGATGGGCACTGACCCTCAGTCTTGGCTTCTGTATAACACGCAAGACTACGCGAGTTGGGGGCCGGTTCGTGTTGATGTTGACTTCTATGACATGGTGGCGGGGCGGTCGCCCAGACTCGATAGTCCGACTTCTGGTTATGTTATTCTGACTCTACCCCCGATCACACCCGAAAGCGCTACGAAAGCCATAACGTTTCTTAACTACCTGTCCAAGAAAGCCAAGAAGAAGACGGGTACTTCCGGTGCTGTAGTCGTTGTGCAGCCAGCGCCGGGAGACGCTGTCTCACCAGATTTGGGGGCGGGTGAGACTGCCGTTGTGTGGTCAACTTATGAGCCTCTTAGGTTGATTTCCGATGGTGTGGGCACTTGGCTGCTAGACTCCTCCCTTGGTTTTGCGTTGCCGATACCGCTTGCCATTGACGCCGGGTTCCTCCCTGAGCCGCCCGGCCCGTCCTAAGGAGACGTATCGATGCCCCTAGCATACCGTTGGACGTTAACCCCAAAAGAACTTTACGCCTGTTTCAGGCCAGTGCATAGCACAACGGCTCGCGCAGCATTGGCGACGATTCCCTTCGCGTGTCCCAAGCGACCTCTTGAGGGAACACCTTACATGTATCAGTGCGCTGTTTCTGATACTTCTGTGGCATCGGACATAGCGCCGATTCATGCGGAGTACCCAAACATCCCGCTCTCGGGTGATAGAAGAGCGGGTGTCATTATCTACAAGGGACACTTCGTTATCGCGTCCTATATAATCTCAGGTAACGTTGGCCCTGGTGTAAGGCAAATCATTGTTCGGGAAGAGTTCCGCCAACAAGGGTTGGGTACGAAGCTGATCGAGCAGTGGCAAAAAGAGGTCCCCGGCGTTGTCGATACGACCCAACAACCTATCAATTTCATGGCGTGTAAGACTTTCATCAGGGCGCATTCCAATGTTGTAACCTGGGCTGTTGCTGCCGGAAAGCCTGTCCCGCAAAACGTCAGGGATGCGGTGGCTGCCGGAACGGAAGCCCAGGAGATTATGGCGAAACTGAATGCCCGTGAGGGAGCGCCAGCCCGGAGTCGCCGCCGTCTGCTACAGCGGCGAGGCTCCGTTGGCGTCTGAGATAGCCTATCGTTGGACGTTAACCCCAAGAGAACTTTACGCTTGTTTTGTACTGAGGCGTGCTGTTCCTAATGTGGTCTCGTTACCGACGGTTCCTTTTAAGGGGCCTAAACGCCCTCTTGAGGGGACCCCCTACACTTATCAGCTTGGGGTTTCGGACACCTCGAAAGCGGTGAGCATCTTCCCGATTCACGATCGATGCCCAGAGATCCCGTTGACGGGGGATAATAGAGCCGGGGTCATTGTGTTTGATGGGGCCTTGATCATTGGCTCTTATGTAATTCCCGGCAACATGACTCGCCATTGGCATGAGATCATTGTTCGTGACGGGTACCGAAGACAAGGTTTGGCTACGAGGCTCGTAGAGCAGTGGTTCCGGGAGACTCCTAGAGTTTTGGACATCTCCACCCAGCACATTAATATTATGGCGGTGGGGACGTTCCTCAAGGCTCATACGAACTTAGTGCGTTGGGCTATCTCGAATGGTAAGGATGTCCCTGAGAAGGTGCGGAAGGCGGTCGCCAACCACGAAGCCGAAGAGGTTCTTTATTCCCTGAGGCCGCCCAAAGTTGCACCGATCCCATAAGGTGCTTTAATCTTTTGGTTTTACACCCGCCCGGCGTAGTACAGATATGCGTACGATTGTCATAGGCGACGTTCACGGTTGCCTCGATGAGTTCCGTGAGCTACTGAAATTACTGTCCTTTTCCAAAGGGAGGGACAGGCTCGTCTCGGTTGGGGACCTCGTGGATCGGGGACCTGACTCCGTCGGATGTGTACGCTTCGCCAGAGAGTGCGGCGCTACCGTCGTCATGGGGAACCATGAGGAGAAGCACATCCGGTGGCGGAAGCACGAGGCGGTCCGTAAAATCACCGGTAAAAAGAATCCCATGCGTCCGTTTCCTCCGGAGCGGGCCGCCGAGAATGCGGCCTTCACCGACGAGGAGATGGAGTGGATGGCCAATCTCCCGATGACCCTGAACCTTGAGAACGGTATGGTCGTGGTCCATGGCGGCCTGGAGCCGATGTTCTCCTTCGAGGATCAGAAGAAGGGCGTTCTACGGGTTCGGTTTGTGGACGAGACGGGGAAGTTCGTCGGTTGGAAGAAGGGGTCAAGAACTCCTCGTCGGGCGTTCACGTCACTACCTAAGAAATTCTTCGACAGTTGTCCGTCCCGGCTTCTCCCGGCTTTCACACGGGAGGCCACTCTGGATGACGCTGCCATCGGGATGGTCTACTGGACCGAGCTATGGAAGGGTCCGGAGAGTGTCATCTACGGGCACGCCGTAGCCGACTTTAAAAATCCTCGTATCGACCGGTTTCCTGGTGGCTGTTGCTACGGCATCGACACCGGGTGCGCGTACGGTGGTCCGCTCACCGCGATGGTCTTGCCTCAGTCGCTTCCAACTGACCCAGAGTTCGTCCAGGTGTACCCGAAGAAGGTGTATTTTAACAAGGTGTGCATCGGTGACGACTGATGGTGATGGTGGACCCTGTTAAACTGCAACAGGAGATTCTGGACGGTGTTCAGCGTCGAACCAGACGTATGTATAGAACGCAGGAGCAGTTAGGTCCTTTTGACACTTCTCGCCGCGACTCGATTGTTGTTAATATCGGTAGGGACAAGGTCCGCCTTGATCTCCAGGTCATGGGGAGCATGATCCACGTTTTCCGGGTGAAAACCGAGCATACGGAAATCAAACGGTTTCGGCAGAACAAGGCGGGCCTCCTACCGGTAGACAAGATCATCAACCACATTGTCAAGTGTTTGGACATCGAGGCCAAAGCCCGGCAAGAAGAGGCACGGGCAAGGCAGGTCATACGTACCGCCGAGTGTGCCATCAAAAGGTTGGAAGAAAAGGGTGTTCCCAAGGGCGTGGTGTTAGCTCCCTCCGAGACGGGCATCACCATCGTATCCCAAGGTATGACAGAGAAGGCGGCCGGTAAGGCGCTGACGGTTCTTCGGGAAGTGATGGAACCTAGGGACGAGTCGAAACGACGCGGCTTATTGTGGGATTACCTTCAAGATCCAGACGAGCCGGAATCCGAGAAAGACACTTGAGGAACTGAGGGTTGGTCAGGGCCAAACGCTTTGACATTATCCGTTCACAAGCCTCCAAGCCGGACATACCTGTCAGTTTGTGAAGGGTGAGGGCCGTCACAAGACTGGACCGATTGATCCCCATCCGGCACGTGACGAGCACTTTCCCACCTTGTTCTAAGATTTCGGCTGCTTGGCCAGCGGCTTGTAAGGCCCGGTTCAGGTCGGCTCTCCTGGGCGGTACAGTCGGGTCGTCGGTGTTAGGAGCGTGGATAACCTGGACGCCTGGGAACTCAGAAGCTGGGGGTTGGTACCCGTCGGCGCACAGGACGAGTGCGGTAAAACCAGCGTCTTTTACATGGGTTCCGGTAGGCGGGGCTGACCCCTGCCAGAGGTCGTTATGTATCTGATCTGCATCTATGGTCATGACAGTTAGGCTTTTTTAAAAATAACTTTTGAATTATCCAGGGTCCGGTGTAACAGTAGGAGGAGGTCAGGGATGAAAATTGAGCTATCCATCAAGAGCAACCACCTACCGGACTGGAGAACCTTTGAAGGGGTTCGGGAGTTGTTACAAAACGCGGCAGACGCCGCCGACGAATTCGATGCCCCGCTGACCGTGCGTTATCGGGCCGACGCTCAGACGCTGGTGATCGAGAACAAGGGGACCACGCTTCCGTACGAGGCGTTGTTATACGGCCATACCACCAAGGCCGACAACGATGAACTCCGGGGCAAGTTCGGAGAGGGGTTGAAGGACGGCACCTTGGCCCTGTTGCGTGCCGGGCACACCGTCAAGATCCGATCGGGTTCGGAGGTGTGGACGCCCCGGATCGAGCACTCCGAGAAGTTCAAGGCCGACGTGCTCACGTTCCGGATCGACAAGGGTCGTAAGCCGGTCGAGCGTGTTCAGGTCGAGATCGGCAACATCGACAAGGAGTGGTGGGAAGAGAAGAAGGCGTGCTTCTTGTTCCTCAAGAAGAAAGAGGATCGTCTTCGGATCAACACGAGCTACGGTGCTCTGTTGCTGGACAATGAGTACGCCAGGAAGATCTTCGTGAAGGGGATTTTCGTGGAGCACGATCCGGAGATCCGGTTCGGCTACGATCTGGACAAGGATGTCCAGGTGGATCGGGACCGGAAGATGGTCATGCGGCACGATCTCCACTGGCGAACCCGGATGATCTGGCAACACTCCACAGCCGAGCGGGAAGAGCTAATCGCTCCGTTCATGGAGGCTCTCCAAGGGGAGCACCGGGACCTGTCTGGCCTGGATAGCTGGGGAGCGAGCCAACTGGACGACAAGCTCAAAGAGCAGGTTGTGGCCAAGTTCAAGGCCGACCACGGGGAAGACGCGATCGCGGTCGAGACCGTTCTGGACGGCCAGGAGGTCGAGACGCTGGGCAAGAAGAGCGTTCTGGTCACGAACAAACCTCTCAAGGCCATTCTCGACGACGAGATGGGCGACCTGTACGACATCAAGAAGGCGCTCCAGAACGAGGCCGTGAATTTCTACTCGTGGGCCGACCTCGAACCCGAGGAAAAGGCCAATCTGGATAGCGCGGTCTTTCTCATCGACCGGGTGGATCGGCTCAGCCCCGACGACATCCGCATAGTGGATTTTCGGTCTGAGGCAAAGTGCGGGATGTACAAGAGCGACAAGGATCAGGTTTTCGTCGCCAGACGAATTCTCGCTGACCGCGACAAGGCGCTCGAAGTCCTGGTGGAAGAGGTTTCCCATCGGAGTTACGACCACGCCAGTAATATGGCCAAGATCTGGAGTAAGATCGTGGCCCACCTCCGGTCGGCCAGGGTCCGGACATGGCGCACAAGAAAGGCTAGGTCTTTCCCGGCCGCTCGAAGCGCCAGCGAGACTGCTTCTGGCGAGACCGAGGCCAAACTGAACTAATGATGCTCTTCACCCCAATGACGATCGAACCAGTACCGGCACCGCTGATATTGGTTTGTATCTTTCCTCCGGGGACCGTCGAGCGAGATACGGCTGTCGCGCACACTGCGAACATTGTCATCGACCGCTACGAGAGCGAACCGCCCTTTCTGTGAGGAGCGTCACCCGAGAAAGGGCCAACCAAATCATACAGTGTGCGTAAACGGTCCTCCGAGTATGAGGACCGTTTGCCTTTTAAGTGGCCCGGTGTAGCATCTTCTTATGGATTCACGTAAGGGTGAGCGATCTTCTTCACCGTGTCCTGGCTCGCTGGGCCGAAGAGATCCCCGTGAAGAACCGGGAGACGGGTCGGACCGTCTACGTCCTGCCGGAAACGCTCAAGGAACAGCCAGAACGCTTCCAGAAGCTCCGCCCGAACGAGGTGGGCGAACCTCAATGGAGGGGGAAGCCGAAGCCGCCACGGTACCCTCAGAAGCCAGAGAGGGCCAGGATTCCAGTGGACCCGCCGCCAGCGCCCATCCGCCCCCCGGTACCAGAGAAACCGCCTGTGCCGCCCAAGCCTGTGCCGCCCGTCCCGCCTCTGAAATTGCCCAAGGTGCCCGAGCCGAGTCCGTTCAGAAGATGGCGAACCGAAAAGACGGCCGAAAACGTCGTCCGCAAATACCTCGAATTGATCTCAAGTCTGAACGAGAGATTGAACAAACTCTAAACGATTTACGGATCGTTGGGGACGGGAGAGTGGTCGGCCGGGCGATGCTGGCCATGTTCTACTGCCAGACCACCAACGCCGACAAGATCGCGAAGGCCACCGGACTGAACCGGGAGTTCTGCCGGACGATTTATCGACGGCTGCGAGAGAACAAGGTCATCACCGCCACCGGCCGACTTCACGTTGAGTGGTTTCACGAGGACCCGGTCAAAGCAAATCTGGCCTTCGCTGTAGACACCCTCGTCGCGGAAGGCACAGCCTGTCGTGGAGAGCCGGTGGACGGACGCCCAACATATAGAGCTACTTCACTTCTGTTGGGGGAAAGCGTGCCGGGGGGAGAACGCGGGGCGGCAAAAGCTTGATAGCTTTCCAGAACGGGGGCTTGTTGATAGCGGCGATCTGGGCGATCTGCCGGGACCCTGTTGGACCGTGGGCGATCTGCACGGCCGCTACACGGAACTCGCCGTCTACGTCGGCCATTTCTCTACGGCCGTCGTGCATTCTTTCCAGCCGAAAACGCAGACTTATCTTGTCTCCTATCCGGAGGAAATCGTAGTCGCCAACCTGGACGCGGAAGTCGGAGAGGTCGGTCAGCACGAAAAAAGTGTTTCCCATGTTTCCTTTTTACACCACCGGACAGGAACGTGGTGTATAACCGTTTGACCCGCATGGGTTTGGCGTCCTCAGGCCCCCATACCTGCTTTGCAGGGCGCTCTCTTAAGGCAGCCTAGGAGGGTGAACAAGGCCAACTGCTCTGGCCAACCTATCAGAGGTTGGATGCTCCGATCGTCTTTTCGTCACCGGTAGAAGTGGGTTGCAGACGGAAGGGTGGTCGGCGGAGGGATACTTAGGGAAATCAACTCTTTCCAGTCCAGTATCCAGCGAAGTAGGTAACGAGAAGATCGAGTTGAGCTAAAAGATCTTCCCATCGACATCGTCGATGACGGACTGAAACCAGAGACTCCAATAAACCGAAAACTAAAACCTAAACCCAAAAAGCTGTTTAACCTTTAACCAACCAAAGTCACACAAGAATTCATAGACAGATTAAAACGTATCAATTTATTTTTCCTATCTAACCACAAAAAATCGTGTACCAACCGATTTTATTTATTGACGACTAACCAACGCCTGAGGTAGTCCTACTGATTCACCGCTACATTTCAATTGTTTAAACCTTTACCTCGTTTCTAGCGAGCCATATACCGGGGACCCCACTGATGCCATCGTCACACGTGTCAGTTATACCCAAGAATTACGATGAGTTGGAACGGCAGTACGGACGCCTTATCTATTCGGTGCTTCTCAAGGCAAACAAGATCGAGAGAAACTTCGAGGACTTGCATTCGTACATCTGGATGAAGCTGATAGAAGCCCGGCTCCTTCTCCGATTCGAGGCAAAAATACAACGCCAGACCCCGAAGGTTTTATCGGCTACGCAAGCCTGTGATTTCCTGGGGGTTTCCTGGCAACAGTGGGAATCGGCTATGTGGTCCTACCACAAAGGCCAACCACGGAAGCGAAAGGACGGGACCCGTAAGCCGGGTCCCCGGAAGAGGGGCCACTGGATGCCCACTCCGATCAACTTGATGGAATTCCAGGTCCAGGGCCTGTTTGGCTACAACGCTAAGACCGCGCTGGTCGCTTTCGAGGATGTGATTCGACTGACTCTGGAAGAGAAAACCTTTCGGAAGATGGGCCGTGATGTCCAGGACGGAGTTGTTGTAGGAGAAAGTCGTCCTGAGGGTTATCTCAAGTTCCCGGAGGTGAAGCCGACCAAGGCCCAGTTCCAGAATTATCTGGTTATGGCTGTTTTGAACCATTACGCGAATTTCTGTCGGACCCAGGAGCGACGGCACAAGGAACGTCCGTACACGCCCCCGGCTTACAAGCGTAACGAGGAGGCACCGGCTTGGGAGTCAACCCTTCCCGATAAGTCGGCAAACGCTGACACCATGATCGCCCTTGACGAGGCTCGTCAGATGCTTTCTAACACCTTGCACGAGCACATGGTCGGCCTGGAAGGTTGTAAGCCTGTGAAGGAGACCGAATCAAAGGTCTTCACGTCGTTGGAGAACGGGGCTTCCCTTATGCAAGCCCTTAGAAATACCGAGCTTCCGCCCAAGGTCTGTAAGTCGGTAATCGATACGGTGCGACCGTTAGCCCGCGAATTTAGTTAGTTCTTTTGTTAGTATGCTTCGGGTGAGATGAACCGAGTTGCTCACCTGATCCAGGCTTCGGGGTCGTTACGCCGCCAGATCTGGGCCTCCTTGCCCTTTTCGGTACGGCTGGCAGACTTCTTCTCTCGTATGGCCGTCAGCACCACAGAGGCGTTTGGGAAGACCATCTACGGGGAATTCTTGGCCCACGGTATCACGGATGGGATGCCTGATATCAACGGGGAGCCAGCCTCTGAGTTCGATGCTACCCGGAAACCGATCGCGAATTACCTGCCACGTGGGTACGGGCGCGAGTATGGCAAGTCGGTTTTTCGGAAGCTCATGTCCAAGTTCCACCAGGGACCCCAGGTGACTGAACAAGTCATGCTCGATTTTCTGGTGGACTTCTTAGGCGGCGGTTCTGACGCCTTGAAGGAATCATACTCCCGCAGGAGTGCCGAGCGGTACGTGATGAACAAGCTGGAGTGGAACACCAAGAATTACATTCGGAAGAAGAAGGAAACCAGCGATGTTTATTTCAGCCAGGGGCAGGAGCGCCGACACGAGATACCGGTGTTCGATGAAGAGACGGCCGAACGAGAACTCATGCGGCAACTACCCCGACTCAAGTCCAGATTGAAGGCCATCCATCCGGACGCTCTTCTCTACATAAAGCTATCTCTGATCGAGGGTTATTCGGACCGTGAGATTATAGGTGACGTTGCTCGTGGTATAGAGTCCAAGCTGACGGACCCTTACACACGGCAAGGCAAGCCCTTGACAGAGGCGTCCTGGGGTATGACCTACAAGCCCAAGATCAACGCCCTGTTGCAGAAAAGCTTCAAGGACTTTCCGATTTCAGTGTAGTCTGGTCGAGTGTTGAACTCGATTCTACTGGGGACGTGTCTAGAGGTTCTCCGGACGCTGCCGGACGCTTCCGTGGACTCTATTGTCACCGATCCTCCTTACGGTCTTGGCGACCGGGAACCGGGAATCGACGAGATTATAGCCTATCTCTCAGGAGACTCCGACCTCGATACGGGTGGGGATTTCATGGGCCGGGACTGGCACATCCCGTCTGTTTCCGTGTGGAAAGAGTGTTTCCGGGTGTTGAAACCGGGCGGCCACCTGTTGAGTTTTGGCGGGACCCGGACTTCTGACCTCATCTCCTTGGGGATCAGAGCCGCTGGGTTCGAGAACCGGGACACAGTGGCCTCGCAATTCGCCTGTACGGTTCTGCAATGGGTCTACGGACAAGGCTTCCCCAAGTCCCGTAATATATCAAAAGCCATCGATGAGGAGGCCGGGGCCAAACGACAGGTGGTGGGCACCTACGATCCTAGGGGTAGATACGACGGGAAGAAGCGTACGTCGGCCGCCATCAGCGAGAATTGGAGGGAGATAGAAGGGCGACACGACGAGCGTGACCGTATGGATTGGTCCAAGGCTCCAATCACAGTCCCTGCGACGAAAGAAGCATGGGCGTGGGAGGGTTGGGGTACGGCACTCAAGCCATCGTGGGAGCCTATACTCGTTTTTCGGAAACCTTTGGAAGAATCAACGGTGGCTTCCAATGTATTGGCGCACGGCACCGGAGCATACAACATAGATGCCACTAGAATAACAAGCGGACGAAGACAAGCGACGGCTGGAGTTCGTACTGTAAGAAACGGAAAGGGGTGGGGAGTTGGACAAGGCGGGTCCGGTTACAGGCGCGGCACTGGGGCTACGTTTACGGATCAGGGGCGCTGGCCATCCAACCTTGTTGTCACACATGCGGACGGCTGTAAGATCGTAGGGTATAAGAAAGTACAGGCTCCGGTTATCAACCGCTTTGACGATGGCATGAAGCCGTTTGGAGATGGAGCGGGGCATCCGTACAGTTCTGAGCATCGCGGCGACGTCGAAGGCATGGAGGAGCTTCCTATCTACAGGTGTGCGGAGGGGTGCCCTGCCAAGGCGTTGGAGCGTCAGAAATCCGACTCTCCTCATTACTTCGGCCAGTTCCAGCCTGAGGAGCCGTTCCTGTACGCGGCTAAGGTGAATAAACGCGAGCGTGGGGGATGGTTGCCCGGCGACGAAGACAACAAACACCCGACCATGAAGCCGTTGAAGCTCATGGAGTGGCTTGTCAAACTCGTGACCCCTGTAGATGGTGTTGTGTTGGACCCTTACTGCGGAACCGGGACAACGTGTGCGGCGGCCATCGCTTCTAGGTGTAACTTCATAGGTATCGAGAAGGACCCAGAATCTCATGCGCTGGCGAGGAAACGCTTGTTGGCCTTGAAGCCGGAACTGGAAACCAAAGCCGACGAAGCCTCTCAGCGAGAGGCTTTTGAATTGATGTTCGACTTGGAACAAGATGATTGAACTCGCGTCGCTCGCCGGGCGTTATAAGCTCATATACCTGGACCCTCCGTGGGATTACTATGGAGACCCGGACAAGGATCAGGCGGCGGGCAAGCACTTCAATATGATGCCCTTCGACGAGCTTGTGAAGCTCCCGGTTCACAGCCTTATCGATCCTCCTGGTGTTATCTTCATGTGGGCGACCGGCCCCAAGCTGGACGAAGCCGTGGACCTACTGCGGATGTGGGACTTCTTCTATCGTGGTATTGGTTACATCTGGATCAAGACCACGAAGGACGGGCGTATAATTAAAGGACAGGGGGTCAGACCCTCCTTCGTCAAGCCGACAACGGAACTGGTAATCGTTGGTTCGACGGAGCCTCCCGAAGAGTCGGAGTTGGTTATTATAGGGTCCACTGAGGCAAAGGGGCGGACGTTGCCTCTCGAAACGGAGAGCCAGGGACAACTGATCTTCGCCCCTAGGCCGCCCCGGCATTCCGAGAAGCCTCCGGAGGCCAGGGAACGTATCGAGGAGTTGTTCGGAGACATCCCTCGTATCGAATTGTTTGCCCGGTTCCAATACAGGGGCTGGGATGCGTGGGGGTTGGAGTCAGAAGGCCCCATGCCAGCGATCCAAGCCCACTCACCTAAGCTCCGGGAAAGGCTCCGGGAGTTAGAAGTTGCACAAGAAGTTATGCGCCTCGTGGAAGAATTGCCTCAGGAGGAACGGTGAGGACCATTGAGAAGTTGCGCGAGCTTGGCACTCAGGAGCTAATCGATGTTGCTGACGGCGAAATCCAGGAACGCATAGAACTGATGAAGCAAATGGTAGGCGGGTTATATCCTTCTATATTGTCCGGGGAGATTGAGGAAATCGGCCGGTTACGTCTGGGAGAGGTTTTCGAGCGTCAGAAACTCGCGGCCCGCATGATCGTAGAGGAGTCTAATATGTTATCGATCGAGACATTGCGCGAACTTTCCAAGAAGGGAAAGCTAACAGAGGCCATTGTCACACAGGAGATCCGAGAACGGAGGGATATATTGAGTAGGCTGGTCGGTAGCACGCCCTACCAGATACAGTTGACGGACGAGATATCGGAAATCAAGACGTTACCCCACACCTAACCCTGGACATACCCTGCTTTCCTGAACGCCTCTTCGGCGTCGGGTCCCGCGCCTCCCCTGGCCAACCATTCGGCTAGATTCGTAAGATGCCCGGCTATGTCCGATTTCAGATCCTGGTCGTCCGGGTGATCTTGTAGCGCTTCCAAGCCGTTGAGTATGATGTTAAGAGATTCGGTCGGGTCCATAATTACTCCTCCATATAACAATTTCAAATGAGTGCTTTACTTTCACAGCTTATGCGTTTTTCGATGGGTACGGAGAGGTGGCACGCGCTCCCGTTTTCTCTCAAGTTGGGTCGTACCACATGGTCTGTGGCTACGGACGGTCACGTACTCTTGGCTGTAAAAACGGCGGGGGCCAAGGCGAGTAAGGAGTACCACGAGGACCTGGAAGAGATGCTGACGCAACCGGCCGCCGACCCAACCGAGCTAGATTTGACGAGGATCAAGGAATGGGCCGGGACTCCGCCCCTGGCTTTGATCCCGTCCGGGGAGGTGCTGGTCGAGTACCAGGGGGTTCTCCTGGGTACCCTCATTGACAGAAGAAAGCTGGCCTACCTGTTCGCAAAAGTCACAATACCCGTGGTCAGGGTGTGGGTCTACAGGGCTGGGGTGTTAGGATTCGAACCACCGGACCGGCAATGGAGGGCTTTCCTGGCCGGGTGTGACGCCAAGCCCGACGGAAGCGAAACAGTTTTCTCGGCCCAGATGACACCCTTCGAGTTGGCCGAGTTGGCCGACGGGGCTTAATCGTACTCAGACGCTTCCGAGGCTTCGATAAAGGCGTCCGCCAATTCGTATTTTATGAACCGGAGGAATTTGTCGGGGTCCTCCCAAACGTCTCCCTCCTTGAGCTTCTTCTGCAAGACATATTGCACGGCCCTGGCCTTTTCTCTTCGCTGGCCGCGCATCTCTGTCATAAACGAGTATTGAAACTCGTCGTCGTCCTCTTCGATCATGAAAATGAATATCTTACAGGTGAAGTCGAGATCCTTCAGATGTGCTTCCCACTCGTCGCCGTCTCTGCCCCAACCGGTCTTTTTGAGTTTCCAGTCTAACTCCTTGGCGACCTCGCGGAGAGCCTTATCTGCCTCCCGGTCGATCTGCTTTCTAACCCGATCGGGATCGTTAGTCTTGGCGGCAGCGTAGCGGGTGACGACTTTGTCAGGATCTACCATACTAAATTGTCCTCTTCTTTCTTCATTCGGAGCATGGCCACGATATGGGAGCCGAAGGCCACGGAGGCGTAGAAGCCGCCCGTCCAGCGCTTACGGTCATAATCGCTGTTGGTTTTCATGGCTCGTTCTCGACGCACTTTGATGTTGTTAGAAGCCGCCGCGAGCATGTCCTCGTTGTAAGGTTCCCAGCACGGGGCGTGCGCCATGACCCAGACAGTGTAATCGACCCAACCCTCCTCATAGAACGGATCGCCTTCTGGGAATTTGGACAGGGAGCCGTGAATCATCTCGTGAGTTAGTTTTTCTAAGAGTACGCCCGGCTTGCCTCCTAGGGTGTTAGCCAGCCTGATTTGCCCTGTCACGATGTTGAAACTGGCGTTTGCCCCGGACGAGTGGAATCCGTCGCTAACCTTGAGAATATTGGGTTTAGGCTCTGTCCCGTACGGTCCGAGAGCGTGTTCCACGAATTTATGGATACGAGGTGCCCATAACTCTACAAAATCGTTCCATTCAGGGTCGTCGAATACGTCACAGCTAAAAGTCTGGCTCACGGGGGCGTCAGACGCCTGACGGAGCAATTGCTGGACATCTTCGGTGAACACAGGGGCCATGCTTACGTAACCGCAAAAGTTCTTTTGGAAAAGAGTAGTTATGCAAGACGGATTTTCCATCCTTTCGCCCGCTGGCTACATCATGGATGTAAGCGTAGTCACCCCGAGAGGGGGACCGGGAACTTATGGGGGCGTCGTTGTCGCCCAACAGTTGCCCGGTGGCTCTGTCATGGCCCGTGGTGTGGGTCAACACTCACTAGCTGGCCCACGAGGGTACAGGCTTACCGGCCGACGGGGGACCATGCGGATCAACTGCACCGCTGGGCCGCCCGGTGGTAATCAGGCCGTGGCTTTTCTGGGGGTGGCCACCACGGACGGCAGCCCTCCAACCCGGCTGTTAGGAGTGGCTTTGGACCCCAACAACGTCCCTTACGGCATCATTGTGGACAATATGGGGTTCTCTGTAGGCAAGAGCGGTGTGATGGGGCCTCCCATCCTGGAAGGAACTCCTATCGAGATCCAGTTCGCGTGGGACGCCGATCATCTTGTTTACGCTGACGATCAGGCGGCTTTCCAATTTAACAATAACGTTGCGGTCTGGTATCCAGACGTGGCCTCGTGGGACCCGTTCACGCCCACGGTGTTATATGTTGGGACCACTTTGAGTGGGCTGGGACTCACCGAGTTCACAGGCACTGTGGGTAAGGTCCAGGTAGGCGGGCTTGTAACATTCGAGGTCGTCCCCGGAGCCGTGGTCGAAGAAGAAGAGATCCATCAGGGCAACGCCAATATGCCGGGCGAGTCCACCGTCGGCGCTGACATCAGTCTGGTGTTGGGTGGTGACACGACTATGGCCGGTGACTCCACCGTCGGTGCGGACGGGTCCGTAGTCTTTGACGCGATTTCGACCATGGCTGGCGACTCGTCCACGGCGATGGACATCGACATATACGATGAAGAGAGTTCCACCATGGCTGGTGCTTCCAGCGTTGCGGCTGGGGCCACCGTGAAGTACGGTGATGCTCCGACCATGGCCGGTGACTCCACTGTGGGCGCGGACGCTGAAGTCGCTTACGATGGCGTCTCAACTATGGACGGCGATTCGAGCGTGACCGCCAACGCCACGGTGACTTAGGAGGCGTAGATGGGTAAACCACGTAAGGCTTTTGAAGAGGCGTTGTCCAAAGAGGCCGCCCCCGTCAAGCGAGATAAGTTCTCCGTCAAGTTGGATGTCACGGTCATCCCTGACTACTCCTTCGGCGCGTACAGACGGAACGGCCCGCTTGAGGTGGATCAATACTTGGTGATGATCAAGTCCAACACTGGCGAGAGTCTGGACATCTATGTCGATGCGAACGGCGATCCACTACGGCCCACCCCCAAGCCTATCTACTTGCTCCAGGCAGTTAGAGAAGCTGTTCGGGAAAGCATCAAACGGCTATCGAGGTAACGGCCTACTATATAAGGATGTACCGGCCTCAAGGCGTCCTTGACGCCATCTAGCGATAACCATTGGGTATTTCGCGGGTCTGAATAAAAAAGAACATAAGGCCGTCGATTTCTCTTGCCAGACACCCCATCAAGGTGTACTTATATCTTGTACGAGTAACCAGTGAGTTAAGACAATGACTTCCCGGACCACATTATCAATACGCGCCAAGCAAGCGAAACTTGCGGCGTCGTGGTGCGTCCTGGGAGCCGCATATCTCGGTTGCGTCACGACCCATATGCCCGCCTCCGAATTTATTAGTCGCCAGAATTTGGAGGTGGATACATAGGCGGCCATTAGTTATTACTCGTGAGAGAGATCTAAGGCCGCCTAGGGAAACCCAGGTGGCCTTTGGCGTTTAAGGAGAATTTTCACAATGTTACGAAAACCATTACACGAATCTTATTTACGCTCCACGCGCACGAACTCATGGAGCGTGATTAGGCTTCCGGTAGAAGCTGACGGGCTGTAAACCCGTTCCCTTCGGGGTGTGTGGTTCGACTCCAACCACGCTCCACCAAGAAAGAGAGGATAGAACGATGAAGAGCCGAATAAAACGAAAGTCCGCAACCCGACTATGGGGTCGTGGCTCAACGGTAGAGCAGCGGGCTTTTAACCCGACGGTTGTGGGTTCGATTCCCACCGACCCTACCAATAGATAGGGTGCAGCGCCCGACTGGACGGGCACCAGCCTCTTAAGCTGGTCTGAAAAGGTTCGAGTCCTTTTGCACCCACCGTAGAAGCGTTGACGTTGTTCTTTGAAAATTGATGATTTCGGTGAGACGGTTGCGGTCGTGCGATCTTCGGGTCGAGCGGCAGTAATCGGATTCACGGGGTGAGGGCCTTTTGGCCCAAAAAGGTTCCTCACCCTTCTTTTTCCAGGGTAGCCAAGTGGTAAGGCAACCGGCTGTTAACCGGTACATCGTGGGTTCGACTCCCTCCCCTGGAGCCATCGGTGTAGGATCGGGCCATGCCTAATGACGATCGCGATCGTGTGGTTGATCGTAACATTCCTCCCGACGAACAACCGGCTGCGATCACCGCCGTGGGTAGGTTTGATATAGACAACTTCCAGGGCAATGGGTTGCAGATCTTCGTGGACGAGCAACACCACCTTTGTGTGAAGGGGCCGGACGGGACCATTTGTTATGTGGTTCTCTCGACGGTGCCTCCGGACACGTCAGCGCCGATCATACCCCCTCCTTATTTAGCGTGGGAGGCTCAAACCCCGAAGCCACTGCCAGACCCAGAGCCGACGCCTGTGGAGGTCGGAGAAAGGCCGACGCTGTGGGACCACTTGAGAGACGACGAAGGTAAGGATGGTCAATGAAGGTTCGATTCCTTCGCTTACCGCCAAGGGCGTTCAATCTGTCAGAGCATACAAGCGAATCGTCCAGTGGAAGGACATCTGGCTATCAACCGGAAAGGCATGGGTTCGAATCCCATTTTGCTAACCAATCTGCTCAAGCAACTCGAACGTTCTTACGGGTCAGGGGCTATGGAAGCCAACCGGATTCCAAATCCGGAGGATGGGGTTCGATTCCCTACTGGCCCGCCGCGCCTACGAAGTCTCAATGGTGGGACGCCTCTTTCGTAATGAGGAAATGGCCGGTTCGATCCCGGTCGTAGGCTCCTGTTTGCCCCTGTCGTCTAGTTGGCCAGGACAGCGGCCTCTCACGCCGCAAACACCGGTTCAAGTCCGGTCAGGGGTACCAATCGGCCCTATAGTTTAATGGCAGAACCGTGGGCTTTCATTCCACAGATCGGAGTTCGATTCTCCGTAGGGTCACTACGGCTGGGTAGCTCAAAAGGTAGAGCGCCTGACTGAAAATCAGGGCGTAGTGGGTTCGATTCCCACCCCAGCCACCATCGGGATGTGGCCCAGTCTGGCAAGGGCACCTGTCTGGGGGACAGGGGGTCGCCGGTTCAAATCCGGCCATCCCGACCACCTTATGTCCGTCTTCTTAAGGCGGGGTTTGGTTCAGCGGGGGCCTCGCCGCTGGGGTGAAAAACGAGGCCATGCGGGTATAATTCAGAGGTAGAATGCGTGCTTGCCAAGCACGATACGGGAGTTCGATTCTCCCTACCCGCACCAACGTTGTCGTCCGACGCCGGTCCCGGACAACAACGTTCGACGGTGCATACCGTTGAAACGGTCGGGGTCTTCGGGCACCTAACAGGATCGGCATATCGGGACCATGGAGATGGCATCCATTCTGAACGTAAATCAGAAGCAATACTGACCAGCACTGTAACTCGTTTCTTATATGGGATAGCTCCCTAAAAGTAGGAAACACCTCCACGGCGCTTACAAGCAATCTAGGTTCGAATCCTAGGGTCCCGACCAATCCGCGTTCATCCAGAACGATCTTACATGCATACGTTATGTGGGTTCGAGTCCCACTATTTCCACATCGGGAATATAGCCGAATTGGTACAGGCACTTGTCTACGGAACAAGCAAACGCTAAACAGGTCGATCGACTCGAACGCGGACTGACTTAGGGGCTTTTGGCGGGAGGCCGCCAAACTGTTCGACGCACGATACTCGCATCTCTGTCAGAGGCATCTGACACAAAGGGACGCAACCTTGTTACGTCTACACGTTCTTTGGGGTTCGACTCCCCAAAGCCCCGCCAGAGAGGGCAAACGACGAAGATGCCCGTTTTCGGGTCCTGTTTCATCTCATCCCCTCAGGATGCGTGCCTCGTACGGCACTGTGCGGGGCGAGTTCCCGAGAGGAAACACAGAGTGCCTGTGCCGGTCTTAGACCGGAGTGTGGTTCCTGGGGTCCCGATGAAGATGCCCGCCTACGGGTTCATTGACTCGTCGTCTGCCTTCTCTTTCCCCGCTTACTGGGGGTGTGGTTCCCCCGCCAGCACTGCTAAAGCTGGAGCAAAAATGCTCTTCAGGATTGTTCACTCGCCTCCTTCACGGGAGGCATCCAGCGGTTCTTACATGCAAATCCGGTTCAACTCCGGGAGCGGGGGCTATGCCTTCTGAACGCAAATGGATAGCGGCCTGATTGTGGGTCAGGTATTAGCGGGTTCGATTCCCGTCAGGAGGCCCGGTCGTAAGACCAAGCCTTTGGCCGAAGCTCAACTGGCAGAGCACCTGATTGTGGGTCAGGAGGAGCGGGTTCGAGTCCCGTCGGTCAACCCAAGTAGAGAATCTCTTGTTAGCCTAGGTTGGTATGACCAAGGCAACACGGATAGCCGCACGGTTCGCGACCGGAGATACGCGAGAGCGTCTGAACAAGGTCGAAGAACTGATGAAAATTGGTGGCTCGTTTTGGGAAGCCAGCTACGACGGCTACTGGATCATGTATTATTCCAAGCAAGGGTCGCACGGAGACGAGTCCCATATAACGGCTACATTGGATAACGTGGACTCCTTGTTAGAAGACGGGACGGCAAAGCTTACTCTCAACTATAGCGAGGGTGCCGACTACGAGGGGTCGTTCGGACGGCGTGAGAAAGAGATTCGAATTCGAAGCGGTGAGCGGGATTTGAAGAACGGTCTCAAACAGGGGGAGCGCCTGTTCAAGCAGTGGGAACGAGAGCGCGAACGTAGAACTCGATAAATTTATGCCGGGGTGGTGGAACTGGTAGACACGCCAGATTTAGGATCTGGTGCTCGAAAGGGCGTGCAGGTTCGATTCCTGTTCCCGGTACTAACATTGTGACGAGAATGCCGGTATAGTTCAATGGCAGAACACTTGTCTTGTAAACAGGATACGAGGGTTCGATTCCCTCTACCGGCTCCATGGATCATAGCGCGGCGGGAAAGAAAGGTTACGCGAAGGTTAGCAAAGTCTTAGACAAGTGCCGTCAAAAAAGGCACGACGAAGCCGTACGCAAACACGAACAAGCTGCCCCTAAATGTAAATTGTGCGGGGAGCCTCTGCCTTACGAGAAACGCTATGGCAAATTTTGTAACCATTCCTGCGCGGGTAAATACGTCAACTTCACGAGGCACCGGGTAATTAAGGACCCGAGATATTGCGCTGCGTGCGGCAAGCCGTCGGGTAAGAACAAGTATTGTAGAGACTGTATCGACGAGGGGGTACATCTTTCCAGTCGGCGGAAGAAACTAGAAGATATCAAAAATTCAGCCAATATTCGCCGGTATCTGTTACGGACTAGAGAGTACAGATGTGCGAGTTGTGGCCGAAAGACGTGGATGGGTCAGAAGATACCTCTTGAGGTCGATCATGTGGACGGAGACCATAAAAACAACACTGAAGAGAATCTTAGATTGATATGCCCTAACTGCCATGCTTTGACGCCCACTTATAAGGCTCTGAATAAAGGTCGTGGGCGGCCGAACCGAAAGTAAACCAAGGGGATGTACGCATCTGGTGAAGCGGCCGGATTGTCGATCCGGTGAGGCGAGTTCGATCCTCGTCATCCCCGCCAAATCTTCTTATGTTGACACTAAAGCATGTACTCCTACGACCGTCGGACGGCGTCCATCCCACGCCTACAGGGTGCTATTCTCAAGGCCATGCGGTCCCTCAAGAGCAACTTGGCGGAACTGGACGAGACTTTGATGGGCGATTCGGACGGGAAGTGGGACCCGGTACAGGGTCTCTCGGAGGATGTTCTCCACGACGCCAAGAACCTTCTAAAGGCGGTTAAAAGAGTCAACCAGTTTCGGGACAGTCGCAGTGGGTTGTTCATGCGTTGACCATTTACAAGCCCTATCGGCTTGAATTCATTACACATGGGTGGCGCAATAGCGCCGGTTTTGAGTGTCAAAACGGCGAATTTTCGCACTAGCGTTTTGACGATTTCCGGTGTAATATTGAGGGGATGGCGCACCACCCTGAGATATTGAAGTTAGATGACGGCGGCCTGTGTCGGGCCATGATCCTGATCTCCAGGCACCGTCTGTTCGAAGAGTTAACTCTAACACCTTGGGAGCGAGGCTTTACGAAAGAGACTCCCGAGTGGTGGGCACGGGCCGGTGGCCTAACCTGGAAACAGCGTAGAACGGCTCGTGTGATTCTGAGCAAGACAACCAGAGAGTTAGAACGCCGGGCACAGCTTGGCGAGTGGATCGCGGAAGCGGTTGGTTAGGAGAGAGCTTTTGGAGAACAACACAGCTTACGTGGTATGCGGGCCTATATGTAGTGGGAACCGCCTCCTCGCTTCCATCTTGGTGCGTTGCGGTTGTGCTGGAGAAGGCAGTGCCAATCAACCGGGAACTGTAGAAGACATCCCTGACGCAAAGGGGCCTTACGTATGCATCTTCCACCAAGACTTGGACTCTTGGGTGGCCGCCTTGAAAGGCAAAGGGTACGGACAAGTCGTGTGTATCGTCATGGTAAGAGAACCCGTTGCCAATCTTCGTAGTATGAGGAGGAACCAACAAGAGTTCCTTTTCCATAGGACAGCGACCATCGCTCGAAACATACAAGACATCAGGTCCACGGACGCGCACTTGGAAATACTAACGTACGAAGGACTTTGCGAGGAGGCTCTTAGGCTCTGGCTCCCTACTATCGGCCTGACGTATAAGCCGGGGCCTCTTGAACTGCCAGGGCAAAAAATTTCTGGGGCCATCCAGATTCAGAATAAGAAGCATTACAACGAAACCCCGATAGAGGAGTTTTAGGGGAGTACAGACAAGGGGTCGGTCTGGCCTTGCAAGCCGGATGCGAGGGGTTCGATTCCCCTACTCTCCACAAATTAGGGGAGGAACAGACATGGGGTCGGGGTTCCCTCGCACGGAACTTTTGGCGGGTTCGATTCCCGTCCTCTCCACTGAGTTTTGTCATTGTGTCACGCGAAAATTAGATTGGTCGGAGTTTTGTCATTCCATTGTTTCCAAGGTTCGAGCCTTATTTCATTGAGTGTGGAAATGTTGGAATGACGAAATGACAAAACTTGTGGGAGGTGTAATATAGGTTGTCCCATATGGGGTCGTAAAGGTTTCGACGGAGGTGTGGAATTTACTACTGCGTGTCCCGGTTGATCGGCTGGCCGGGTTATCAAGCCGCTCAAACATAACTGCGAACGATAACGCAGCACCCCTGGCCATCGCGGCCTAGGGCGTCCCGCCAGAGAATCCGGCGTCTTTGGATGGGGCGACGATTAGCCGGTGCAGTTGAGGCGCAGTCTCTGGTCGTCCTCAATCAAGGTTGTTTAGACCAGTGGTGGAAGTGGCAGCCGTGAGGCCGCCCCCAGGTTTTGCCCGCTCCGGTGGTGTTCCTGTCAAAGACACGAAATGGAGCTACACACGTAGAGGTGGTAATTAGTAGCACTTTCGGACGCGGGTTCGATTCCCGCCGACTCCACCGATTGGCCCTGGAACACGTACCCTATTCGGTGCCGGGTAGGGTGAAGATGCACAGGGCACCCGTGCTGGTCCCGATCAGGCCAGATTGTGCGTTTCAAGGCCAATCAATTATACCCATGTCCGACAAACCAAAATTACTCAGCGATCCTGACGCTGTAGCGAAAGCGTCAAACCGGCTTTTCGAGGCTCTCGAACACCCTCCGGGTCGGCGTCTCCACGCTGGCTTGTACGGGTCCGAAGAACAGCCCACCAAGACAGACGGGGGGTACGAGTGCCCTGACTGTAAGGGACTCCTGGAGCGGGACAGACGACCTATACGAGATGCTTCGCTATACCGGTGCAAGACCTGTAGCACTAACTGGATTCAGTATTGGCGGTCTAGAGCGAACGGCGGCTGGCGGAAACGCTAGAGCACCTCTCCCACGCACATCCCACAGTTGTAGTGGATGCCCGGCGCACAGGTGATCTCGACCCCGCTGTCGGCCTGGAAGAGCATGATAATGTCGGAGCCGCCAAACAAGAAGTAGCCGAACTCCTCACCCTTCTGGAGATAGGCCCCTTCCACGGCGGTCATGTTCACGGACGAGACCTGAGCCATGCCGATCGGCAGAACGGCCACTAGGCCAACGGGCGAGTCGAAGATGATCAGCCCACGGGTCTGGGTGAACTCGTACCCACCCCCGTCCGGAGCGGTGAAATGTCCGTCCCGGATTTGCACATCCAGATAGACGTTCTGTTGGATGGCCCGGCACTCAAGGACGGTCCCGGCCACGGGAGCACGGAACCGGTGGTAGTCGTTCGGACCCAGGAACGAATGCATGAAGAGGCCACCCCGGAAGTCCTCCTTGAAGGGACTGTCCTCCAACAGGTCGATGATCTTGTACCGGTGGGTGAGCTTTATGATGATCTCGTCATCGTCGGTGATGTGGAACTTCTCCTTGAAGACGGAGTCGGCCGGGGATGTGATAATGTCGTCGTTCTTCATACCGGCCACGGGACGTAGGCCCTGGCTGATTTCCCGGCCGAAGAACTGGTTGAAGGTGAGCCAGCCCGACGGGTTCTTCATGTACTGCCATGCATTGAAGGCCGGGTCGTCAATAAAGGTCTGGATGTACTTGGCCGAGTCGGTTGTGTTCAGGTAGCTTCCCCAGTCGTCGGCAAAGTTACGCATCCAGGTATTGAACTCGTCCGACTCTTGGAGCTTCCGGCCAGACGGCTGGTCTAACAGCCAGTAGAACTTGGCCAGCATGTAGAAGCACTCCTTGTCGTAGTCTTCTCTGGGGCACCACTGGACCATCTCGTTCAGGTAGTGATAATAACCGTGTTTGCCTTCCAAGCCTTCTGGGAACTTGTCGGCGTCCCGAATCCCACCCCTCACGGCCTCTTTCTTGGCCTCTGAGATGGAGTCTTCTAACAGGGCCTTCCAGCCTTCGTGTTTCTTGAGAAGCTCTTTCAGGGCGATGACGGTCGGTTGATCTGACATGTTAGCTCCTTTCGGGCGGGTAGGCGGGTCCCGTAGCTCCTATACAAGCTGGTACCCCTATCCCGGCTTGAGCGCAGATCTCCATGATCTTTCGCAGTCTCTGTTCTTTCGAAAGGGTGCCTACCCTCTCATCGGCCAGAACCGAGATTTCGGCAAACAGGTTTAACATCTCGTGGTGTTCCATACCGGCTTTGATACACCGAGACGATAAGTTTATGCGGGGATAACTCAGTTGGCCAGAGTGCCTCTCTTACAAGGAGGAAGTCGTCGGTTCGACCCCGGCTCCCCGTACCATTTCCTAGTAGCGTTCCACGTAGGTTCGAATCCTACTCAGGGTACCCAATGGATGTGGCCTACTAGGAAACATGCTGGGGTGGCGTAATAGGCAGCCGCGCTGGACTCAGACTCCAGTGGTCGAGAGACCGTGCAGGTTCGACTCCTGTCCCCAGCACCGTTTATTGTTTTGTAAATCCGCGTGTTCATATCTCACATTGTAGAGAAATGGAGCAGCAATGGGTGTCAAGAAATCTGAAATAGGAACCGTTATCGGTCAGGAGGCTGTTCCGGTAGACCTTTCCGAACAGGCCACACCGGGAGTCTTGGCAAACATCCACAGGTTGTACGCCAAGGACGTAAGCGGGATAGCCGAATTATTCACCCAGGACGACGCCGGTAACGAGATCCAAATCACGAGCGGCGGCTCGATCGCAGGTGGTGGAGCGCCGATCGACATTGGGGTTTCCCTCGATTCAATTACCGATCAGACCACCCTTGACGCTGCCCCGTCGATCCTGAAAATCGACAGAGTTACCAACGTCATTCCAGGTTTCTCCAAGGGACCGCTCGTCGTTCTATCGTACGTGTTTGCCAATGATCCGTGCATCTGGGCAATGAAGTATCAAATAACGATGCTTCCCCCCGATGGCCCTTCATACTACCCCTGTTATAAAAGCGGCGGTGCGATGGGTCGTATGAGCGTTGGCGTTTCCACTTTGACCGCTACAGCCACCTACTACGAAGAGATGGACGGTTATCGTATTTCCATAACGAAGAACAAGGGGAAGGGCGGTAACATTGAGATTGAAGTCCAATCGCAGAGTTCTGGAGCGGCCACCGTGGATCTCTTCTGCGAGATGTCCATCATAGAGTACCAGCCCAGCGGTCCTATCTAAACGTGGAACCACAGGTCACTGAGCTTCTTGACAGGCTCAAAACGCTACGGGCGGAGGGGCCGGACGCTTACTGGTGCGAGCATGGGGTTACGCTCGTCGAGAAGCCCAGCGTCGATACCATGGCGGAGTGGTACAACCTGAATCGCCGGTTTCCTCAATACTGGCTCCACGTGTTCTCCCTGTGTAACCCGGACGGAGCCAAAGCCATGTTCTTGGACTCTGTTAGAGACCTCTTTCCTACGCCAGCATCCGAAGCAATGATCAGGCATCATACTCTGAGAGCGGCAACGCCTCGTAAGGTGATCGACGAACAAGAAGCTTACGCCATGGACAACTATAAGACGTTGCCCTCAGACGACCATGGTGCCTTGAGAACACAATCCATCTTGTTGGTACGAACGTGCCAGTGGCTCAGAAACCTGCATACTCTCGCGCCTGTGTGGGCCGGTGAGTCGCTGATGGTCACTTACGAAAGAGCCACACTGGACCAGCCGCCGCGAAGTATCGCCGCCCATATTGGTGGCGTTTGGCGGTCCAAAATCACATTGGCTCAGTGGTCAGGTAAAGAACCATATAATTCGGTGTAGAACCGCGACATGGAAAGGGTCGTGATCACCGGGCTGGGTGTTGTTACCGCCCTTGGTAACACTTTAGGCGAGTTCGAAAAGAATCTGCGGGAGGGTCGGTCCGGAATCGCCTATCACGAAGATTTGGAAAACTTCCGGTGCCAAGTGGCGGGTATCCCGGAGGCCACGGACACGTTGGCGGAAGTCTACTTCCCAAAAAACCGGTTGGCCTACATGGACGATGTCAACCGTTATGGTTGTATCGCTGCGGTCAAGGCATGGGAAGACGCCGGGCTTGAGGTCCCGCCTTTGGGAGAGGGGCCTCCTGACTGGGACTCAGGAGCCGTAATCGGCTCAGGGAGCCATGCCGGACATCGCGCTTTGGCGGAAGATTTGTCCCCGGCCGTTGTCTCAGGCAACGTGCGTAGGCTGGGTGCAAAGCATGTTCACCGGACCTTGTCAGAAGGCATTGTGGCCCGTACCGCTGAGTTTCTAGGTTTGGGGAACAAGGTAATCGCTGCCAGTTCCACGAGCGCTACCGGGCTGGCGGCCATCCTGGATGGTGTGAGGCATATCCAACACGGCTACGCCGACAGGATGGTGTGCGGCGGGGCCGAAGGCAGCGGACCCTACGCCTGGGCGGCCCTGGACGCTGTACGTGTGACAGCGAAAGGCTACAAGGACGAGCCTCATAAAGCGAGCCGCCCTATGAGCAAGTCGGCAACCGGCCTCGTGCCCAGCGGCGGGGCTGGTGTTGTGGTGCTCGAAAGACTCGAAAGCGCGGAACGTAGAGGTGCTCGAATCTACGCCGAAGTGTTAGGACACCACACGAACTGCGGGGCGCAACGGGAGGGCGGCAGCATGACGGCCCCAAACCTGAACGCCGTCCAGCGTTGTATACGAAAGGCTCTCGTCAACGCGAAAATCAGACCTCTCGATGTCAGCTTCATAAACGGCCATCTGACTGGCACGATGGCAGACGCCCTGGAAGTACGGTGTTGGCGAGAGGTTTACGGGGACTCCGACCTCCCTTACATACATTCAACGAAGTCTCTCTTGGGTCACACGCTTCAGGCAGCGGGAGGAATCGAGGTCGCCGCTTGTTGTCTCATGTTGAGAGGCGATTTCATACACCCTTCGATAAACTGTGAAGATCCTATCCCCGAAATTGAGGATCAACGTGTCCCCCACCAAACGGAGGAGAAGCCTCTCTACATTGCACTCAAAGCAAACTTCGGCTTCGGTGATGTGAACAGCGTGATTGTGTTACGCAAATGGGAGAAGTGATGAGCAAGGATGAAATTTTACAGAAGGTGGTCGAGATTCTTACTCCTTACTCGGACGAGCCGGAAGCCATGCCAACAGCGACGCCCGAACAACATTTAAAAAAGGAGCTTGGGGTCGATTCCTCCCACATGGTAGACGCCTCTATGGAATTCGAGGATGAGTTTGGGATCGAGTTGACGGACGAAGAGGTTGTCACTTTCAAGCACATGCATCACGTTATCGACATGATTGCGGCCAAGCTCGATGGTCGGTAACGACATCGTAGACCTGAGAGACCCCAGAACGTTTCGAGTGCATCCTCGTTCCGACTCTCGAATCTTTACAAGAGCCGAGAAACAACTGATCGAGTCCAGGCACATTCGGTGGGGGTTATGGGCCTGTAAAGAAGCAGCCTACAAGGCATGTAAAAGGCTCGACCCGTCGGCGGTGTTCATCCCCGTATTATTCGAGGTACAAGGATGGGCGGATAAAGTGGCGGTTCATTGGAAGCGTCAGACGGTTCAGGTATGCGTGGAGACGAACGATGACTTCGCGCACGCCTGGACCGCTGGGTCCATAACGGCAATAGGCAAACGGGACACAGAGGCTCGATTGCTGGCCTCTAGGATGCCAGGGGGTCAAGAGTCATTTGCCTACCACGGAAGGTTTGTAGCCGTCGCTGTGTTGGCGGAATGTGAGTGTGTTAATACTTCATCTTCAACTTGTATCTAAAGTCGTTTACATCACTCAGAAGGGTCTCGGCGGTGCGCGTGAGCTTTTCGATCTCTCTTATCTCGTTCCGGTCAATCTCTTCCATTTTCATAACGCGGCGAGCATTAACGAGCGCCAGTTGTAGGCCATTGGCGTGGTCTGAGGCCCGGTCAAGTTCCTCGAAGGCTTCGGCCAGAGGTTTGGAGGCTGTAAGAGCTTGCTCAAAGGCTTTTCTTGGGTCCATATCTATATCTCCGTATAAGTCTTTTCAGTATTATTTTGCGAGAGTGGCGGAATGGCAGACGCGCCTGACTCAAAATCAGGTGTCCGAGAGGGCGTGAGGGTTCGAGTCCCTCTTCTCGCACTATCTGGGTAGCTTGTCGATGTGCCTCAGGACGTGGCGTCGGATCATTTTCTTGAAGGCGGACGGGATTTGTCGTTCGAGGTTCTGTCGAGGCATGGCCACATTGAAGACGCCTTCGGCCTTGAGAAAGACACGGCGGGTATACCGCTCGAACCAGTAGCGGAGTTTCAGCTTTACCCCGTCTTTTTCGGCGTACACTTCCACAGCACCATCGACGGCAGCGGCCCCCTGGATGACCGGGACGGTAATATCCCACCCCTGGTCCTTGATTTTCTTGACCTTAGCGGCGGCGTACCGGTCGGCAACTACGGTGGCTTCAACCATCCTAACGGTATTTCCAGAGGTCCATGCGGATCTTGTTCGCGTCGCGCTCTATCTCTTCCGCGTCGCCTACAAGGCGGTCCACGTCTCTGTGCATTTCCCGGAAGGTGTGGGACCAGCCGGATAGGTAGTCTCTCGCGCCGGTAAAGAGGGGGATGGCCTTTTCTATATGATTGATGGCCTCGTCCAGTTGTTTGAAGGCGTCCTTACCGGCTTGCTCTACGCTTGGCTTCGGGGCGGCTGACTTATCTTTCCAGCGGTCGTGGTCCATGTTTATATAATCACACAAAACCATTTGCGAGAGTGGCGGAACTAGGCAGACGCGGGAGACTTAAAATCTTCTGGCCGAGAGGTCGTGCGGGTTCGATTCCCGCCTCTCGCACCATCGGTGTAATCTAGAACATGCCCTGTCAAAGACGTGAAGCTTGGGAGCCGACGCTAGAAGAGTTCTGTCAGTTGGTACAGGCAGTACGCGACGAAAAGCTCAATTGCTCTCACAATAACTACGGACGGTGGAGTTTTTGGAGGGTCGGCGTAGCCATGGTGGACGCTGCACAGCACGTTATTCTGGACGCGGACACTGGCCGCTTTTGTTGCCAGCGGGGTTGGTTGAACGAGGACGAGGCGCTATCCCTGCTTGGGCTGCGTCCCTGAATTCGCCTACATAGCACAATGGCCAATGCACTCCCCTGGTACGGGAGAGATCCTGGTTCGATTCCAGGTGTAGGCTCTACTCCTTGTGTGTGACGACACCGAAAGGCTGATTAGCGGCTTTTCGGTCGTTTCCCCGGTGGGTTAGCTCCGCCACGCAGTCAGGGCAGTCGATGACCACGTCCCGGCTGAAAGGCATCATGTCTCCGACAGAACGGCCACAGGCTGTTATCCGTTGGAGCACGTTTCCCAAGTGGGTGTGCTCGTCCTCTTCGCCCGGCGTGAAACAACCAAGGATTTCGGAGAAGTCGGGCAGGTTGCAAATCTCCAACGTGCCTTCTTTGAGCTTCTTTTTGGACATGCTGTTCCCTACACCGGGCCGTTAGCTCAGTGGCCAGAGCACTCGCCCTATAAGCGAGCGACATGAGTTCGACTCTCATACGGCCTACCAGGAGGTTAGAATGAAGAAAGTCAAAGACACGGGTCCCAAAGCCCCTAAGATAGATCCGGAAGCGGTGGCCAAAGCGCTTGGGGCAAAGGTCGTCAAACCAGAAGGTAAGATGTTAGAAGCGATTCGACGGGCGGCTTTCTGGTTTCCCTCGTTGAGGGGGAAATACTAACACGGGGAAGTAGAACCGGCATTGGTGTCGGCCCTGACTGGAAATCAGTGGGTACCTTCACGGGTATGGGGTTCGAATCCTCCTGCTTCCGCCATGCGAGCGTAGCCTAACGGTCAGGCGGCTGCCTTCCAAGCAGCACCAAGTGGGTTCGACTCCCATCGCTCGCTCCACGCGGGTATGATCTAGGGGTATGATGCCAGCTACCGACGGTGTAATTACGTGGATGCACTGGAAGAACGTAATTATCGTGGCGCTGGCCCTCCTTGTGATGCTGGAAACCGGTACGATTTACCACCTCCACAACAAGGCCCAGGTAGCGCGGCAAGCGGCCGAAAAAGAGATCGAAGAGGCCCATGCAGAGACCCGATCGGCCATTAATAACTGGAGCCGGATGCTCGATGATTGTAAGAAAAGACAAAACGAGCGGAAGGACGAAGAGTGGGACGAGACGATCGGGAGGATAAAGGGTCATATCGATTGGCTGATCGCCAAGGCCCGAACCTGTAAAGAGCAAAAACAGGGCTACTGCGGGGGTCAGTAAAGTCGGTGTTCTTTTGGTAATAACGGTAGGCATGGGCTATGGGTACGACAGGCGCGTAGCATTCGAGGCCACCAAAGCCGACCTGGAGAGGCGGATCGATGAGTTAGTCGATATCGTCATCCAAAGGGACATGGACAGGGCGCTTCCCCTCTACCGGAAGTTGTTCAAGGACATGGGGGTCGTCAAGAAGCCTCGTAAGAGCGAGTTGGCCTACTACATGAAGAAGCCCGACCACCTCGCGGCCAGCCTTCGTAGGCACCTGAGAGACTGGGAAAACATACAACACCAGAGCCGGGCCATCCAAGCCACGAAGCCCAAGGCCCAGGAACTGCTCAGGCACGTGAAGGCCATCCAGGGTCTTCAACGGGAGTTAGAACGAGACCCAGGAGCCTTCTACTTCCGGCTGGCCTTGAGACGCCTCGAACTCGACGACCTTGAGTCGCTTCTAGAGAACTTTTTAGATTAGCACCCTTTGTCGCGGTCCATCTGGGATGGTGCCGGGTTGCAACCCCGGTGAGGTTCGGGTTCGACTCCCACCCGCGACTCCATGGGGGCATAGCATAATGGACAATGCGGTGGCCTTCTAAGCCATTGATCTGGGTTCGATTCCCAGTGCCCCTGCCAACCAAGTCCCCATAGCTCAACGGACAGAGCGTCGGTCTCCGGAACCGAAGATGGAAGTTCGATTCCTCCTGGGGACGCTACAAGCCCCTGTAGCTCAACGGACAGAGCGTCCGGCTACGGACCGGAAGATGGGAGTTCGACTCTCTTCAGGGGTGCCATCTCGGAGCTAAGTTGAATAGTGGGTCCCTTGTCAGGGATTGACAACCCAGTCGGTTAGAGTCCGGCCTCCGAGTCCAAGTTTGGTGTAATGTACGGTATGAAGTGCCGTGGCTCAGGGTGGATCGGCGGTGGCTACCGTAAGGATCTTGAGGGGGAGACTTTCAAGATCACGTGTTCGTATTGTTGGCGGCAGATTGATGTCGTCCCGATAGCCCCTGAACCTAGAACCGATCTCCGTAAGGATGGGTCGGTGGTCATGGTGGTCCGCAAACAGATGGTTGATCACGAGTTCGGTAGCGCGTGTGCCATGCGCTGGCGCAGAGACGGGAACAGTTGGCTGTTCTTGACAGCCATCATTCTTACAGTTATCAGTTTAATTCACCTTGTGTTGTCTGCATTTTGACGGAGAACCCTATGAGGATTTGGAGCCAGAAGCCCCCAACAGGTCATTAGTGATGACCTGTTGGAGGACGAATGCACCGAAATTATAGGCGTAAACTCGCTAAGCATAACCCTAGAAAAGAAGGCAAAGGCTGGCGGCGGACACCTCCGTCTCTTATCCCGTACCGGAAAGCTTACTGGCAGAAGCACCGGGCCAAGGTTCGAGAATTGATGGCCCACGGGCGGTACGACGATATCCAAGACCGGCACCCGCCCACCATCTGGTGGGACATTTACTAAGTTTTTGTTATTCCGCCGTTGGTATGGATTCTTTGAAGGCTTCCGTTAGGGTCAACTTCAAAGTCAAAGTGTCACGCTCGCCGCAACGAGTACGTGATTCCAACGACTACATCATAAGTGTTTCCGAAGAAACTCCGAAGCGTGTACTCACTCATCAGTTGAATGTCTCCGTACCCTTCGGCAAGGAGCCAGAGGGAAACTATCAGTTCCCCTCCTTACCGGACAAAGTTGCCAACAAAGTCTCGGAAATGATCGCGGAAATACATGCTTCTTCCGTCACACGGCTCGCTGGCGGTCAAGGCCGTTGGAAAGCATAGGGTTCTTCGCAACGACCCATGGAGGGAGGACGGTTTCATACGCCGGTTCGCAGGGGTTCAATTCCCCTCGTTGCGACCATAGGCACGTAGCTCAACGGAAGAGCACTACCTTGACACGGTAGGGGTTGGCAGTTCAACTCTGCCCGTGCCTACCAGGGAAGACAATCCGGTATCGGTATCGGCCCTGACTCGAAATCAGTGGGCACCGAAAGGTGTGGGGTTCGAATCCTCTGTCTTCCGCTAACGGTAAGGGGCTATCTTGACGGTGGTGCCCCGCAACGCCGATATCGGGAGTGAGAAGTTGTGTAAGAGGTCGTCCCAGTCTTGCGGGCCGCCAACGATTTCCAGGTACCGTTCGAGACTTAGCTTCTTCCCAAAGGCGTTGTCTCCCACTACTTCCCACGGCAACGTGACGGCGAGGGTTTCCGGCTTTCCAAACCTCTGTGCTTCTTTTCTGATCCACTCTTTCCTGTGCTTCTCTCGTTTTCTCACGTCGTCTCTTGTAGCGGCGTCTTGCTGCGACCATTCTGGGTGTTTCGCGGCCCATACAGCGGTCAGGGCGTCCTGGATTGATTCGGGGACTCCGTGTACTTGTGCGGTCTCAGGAGACGATGTGAAAAACACCTTGTTGACATCCCGACGCCCTCTAGGGAACTCGAAGTAAACACTGTCGTAGATATCACGAGGCTTAAGGCCGTACGCTTCGGCCACCACGGTCGCCACGTCCATGGCGTCAAAGGGTTTGAATCCCTGTTCACGAATCAGGGCGGCGTTGATGGTTGAGGTTCCGTGGAGCACAGTGACGGTACCATCGTCGTTGATCCCAGGCTTACGTGAACGTGTTTCAACGATGTATTTGGCGAACCGTCGATCGTAACTATACATGGAGAGTAAACCTGCAACGGTGTGGGGCCAGACTTGAAATCTGTGCGAGCCTTCGGGCCTGGGGTTCGACTCCTCTGCTCTCCGCCTAATCGATCATCCAGTAGATGTTACACTTGTAGGTACGGTGGGCCTTTCCCATTGCTTCCCAAAGCGCCCCGGCTGGATTCATATCCTGCCCCTCTTTTTCGTCGGGCGGGAAACCCATCTCGATGGCTAGTTCACGAGCTTTTTCGAGATAGGCGTCAACTCCTCGCATGGCCCTCTGGTATTTTCTCCGGAGGCTCTTGTCATATTTTGGTTCCCACCCCTCTTGGCCGAACGAAGGGCCTTTGGTTCTACGGGCTGGGAAAGCCACCCTGTTGGCCAGAGCCTTCAGGTCGGCGGCTATTTTCTCACGGCTGGGTTCGGCGGTTTCCGTGTAGGCCAGAATCCGTTGGAGTTCAGCGGCAAGCTCTTTGGGTGAGGCTATCTTTTCCATGCCTCTGTAGTCTTATCAAATCTTTTGGAGAGTAAATTCGCGTGGCGCGGAACTTGGTTGCTAACCAATGGGCACCTTCACGGGTGTGGGGTTCGACTCCTCTGCTCTCCGCCATACGGGTGTAGCTCAATGGCAGAGCGACCGGCTTTGACCCGGTTAACGTTGGTTCGATTCCAGCCACCCGTGCCAAGATATTCGGGCGTCGTACAATGGTAGTACGCTAGGTTCTGGCCCTAGAGACGGTGGTTCAATTCCATCCGCCCGAGCTATTGATACGGATCTGTGTTATGGTTCGTAGTATGACGACCAAGAGATGCACGGTGTGTGGGGAGCGGAAAGACACAGAGCAATTTTCTAAAATCGAGCTAAGAAAGACGGCCGTCATCAGTCGTGTAAGAAGTGCCACCGGGCGTATCTAAAAAAACACTACGAGGAGAATAGGCAGTATTATGTAGACAAAGCAGCTAGACATAGAGATAGGGTTAGAGCGTTGGTGGACAAATTAAAAGACAAACCGTGCGCGGACTGTGGAAACTCTTTCCCACCGATCGCAATGGATTTTGATCACAGAGAGGAAAACGAAAAAACGGGCACTATAAGCAGCTTGGTCTACAACAGAAGCATGGAAGAGATTTTAGAGGAAACGAAAAAGTGCGACGTTGTGTGCGCTTGTTGTCATAGGATCAGGACATATGCGCGGGGGCAATACACTGGAATTTAGGGTGGGGTCACTCATGGGGCGACCGCTGGGAGTCGAACCCAGTCTTCACCGTGTAACAGACTGACAACGTTCTATAACACACCGATTATTTCGGGACGCGCCTCTGGCCGGGGCGGCACAACTTCCGCTGGCTTCCAACCCTTTTCACGGGCGGCGCTGTACACGTCGGCAAGGACCGTATCGCCCTTGAATGTGTAAGGATTGTTGGTGAGCCGTTGGACAATCTGTGAGCCTTGTTCGGCTGGCAACGCATCGATTTGTATGTGACGGCAAAGCCTCCCCTTACGGCGGGTGGCCGGGTCCATCTCCAGGGTCTCGGCGTTCGTGGTGGCGAGAATCCGGATGTCCATGATGGACCCCAGGATACCGTCCCCCAGGTTCAGAAGGGACGAGATGGTGTTCATGTCCCCATCCTTACGCTTGACGAGAGCCTTGTCTCCGTCTTCGAGGATGAGAATGATGGGGCCGTTGATCTCGTTCTTGGCGTTGAGGAGAGCGGGCAACAGTTCCGGAGCACCAAGGTCGCTCACCATCTGAGGAGGAATGAGGACGAAGGCGGCGTTGGGAACCTCTGTCAGAAGGGCGCGGACCAGGAAAGTCTTTCCGGTGCCGGGAGATCCTGAAAATATAATCAGCCTTCCACACGGGCCTGGAGTCTTGAGGTCCGCGACGACGTGGTCATAGTCAGCAAGGACCGCGTCCGTGTAGTTACCCCTTTCTAACGGTGTGCCCGCAGTACCGAGTCGGGTAAGGCTGTACCCGGTCATGCACTTGGTCAGCGCAAACACTAACCCCTTCCGGGGGTCGTCCGGCTGGATGCAAGCGTTGAAGAGCTTTTCGGACTTGAGGGCGTCTTCAAGGCTGGATGTAACGATTTGGACATCCGCTGTCTGGCCCCTCTCGCTTTGCCGGATATTGACCCAGGTGTCCTCGGAACCCAGAAGTACGACACCGTTGTTATTGCCAAAGTCCGTGAGGTACAGAGGCCGAACATTCAGTATCTTCTTCGTGGCTTCGATCAAGTCCTTGTGGGGGACAATCAGGTTCCCTTCCCAGGTGGCTTGCCGGACGGGTTCCCCTCCTTCGAGGGCCTTTCGTAGAAGTCCAAGGCCCGCCCACGTGGCTGGCCCCTTGTCGAAATGGGTACCAAGGTCGGGGAAGGATTCGCCTCTCCACCACGTGGCCGTCTTGTTAGAAGCGGCCTTAAGTAAGGGGTGCTCCCTTATCTCGGTAGGGAGGGCGGACGAGGTTTTCCAGCGTGAGTCCACGTAACTGTTAGCTTATCAGAAGAATGTCAGCGTGGCGGAACTAGGCAGACGCGCCAGACTAAGGATCTGGTGGGAGCAATCCCGTGGAGGTTCGATTCCTCTCGCTGACACCGGCTACCACTGTGCCCCGGTGGTGATATGAGAAGCCGTGAGGCAAAAACCGGTCGGTCAAAAGCTCCCCCTCTCAGGGAGACTCCGGTCGGCAAATGAGCCTCACAGGGGCCTAGTGCGCGTATCGTCTAATGGCAAGGCGCTCGCCCGATCAGCGAGTCATGGGAGTTCGAATCTCTCTACGCGCACCAAGCTAGAAGTTCTGGGAGAAGTATTCCCAGATTACTTTGGCGTCCTTACGGGGCGACACGGCTTTGAGGGTAAACGAGTCTTGGGCGTCACCGGGAGCCTCCAAATAGGCCGAGAGGCTTGACTTGAGTGGGGTGTCCTGGTGCGCCGTGACCATGATCTCCCGCTTCGCGCCGGGGTCAGGATCGATGACGAGAACAGCCTTCCAGTTTGACTCGTGGAACTTCCACCCCGACAGCTTGGCCAGTTCTTTGACAACTAGGCGGCAGTAGCTAAGCAGGGCTTCTTGCAGAAAGCGGTGAAGCTCTGGGGGGTTCATTGCCCCGGTCTTCCAGATCGAGTGGTCCACGTTACAAAGCCCAAACTAACAAACGATTACAAGGCGACATGGTGTAAAAATCGTTATGGAATGCGAGATGTGTGGCGGGGCGGGTTGTTCCTGGTGCCTGGAGCCAGAGGATCTTGAGTCTCCTTCCATCGAACCAGCGCCCGTCAAAGCTCCGGAACCTGTCCGACGGCCCGTCCAACAACCAACTCATGGGCGGCTCACGAGCGCCCTGGCCTACGAGGCGGTCATGGAGGACGGGACAGTTAATCGCTCCTGTCAGCGCATTTACGCCAAGCTCTACGACAAAGGCCCGATGACAGGCACGGAGTGTTTCATCTCGATCGACGAGGACCTGAAGTCCGAAGGCAAGCAAGGCATCAACTGGAACACCCGTACCCGGCTATCGGAGTTGAGAGCACGTGGTCTGATATACGAGACGGGTACCCGGAGTTGTAAGATTACAGGGCGGATGGTCATTGAGTGGGACGTTACGGACCGGCTCCCTGGACCGCCTCCGAAGAAGATACCGCGACCGAAGCCGGATGTCCTGGCAGAGGCCGCCTCACAGTTACGTTTGGTTTATAGATCCTGGTTAGATGAGGGAGGGCAAACCCTCGACGAGTTAGATCAGGTGTCTGAGTGGCTAGACTTTATTACCGGCCCGTAGCTTAGTTGGCCAAAGCATTCGACCGATAATCGAAAGACCGTGGGTTCAACTCCCACCGGGCCGACCGGTTCTAACACCTAGCGTAGTTCGATTGTGAGTTGGGTCCACTCGTCTATGTAGTCGAGTTCGACCTTGACGGCGCGACCGAACTCTCTAAGGACAGCCCTGCCCAAGGCTTTTGCGTGGTTCAGGTCTTCCCGGCCCGGCTCGTCGTTCTCCATGTCCCCGTGATCTCTCGTTGTATACAACAGGGACTTGTCATCCTCTTCTTCGAGATCCATCCAGGTTCTCTCTTTTTTGATGAAGTCCCTGATGTCCTCGATACTGACGCTCTTTGGGGCGGCTGTTAGGAATCGTTCTACAACCTGTTCGCTCTTGGGCATCAGAAGAAGCCTTCCCCGGTAATAATGCCCTTTGCCAGGGCTTTCGCAAGGTCGTCTTCCCCGAACTCGTGCTTCATGTACTGTCGGAGGTAGCGGACCACGTCTTTGGTGGGGACTTTGTCCCAATCGGTCATGTTGTCCGCAAGGTGTTTTATACGCCGTTCCATGAGCTTGTTGAGCTTCTGGCCCTCTGAGGTGATCCCTTTGAGAAAGTCGCTGATCGCCTTTCTTAACTCTTTGTCGTCAACCAGTTCATCTAGGAACTCCTCGTCATACCCAGAGTATCCGGTCTTCCAGCGTAAGTGATCCATTATAGTGTCGCCTGAGCCTCTTCCAGGGGTAAGGTTCCACGGGGACCTTCTATCACACCTTCGACCATAGGCCATTTCTTCTGGAAGGTCAGCCGAACTACATCTCGTCCCCTGACGATCGCGTTGGCAATGTCCTCCGCAACCTTACGGCCAATACCTGTCTTGTCTCTGATGAGCCGCATGACTCGCTCAACCTTGGACTTTTTTGACTCTTTTGGCGAGTACTTAAATCCCACACGGGTGTCAGAATCTAACTCCAGGCCCGTCTTCTCCAGGTACCGGGTCATGACTTTTTCAGCGTCCATACCCAGAGAGTTAAAATAAATCTTTAGGAATCAGATTTACCGGTGTAACAGTCAGAATACGGCAAAACTGATTTCGCGAGGCGGTGTAATAGTACACCAAGAGGAAACCCGCCCTCAAATGTGCGGGCAGATCGGATGGATAACATGCAAAACGAGAATCTCGGACCGGCTGAGAGAATCCTACAGACGGTCCTCTCTCACTCGGGCCATGCTGTCCACAACCGTGCTGGTATCGCAGTTACCGACACCGGATCGGTCGTGGGTTCTAAGTGGTTGCCGGTCACTCACGTAGAGGAGAACGGCGACAAGATCGTTTACGAATTGCGTAAGGTCGGCCGCAAGAGCACCAAGGTCAAGCTGGGCAAGCTCAGCAATGACGGGCGTGTTCGGGACGGTCGTCGGGTTGTAGGCAAGTACCAACCGGCCGGGTTGTACCCGGACGTTGTTGAGTGGGTCTACAAGCAGGTCGCGGAAGTCTGGAATCTCGATAACGAGTTCGCGGCCAAGTGGGCCTCCTACGCATACGGCCAGGAGCACCGGGACCTCAAGGTCATCCTGGCAGCCTTCATGCTCGTTCAAACCCGTAAGGGTGATCCGGTCCTGGACAAGGGCAAGGTCGCGTTCCTCGACGAGGACTACCGTGACGTTGGCGAGGCCATGTTCCTGATCACCACCAAGGGCAAGGACGGCAAGGTCAGCTTCAACCCGAAGTTGCTCATGAGGGTCCACGATGTTCTGAGCCTACCGGCCGTCGCCAAGATCAACCGGGATCTCGGTTTCGGTAAGTCCGCTCGTAAGCCGTTCCTGGGTCGTTGGCCCAAGGCCGTGGAGAAGTGGCTACGGTACCGGGAAGAGAACCCCAAGATGCTGGAAGGTCTGGTCAACGCGGGCTTCCGGCGTACGGTGATGGATCTGGCCCGTAAGGTCGGATACAAGCCGAACACCGGCAAGTTCTTCGAGACCCTTCGTTGGAAGCAAGCGCAGTCCAAGGAGGGGCACCGGAGCATCGCCATCGGCCAGGAGGTCAAGGCGGCGGAATCCTGGGAGGGTCTGACCGAAGAGCAGATCTGCGAGAAGATCACCCAGGACCGGCCGAACTGGAAGCGGGTCGTGGGTCTTCTGCCCAAGGACGGTGTGACCAGGGCTGTCATGGCGGCTGCCATCGAGGTCGGGTCCCTGTCCAACAAGGACCTGATCATCGCGACCCCGACTCTGGAAGAGCTTGGACTGTTGGATGTCCAGGACATCCGGGTTCGGTGGGAGACGGCGGTCAAGGAGGCCGAAGACATGCGGGCGGCCAACATCGCCCAGCGTGTCAAGTCCAAGAAGACCCAGGAGAAGCTGTCGGAGGCGGCCGACAACGCTGTCAAGAAGGCCGTCGCAGAGGTGCTCAATAGCCAGAGAATCTACTTCTGTGTGGACGTTTCGTCCTCCATGCACAAGGCCATTCCGACGGCTAAGCGGTACCTGACCCAGTTCCTACAGGGGTTCCCCCTGGAGCGGACTCACGTGTCGGTGTTCAACACCTCCGGTCGTGTTGTGAAGATCAAGCAGAACTCGTCGGCTGGTGTCGAGCAAGCTTTCCGTGGTTTCAGGGCGGGCGGCGGCACCGATTACGGAGCGGGCGTCAGGGTACTCCAGTCCTTCAAGCCTGAGGACGATGAAGACGTGATCTTCATCTTCGTGGGCGACGAAGAGGCGTACGACTTCTCCGATTCCGTGAGGTCTTCCGGCCTCAACCCGGTTGCTTTCGGGTTCCTCAAGGTAGGCGGCACTCGCGGCTACACGGCGGTCCAGGACACGGCGGCCAATCTCGGTATCCCGTGCTTCATGATCGACGAGGGGATCTTCGCGGACCCGTACGCGATTCCCCGCACCATCAGAGACCTGATCGCGGCTACTCCGGTGGGCAAGGCGTCCAGAAAGGCGGCGGCTCCCAGAGTATCGCTGGTCGATCTCATCCTCAACACTGAGTTGCTGACCAAGCCCGCTTGGGCAGCTTGATTCTAACTCTAACCGGTGTAATAGTTGAACCATGACTTGGAGAGACCTACTACAGACTAAGGATGAAACCCTGGTTTCGCCATGGGTCGGGGGTAGGTCTCTCCGGTCGGGTTCACGACAGTGGACCATCGACGGCCGTTTGCCGGATGAGCACGGTTGGGTAGTCTTCTCCCTGAACGGTCGGCGGGCGCGTGTTCTCCGACAGGCCGACGATTCTGACACTGATCTGCTCATGGGTAAGGTCATGGGTTATTTGGTCGGAGACAGGCTGGTCCCGCGTGACGTTCGAGTTGAGCCGAAGATCGCGGATATCGTGGCCAACGCGGAGCGCGTCCACCTGATCGAGCCGTTTCTGGACCGGTTCGTGTACGTCTCTGCCGGGCGTATGTGTGAGGACGGCCCGCTCTTTTTCATGCAACAAGAGATGCCGCTGGGTCCGGAGATGGACGTTCTGACGGCGTACCTGGACGGCAAGGATTCCGTGGCCGACATCAAGGATGTTTCCCCGGCCCTGGATGCCGCTTTCCGGATGGAGATCTTCCAACGGAAGGAGGCAGAGAAGCGTCGGCGGGAGCTTGCCGAAAAGCGCCAGCGGGAAGAAGAGGAGCGTCAAAAGGAGGCCCGTAGACGCGAGATCGTCGAGAAGCTGGGAGACGGCGCTGGCCGTCGGGAAATGGCTCTCCTGGACTTCGAGGAGGCCGCAAAGGCCGCTTTAGCGGTAGGCGGGGCTGTGCTTCTGGATCAACGTGCCGGGCACCGCAAGAACGAGATGATCGTTAAGTACCGGCTCAAGCGGCGGCGGTTCGAATGTACGTGCGACAAGAAAACTCTTAGGATTATCGATTCTGGGGTGTGTTTAACAGATCATGACACCGGAGAGAAGGGAGACGACCTACTGACCCTTGAGAGCCTACCGTCCGTTATCCTGGAAGCGGAGCGAACGGGACAACTCGTGGTTTACAGGCACGTCTAAGGTATTGAAATGACTGTGGAAGCTGGAGTTCTAGTCGATCGTGAGGGAAAGCCACTGTTCTGGCATATCCCGACGGACCGGTCCGTGGCCTACCTTCCAGACAGCCGAACGCTCTGGGACGTGATCTGGGACAACCGGGACAGGGTGTTAGGATTTGCTCACAGCCACCCCGGCTCCGGGGTGCCGGGTCCCTCTTACGAGGACGTTACGACCTTCAACGGCGTGGAGACGGCTCTCGGTCGGAGGATAATCTGGTGGATCACGAGTTCCACCCATCTCGTTCACATCGTCTGGCAAGGCCCGGACAAATACGACTACCGCGTCAATCTCAACAAATATTACCAGCCGATATGGCTACCAAGACTTCGAAAGGAATCGAGGTACGAGCTAGAAAGAGAGGTGCAGCATGGCTGACAACATCAACGAAAACGACGCTCGCGTCAACATCACCTACGGGGGTCAGAACGGGGACCTTCCGGACCCGGTTCTCTTCGCTGCGTCTGACGACGACGTGAAGGGGTGGGTCTCCGAAGCCATCCGTGGCGGGGACATTCCCGGTATCCCGGCTCAGGCACCCGACCTGGGTAACTACGTCGTGGATCGGTTCAACGCAACCGACGCACGTCCCTACAACCTGATTCAGCTTCGGCCGAAGACGCCCTTCGGGGTTTGAGCCGATGGCGGGTCAGGAACGTCCTGGTTGGTGTCCGCACACGGATTGTCGGTTCAAGCGGTTGAGCGACAATGCGTGTGTCGGGCATCTGCCGGAACCTTCCATAGAACACAGGATTTGCTTCGCGGGGGTCTTGCCGGACCCCGACGAGGTGTTCGAGCTAATGGTAGACGACTCGGATCTACGGGATCTTCGCTGGTTGCTCGAAGGGCTGAAGGAGTAAAGATGGCCTCGTTTGTTATAGGTGAGCCGGGGAACCGGCTTTTGGCGCGTATCGAAAAATCCAGTGGCGACCTCGTCCTGACAAGAGAAGAGGGTTCCCAGGAAACGAAGATAGTTATCTCGAAGGACGAGAAAAACGTCTTGCGGGAATGGCTCAGGCTTGATGAACTGTGGCCTGAGGGACTGTCGCCGGATCAGGCCGAAGCGGTCGTGGAGCTTTTACGCGAAAGAACGGCCTGATGGACATTGTAGTCACGTTGCCCAAGTCTTTCGGACTCAAGCGCTGGATTGCAGAGGGCGACCCGGCCGGGGCCAAATGGAGCGGCACGGAGTGGGGTTGGTTCATGGGGGGCAGCCCGCCGAAGAAGCTGCAACCCGGCGACCGTGTTTATGTGGTCTACAGCGGCCACCTTATCGGATACTCGCCGTTGATACGGATAGACGACGACCCCGTATGCTACGACACGAACGTTCCCGTCTACTTCAAGGACAGCTTTGCCCTGGTTCGAGGTGGTGACGCCGTAGCTGTCACGATCGACCAGAAGATTCGGGGCTTCCAGGGCTACCGCTACCGTTGGTGGGACCGGTCGGAAGAAAGACCGTTCCCGGAGTGGCAGAAGCTATGACTACCCTGAAGGGCGCAACTGTTCAGATTACGGAGCAAACCGTTCGCGAACTTGTTCAGGCCATCGACCAAGCCAAGAAGCTGGCCAACCCTCCTGAGGTGGCTGTAGTCGCTTCTTCCCATTCTAGTACCAGTTTCGAGATCGCCCTGGAGCTAACACCACACACCCAGGAGTCGCTGGGGTATCGTCGGAGACCATGATCACTCAACACAGGACAGAGTTTTCGTGTCCCGTTTGCGGGGGCGACACATTCGGCAGTGTCGAGAATAAAGAGACCGGCGAGTGGGAATACACCTGTTCCGGTGGTTATTGTGCTGCCGCTGTCAGCGGCCCGTTCAAGTTCAAAGCGAGTGATATGTGGAAGTATTTCAAGGGTGTGACGAGACGCCACTTCGACTCCTGGAACGAGTTTCGTAAGTGGGACAAGAAGAAAGGAACAGGTGTGTCGGGACCATAATGGGCTACTCAATCTACGTTGCTGCCAGGAGCCAAAAAGACCAGAAGCGGATGTTCGACTTTCTGGAACAACACTTCAAGTACATGACTCCCCTTCCGGAGGCGTCGGCGCTTTGGCTGACCACGGACATGGCGTATTCCGAGAAGGTGAAGTGGCCCGTCGGGTTCGACTACAAGTCCTGGATCAGTTTCGGTGAACGGACGTACGCCTACGCCGTGATCTACTGGATGGCCCAGGTTCTGACCAAAGCCCCTCATTATTACTATTACGACTTCGATCGAGAGAAGGTGCCCGAAGAAGAAGACGAAGAGGCCCTTTACAAGTTCCTACGGGAGCCTCTTAGTCGCTTTGAACAGGGTGATGCCAGAGAGATCGCTGCTTTCATAGCCAAGGAGCGGGACCGGCTAAAAACCCTCTGGCAAGAAGAAAATGCTTAGGTCTTTCAACAGCCAACCGTACACAGGGGTATGAAGAACATCACGATCATAGGTGCCGGTGCTCTAGGCTCACATTTGATACTGTTCCTACGGAACGAGGCGACCATGAAGGTCGTCGATTTCGACCGGGTGGAGCAAAAGAACACGTTGAGCCAGTTCCATGGCAAGGCGGGCGTCGGCAAGAACAAGACGCAGTCCCTGGCCCAGGCAATGCAGTTCCTATTCGGGATCAAGCTCAACATGGTCCCGCACAAACTGACGGCCGACAACGAGAAGGAGCTTCTGGGCGGTGCCGATCTGGTCATCGACTGCCTGGACAACCCAGAGTCTCGGCGCGTGGTCCAGGGTTTCGCCAAGGAGGCCGAGATCCCGTGTCTCCACGGAGCGCTGGCCGCCGACGGAGCTTTCGGCCGGGTGGTCTGGACCGAGAATTTCGTCATCGACGACGGGGCAGCCGGGGCCGCCACTTGCGAGGACGGTGAGCATCTGCCCTTCATCGCTGTGGTCTCTGCCCTTCTGGCCCGGTCGGCTCAGGCGTTCCTCAAGGACGGCAAGAAAATCGGTTATGAAATCAGCCCAGGCGGTGTAATTATTACTTGACAACACCGTTTGGATCAGTATCTTAGGGGACGTACCCAATACCTATACCTTACACGACGATTAAACCGGGCGGCAAAGAAGCCGCCCACCGCAGTAACCAACAGGTTTAGAACTCGGGTACACTCCACTAATAAGGGGCTATACAGACGGACGGTCCGTCACCTTTCTATCGAAGAGGAAAAACCAAAAACCCAGGATCGATTCTCGGCTCTGCAAGGAGCCATATTTCTGGTCCTCACAAGCGTTTTAGGGTTCGACTCCCGATAGCCCCTCCAACCCGTACCCAACAGGTGAATCTTACATGCATACACAGGTTCGAATCCTGTTTTCCAAACCAAAACTATTGGAAATAGCCTAGTGGTTAGGCACTCGTCTAGAAAACGAGCAATCAAACAGGTTCATGACTCGGGTGCGGGAAGATTTTAGGCAGACTGGGCCGGGTGGCCCGCTTACGATCATAACGTAGGTTTGTACGCAATCAGCACCTAACACTCGTTCTCGCGAGAGAACAATACTTCTGTGCTCACAAGCAAAATTGTTGGTTCGAGTCCAACGTCTGCCACCGAGAGCGATCAATCGGAGAAAGCATACAAGCGTAGCTCATTTAGGGTAGAGCGTCTGTTTTACACACAGAAAGTAGTGGGTTCGATTCCCATCGCAAACATCCTGCTTCTCGTCTCGAACGCTCTCTAACTTTTCAGCATCATTTTGTAGGCAGCGGTTGGTATGTACAGCTACGACCGCCGTCTTGCGCTCCAGCTAGAGCCTTTACCCTCCTGGACGTTCACCAAGCCGCTCACGAAGGCTTTCAGGGAACTTGACCGGGTAGACGTTTACAAGGCTTACGGTACTTTTGAAGATCTGTTCGGCAACCTGGAACGGCTGGAAGCCCTGGAGCCGCGTGAGGTACGTGAAGGAGAGCAACTCTCACGGACGTTCGCGGAACTCCGACGTGAGACGCTTAACGCGATGGTCGATGCTTCCAATCTATTCGAAGTTATCAAACGCCGGGCCACGTAATGTACAACTACGATCGCCGCAAGAAGACCGCTGCCAAGATGGACCTCTACGCCAAGTGGAGGGACATTATTGACGCACACGCCGAGGCCGAGCGGCGAGATCTTGATAACTTGTTGAAATCCACAGTCCCCTACCTAAAGTCGGTCGGCCTTGATATCGACCTGAGACGATCTTACTTGAGTAAGTATTATCACGGGTCTGACGGTGTTAGAATCGAGGGGATGCTGTACCTCAAGGATCGTCCGGAGAACACAGTAAAGCTGATTGAATTCGGAGAACGCGAGGGAGCGGAGCGAGTCTCCAAGTGGTTGGACAGTGCAATAGACATGTACGGCCACGCACAATACGACAAAGCCAAGGACGAGTGGCAGGTCGATATTACCGCGTCCTGAATCCAAGGGGCCATAGCTCAGTTGGGAGAGCGCGTGACTGGCAGTCACGAGGTCGGGGGTTCAATTCCCCCTGGCTCCACCATGGTGTAATCTAAGGCGTGGCTTTCGTTGTGGTGAAAGAGTTGGCCGAGCCTCTCCCTGAACGGGTTCAGGGGACGGTTCGGTTGCCTACAGATGAAGAAGGGCACCCTTACGGACAGTGGTCGGCTGTCCTAGAAAAGACGGAGACCAACGGGGTGTACCGTCTTCGGGCTTTGGTTGAGGGTGCGTTGGCGGGTGTTTCGGGAGGAGATATTCTTACATTCTATCGTGCTCCTAAGAAGTTGGCGGTATTGATCGCAGTGTGATCGGGCGTCGTCTAATGGCAGGACATCGGTTTTTGGTGCCGAGTATCGGGGTTCGAATCCCTGCGCCCGAGCCAAATTATTTTTCTTGAGTTGATTTTTTCGGTGTAATATAAGGAGGTACGGAGACAAAGTTTCACGTGAAACGAGGTTTGAGGAAAACGTAATGTCCTTGTTGGAGGGGTGTATTGGAGAGCGCATTTGGAACACTGTGAAAAAGGCGCGTTAGAGATACGGAGACCGCATGGGCCTGACCACGTTTACGTGTGTCTTCATTGCGGTCGGCGTTCATGGGATCGCCTGGGACACAACGCACTCACCCCCGGCTGGGGCCGAAGTTGCACGGAGAAGGCTGTCAGATTGCCCTCAAAGGCTCTGGAACTCAACGCTCAAGGTTTGGTCCGGGCCGTACGAAAAGCTGATGTTGTAGCTCTCCGTGATTCATCTTTGAATTAAGAGCTTCGAGGTGTAATAGCTCTTGCTCGCTATGACGAGCATGGCATTATAACACCATGCCAGAAGAGCGGAAGTGTAAGCATTGTCACAAAACTAAGCCTATCGGGAAGTTCAGACCGTTAAGGCGCAATTCCCCTTACCGACGGCGAATCTGCACAGCTTGTTATGGTAAAGTTTACTGGCAGCGGCACAAGGACAAATTGAATGTTCAACGTAGTCAGTATCGTAAGAACAATCCAGCACAAGCGATCTACAGTGACACTAGAGCCGTCGATCGTAAGAAAGGGAGAGCCAACGATCTCACAAAGGAGTTTATCGCAGAGTCGATTTCCAAAGGTTGTAGCTATTGCGGAGAGGCGTCGATTAGAATGAGCTTGGATCGTATCGATAATAGTAAAGGACACACCGTTGATAATGTGGTCCCAGCTTGCATAAGATGTAATACCATTCGGGGGTCAATGCCTTATGACGCATGGCTGCGTATTGCCCCGGCCATTCGGAAGACTCGTAAGGCGGGCCTTTTTGGCTCGTGGGTTGGCCGTCGATTTCCTGCTCGGGTGGTGGAATAGGTAGACACAGGCGAAGTCGCTATAGGGCTTTGCTGGCCGGGAGGCTTGTAAGTTCGACTCTTACCCCGAGCACGATTAGGTGAATGATGACCAAAGAGGAAATAGAAAAACTGTTCATGACACAGTTGGACGAGTTAGAAGACGCTTTCAGGCACTGCGACGTTGTAGAGATCTTCTCCCATCTGGCTCAGTTGGTCCATGATGAGATCGTCGTAAAGATGTCTGATAAAGATTAGCGGGTGTGAGAGGCCCAGAGAATAACCTTAACAAGGAGGCGCTGATGAGGCGTTAGGACAATGTCTGAGTTCCATACACTATTACTGACCCCGTGGATGCAACCACACCGAATCGTTCCTTGGCAGGACGCTATCTGTCGGCTCTACATGGGAGAGATCGAGGTCTTGGAGTCTTACGACGAGACCGTGTCGTCTCCGAGTGTGACCTACCAGATTCCGTCCGTAGCTAGACTTACGTCCAAAATCCCGACCCACAAGAAGGGTGTCAAGTTCTCGCGGATCAACGTTCTGACTCGTGACAACTTCACCTGCCAGTACTGTGGGAATCGGCTTCCGCGTCGTGAGTTGAACTACGATCACGTGACCCCGAGGAACCAGGGCGGTAAGACTAACTGGATCAACATTGTCACGGCGTGCTACGCCTGTAATGCCCGTAAGGCCGGTCGTACTCCCAGGCAAGCCAAGATGAGGTTGCTTAGGAAACCGTACAGGCCCAAGTCTCTACCGCTTCCCATGCCAGCGATTCCGATCGAGATGTGTCCGGAGGAGTGGTCCTTCTATCTGGGAGGCACGCCCCGGCACATGTTGGCGGCTGGATAAACCCTCAAACGCCCACGAGCTTAGGTTCGTGGGCGTTTTATTTAGGTTTTTGGGACCCCAGCGGTAGACCAAACATGAGGAACGGATCATATCGTAAGGCGGGTGGGCGCAAGTCTTGGGTTGTCCGTCATGGTCATGCCCCGAAGCGTGCTCCGAACGCCGCTGAAAAGGCTATCGAAACGCGGGTTCGTCGTCGAGCTAAGGCCGAGATTCAGGCTCAACTGTCGGATTAGCGTAGTCCTTGCAGGAGGGGAATGACTCGTTCTGGTTCCTCCTGCAAGACTCTGCTCCTTACCCGGTTGTAGAACTCGTCCCGTTTGGTCAGCTTATGTTTCCATTGTCCCGTGATCGTGAGGTACCCGATCAGGTACACGAGTTCGCAAGAGTCCACATCTACTCGGTCGAGCACCTCGTCAACGGCGGTCCCGTTCCCTTCCAACATCCAATCGTCCAAGGTGTCGTAGATGTAGTCGAGGACCGTGGATCTTGAAGCCTGAGTTTCATCCGGGAACCCAGCGAAGAATTTATCCGGGAGGCTCATCTTGGATCTTACACCGGCACAAATAAGAACTTGACTTCCCTTTTCCGGTGTATATCATGGTAAGCGTGAGGCCGCGCCTCCGGGTTGGGTCTCTCGTGCCGCTGATCGCGCCTAAGGAAAATCCGAGGTTTGGAAAGGCGGTGGACGTTCTGTGACCGCTTAGCGGTCCTTTGGTTTTGGGGTCAGTCCAGGCCCGCACCAGGGGAAGTTGCTAGGCCAGACGGCTACGGGAGGACCAAAGCCATGGAAATTAGTGCGAAACTCACATTTGATAAAGTCCAGTTTGACCTGGAAAACGAAGCCCACCTTGTCCTAGGGCTGTCAGCACCGTCGGTGTCGGTCGAAGACAAGCGACCCCGGTTGTGCATCATACCGCTCGTGGACGTGTCCGGCTCTATGATGGGGTCAAAGCTCGTCTACGCGAAACGCTCGCTGACCAAGTTGATCGAGCACCTCTCACCGAACGATTACTGCGGCCTGATCGACTTCTCCGAATCTGCCCAGGTGATCTCAAGGCCCGTACCTTGTACCGCCGAAGCCAAGGAGGATCTGAAACGTAAGGTTAGCGATCTTCAGACGAGAGGGTCCACCAACATTGCCGACGCGCTTCTCAAGGGTTTTGAACTTGCCCAAGAGGCGGACCTGTCGTCGGAGGTCATCCTAAGGGTCATTCTCTTCACGGATGGCAACGCCAACAGGGGTCCCGCCACAGAGCCGGAAGATCTCGTGGAGTTGGTTGGGTCCAACATGGAGACGAGCACTGTTAGCGCTTTCGGCTACGGGTCGGACGTTCGTCAAGACATGCTTCTCGATATGTCCAAGAGAGGCAAAGGCAATTATGCCTTCGTGCAAAACCCTGACGACGCGCTGTCGGCCTTCGGTAAGGAACTGGGCGGTCTGCTCAGCACCTACGCCACCAACCTGATAATCGACGTGAACCCGCTGGCCGGTCACGAGATCGCTCAGGTGGTTTCGGACGTGGACGCCGACGAAGGGGATCTGGGCCAAGTGACTATCAAGATCCCGGATATCCTGTCTGACGAGGTCCGGAACATCGTTTTGGCTGTCAAGTTGAAGGCCCAGAAGAACGCCTTTCCTCGTGAGATGAATGTCTTCGAGGTCAAGGCAGGTTATGACACCCTGGACGCAAACCTCCGGAAGGAGCACAAACAGGTCGAAGCCAAGGCCAAGGTCCAGTTCGTGAAGGCCGGTGAGCACCAGGAGAAGCCGGACGAGGAATTGGACAACATCGTGGGGCTGGCCCAGCTTGTTCGAGCGCAGATCGAGGCCGAAGAGCACGCCAAAGCGGGCAACTACGACTACGCTGTCCAGCACATGAACGACATTGGCGACGAATTCAAGACTCGTGGCCTGATCGGTGCTGCGGCGATGTCCAAGGGGATTAGCTCGCGGATGGGTAGCCGGACTTCTTACACGGCCAACGCCGCGTACTTCGCCAGCGTCACTCGTGGAGCCACGCGGGGTATGGGAGGCACCTACGAGGTGTCGGCAGCGGAGGATCTCGCCAACGCGGGCGTAACACTCTCCAACGCCGCCCAAGACGCCACGGCCGACGCCTTCTCTGCGGATGGTACAGGAGACGGTTCTATCTCTTCGGGTGGGAACTCATCGGTGGATAGCTCCGACCTGTACATCGAGGCGGGCGATAATCAGCCTCTGACGTGGACCGCCAATCCCGACACGCTGACCAGCCCGGATTCGGTGGTGGTGCCAAGTCCGATCACCATCCCAGGCCAACCTGAGGAGAAGCCGGTCGAGAAGCCCAAGAAGCGTAAGATCGCCCAGAAGTCAAAGCGGTGGTAACTGTTGCCATTAAGAGGCCAGGGCGTTAGAGTCGTAGGCGCTGGCTGAACTGATAGCATGAGTCAATTCGAGGGAGATGGTCTCAGACCATCTCCCTTATTTTTTGGTGTAACGGAGAAAAGATGTTCTCTATCGAAGAAGCGACAGCCTGGACCGCCGACGAAGCCGTAGCCCGGCTCCGACAGGTGATTCCCACAGCCTGGGCATTCGATTGGACAACGACCGAAGACGGTTGGCACGTCATGTCTTTAAAGGACGGCGAGGACGAGTTGTGGTCCGGCGAGCACGCGGACCCGAAAATCCTGGCGTTGGACGCTTTGGGTTGGCTTCGTCTTCGGAACCATAAGTTGGACCACCCTGTCTGGAAACCCAGAGAACGTGAAGTACCGTTGTACCGGCCGCCTGTGGCCGAGACCATCCCAGATCCGCCTGATCTGGACCCCAAAGAAGTGGACGCGGTGTATAGATCTTCTGTGGACGAGAATAAAACGGAGAAAAAATGACTGTTCGACATGGCTTGGAAGCCCGCAAGGGTATGCTCGATGGTATCAATATGTTGGCTGACGCTGTGGTTGTCACACTGGGACCTAAAGGCCGTAACGTTTGTTTGGAGAAGTCCTTCGGCAGCCCGTTCATCACCAAAGATGGGGTTTCTGTCGCCAAGGAGATTGAGCTAGAGGACCCGTTGGAGAACATCGGGTGTCGGATTCTCCGTGAGGCGGCCAGCAAGACCAGCGAAGACGCGGGGGACGGGACCACGACCTCGATTGCCCTGGCTAGGTTTATAGCGGTTCAGGGTATCAAACAGGTGGAGGCTAATTTCTCCCCGGTCCAATTCAAGCGGGGTATGGACAAAGCCTTGAAGCTGGCAGTCGAGCAGTTGGTGGCCACTTCCATGCCGGTCAAGGACCAAAGGGCTATTGAGAATGTAGCCACTATCAGCGCGAACGGTGATCGGGATATAGCCAAGACCATTGCGGATGCTGTGGCCAAGGTTGGTAAGGATGGTGTGGTCAATATCGAGGAGGGTCGGGGTATCGAGACCACGGTAGAGACTACTGATGGTATGAAACTCGACGACCGGGGTTGGGTAAACCCGGCGTTCTGTCTGGATGAGGAGAAACAGGAGAGCGTTCTCAAGAACCCTTACGTCCTGGTGACGGATTTAACAGTTTCAGCGATGAAGCCCATGGTGCCCCTCATGGAGGCGCTCATGGAGGTCAGCGGCGATTTGCTGATCATCGCCACGGATTTCCAGGGCGAAGCTCTACCAACATTCTTGTTGAACAAGGAGAAGCTAAAGACTCAACTGGTGAAAGCGCCCGGTTTCGGAGGCAACCAACAGGCTATCCTGGAAGACATTGCTATCCTGACAGGGGCGACCTTCATATCTAAGGACGCCGGGATGACGTTCGAGTCCGTCGCGTTGGAGGATCTGGGCCGCCTGGGCAGTGTGAAGGTGACGGCCAAGGAGACCGTCCTTGTGGATGGCGAAGGGGCACAGGACGCTCTGGACGCTCGCGTTGCCCAGATCAAAACCGAGATCGGGAGGTCCGGCTCCGAATACGATAAAGACAAGCTCCGCGAGCGTATGAGTAAACTTCTGGGAGGCGTGTGTGTCATAAGAGTCGGAGCGCCGTCCGAACTCTCCATGAAGGAAATCAAGTCTCGAATGGAAGACGCCCTTTACGCCACGAAGGCGTCAATAGACGAGGGTATCGTGCCCGGTGGCGGGGTGGCTTATCTTCGAGCGGCTGAAGGGGTTAGAGCCACTGTGATCGAGAACGAGAAAGAGGAGCACAAAGACGAGCCTCTCCTGGACAAAGAGGAGTTACCCGGAACCGTTGACGAAGCGACGGGTTTTGAGACTGTGCTTCTTGCCTGTGAAGAGCCTCTCCGTCAGATTGCTACGAACGCCGGTCTGGTTGGCGATTTGTACGTGGAGCGTGTGAAGGAGCGCCACGGAGACAGTGGGGTCATCGGCCTCGATGCGTCAGACGGGAACTTGAAGGATGTCTTCGAGGCCGGGATAGTTGATCCCACCAAGGTTGTCAGGTCGGCCTTGTCAAATGCTGTGTCCGTAGCTGGTATGTTGTTGACCACAGAGGCGGCGGTCCACAAGGAACCGGAGAAGAAGAAAGACAAGGACGATTAGAGTCTTTGTCGGATACCTATATGGGATGGACTCACGACTTCAAAGAGTAGGCGGAACGCGGCTGACCCATTTGAGATATTCTGACGCTCCTAGGGTCGCTCAGGCCATTGTGGATGCCGCCGACGGCCGAGCGAGAGTGTTATCAGGCCAGTCTCATGACACACCGTATGTCGAGATCGTGAGGGATCAAGCTTACACTGTAGTTATCCGAGGGGACGACTGGCGTAAGATTTTCCCGGTCTTTCGGTACAGCACCAAGAGGTACCAGCCTGTCGTTCCTCCGGAGAACGAGCCTCCTCCTGTAATGTCTCCGCAACCTAACCGTACGATGAAGCAGCCGCCTGAGAATCCGGCTGGGGGTATAAAGTCCTTCTTAGATGGGTTGCCGTTTGACGAGTATAGTAAGATTCAAAAATTGCTAACGACATTACGAGTCGATGCTTTTGGCAGACCTTCAAGTTGGTCCAAGGCGTCAACTCCGAACCCGCGTCCGGACGGGTCTTCATTAATTTCCCCGGAACACCGTGCGGACTTCTCATCGTTCACGAGCACTTTTCTTTACAACCAACTCGTGAAAATTCTCCAACAACTTTTCCCTGTAGATTACCCAACAACCTATTGAGGTAACAATGCCTATCGATCCAGCGGGAACGGTTCCCGGCCTTAAAGAAAAAGAAGAAGAACCCAAGAAGGTTCATATTCGCTGTAAAGACGCCGATTGTGATTCCATTCTCGCGATCGAATTGAAGGTAGCCGGTCAAGCGGGCGGGAGACGTTTGTACCAGTGTTGCAAGTGTAAGCGATCGTGGGGTATTCCCGTCGGGGGTTCTGTCGAATTGTGACAGAAGACTTCATCAAGTGCCTCAAGTGCGAGGGCCGTCTGGCACCCAGTGGTGTAGAGGTCCACAGATACATCTGCCAGGACTGCGGTCAGCATTATCATGGGGTGCTCCAATTTGTCCCGGTAGATCCTGTGGAGCGTACGAAAGATCTGCTTGGGCCAGGAAATGCTACAGGAGATTCAGCACCAGACGGAGGGGGTGAAGTTCCTTAGACGCTTTGTTGAAGGGCGTCTGGTGTCACCGATTTTGCTGGTTGGTCCTGCGGGGGTTGGTAGGAAGTTTTCTGTGCTCAAGGCCGCACAAGAGGCTTTCTGCCAGGAGAATCGAGAACCGGACTGTCCGTGCTCGTCTTGCTACCAGATAACGAAAAACATCCACCCGGATATCCTCACGCTGGACGCCAGCGAAAAAGACATTGGTATCGACGACATACGTCGATTGATCAGTGAGGCCAAGAGCTATCCGTCGGTCGCTTCGGTTCGATGCTTCGTCATCGACGGGGCGGACCGGTTCACGGGACCGGCCGCCAACGCTTTTTTAAAGACTCTTGAAGAGCCGCCAGCCCGGTCACGTTTTTTCTTGATCGCTGAAGATATCGATCGTGTGTTGCCTACAATTCGTTCGAGGTGCGGGCGCGTACAATACCTTCCGCTTCCCGAAGAGTTCGTTTTATCGGTAGTTCAGCAATACGATACGAGCGCTAAAGCTCTTGTCTATACGCGAATGGGAGAGGGTTCGGTAGGCAACGCTCTCCGCTACTGGGGTTCGGGTCGATTGGCCCTTCGAGATCAAGTCGTGGCTGTTCTCCAGGCAGCCTTGGACAAGGATCTTTCGACGTTGTTTGCGGCCGTGGATGCTATGGACAAGGATTTGCTACTAGCTCTGAAATTTCTGGAACAAATCGTCCACGATATATTTGTAGGCCGTGTAGATACTACCCGAGTTATTCATGCGGATCGTTCTGATGATCTGGAGAAGATAGGGAAGAGAGCCTCTCTACAAACATGGAACGAGTTAACCAAAAAAACGAGAGATCTACAGAGCCGGTATCGGATAACTCGGATAAACCTCCCCTTCCATTTCAAGACAACTCTTGTTGAAACCTTTTAGTGGGACATGGCCTCCTCTAAGTCATCCTCATTCAATCCCTTTGTGATCGCCTTTGGTGATGAGGATTTCTATCTTGACCGTGACATAGAACGAGCACGTCAAGGTAAGAGAGATATCCTTCGTGTTGACGGCGGGGATCTAAAGCCTGTTCAACTCGTTGACCTGTGCGAGGCTTACTCAGAGATCCCGCGTACCATAATCTTAGATAACGCCCAGAAAATAAGGGCGAACGACGCTTTACGCACGTTTGTAGGCACCCGAGACCGTTCTGACAAATCCCTCATTCTCATGGCGGTCGTCCGGAGTTCCAAGCTTCCGGACGTGTGGGAACTCGCTGCCTCTAAGGGTAAGAAAGTCGAACGGCGTAGATTCAAGCCGTGGGAGACGGATAACTATGTGAAGTTCGTCAAGACGGAGGCGACCCGTCTTCGTGTGGCGATCGACAAGGACGTAGCTTCAACACTGTATCAATACGTTGGCCCGGACCTATATCGGTTGGAAAACGAATTGCGGAAACTCGCAATCTATGTGGGTCAGGCGGGAAGCGTCAAAAAGGAGCATATAAAGTTAATAACAAGCCCGACCCCGAAGGCCGAACCGTTCCAGGTGGCCGAGCAAGTAATAGCAAAGAATTTGAAGGGGGCGCTAAGCTTGTTTTCGGTGTTGTACAGGAACTCAGGGGATGATGCTCTCATCCCGGTCGTACGCTCGATCATGAAGCAGGTAGAAAAAACGGTAGTTATTCGAAACCTTCAAGATAGAGGTGTAGAAGAATCAAATATAGCGGCCACCGTGGGAATGAAGGAGTGGCCGTACAAGAACATTGCGGCACCCATAGCGCGTAAACATGATCCTAAATCGTTAGTGGACTACATGAGGCGGCTGTGCAGATTAGATGTAGATGTGAAAGGCCCATCTCGATCAAAAAGAACCCTGGTCGAGTTGGCAATATTGTCTATAGCTCGTTAGGGAGTCCACATGCAAGCCCAAACTCAGGAAGCTCAGCCCCGAGTTTTGTATATGCCAGTTGATATCAAATACATTAGAAAGAGGGACGGCGTAACACTCCAGTCTTTTGACGAGGGTAAACTACGTAGCGCCATTCATTCAGCCTGGGTGAGTGTCAAAACTCCTGAGAACGGGGAACTACCCTCTTCGGACACAAGGTCTATTTCGGGGGTGGTTAAGACAGTTTTAAACACCATAGGGGAAGAGGTTGTGGACGTTGAAATCGTCCAGGACGCTGTTGAGACCTCTCTTATGAGGCATAAGGAGTTCGCCGTAGCCAAGGCGTACATTCTCTATCGCCATCAGAGGCAAGAGCTTAGAGAGCTACGAGCCAAGGCGGTGGACCCACGAGGGTTGGCTGATTATATCCATGCCAGCAAGTATGCCCGGTACCTGCCTAACAAGAAACGGCGTGAGGTGTTCTCAGAGACCGTGGCGAGAGTCGAGAAGATGCACCACGACCGGTTCCCGGAGATGCGTGAGGAGATCAAAGAGGCATTCGACCTTGTTCGTAAAAAGAAAGTTCTTCCGTCGATGAGGTCGATGCAGTTCGGCGGCAAGGCGGTGTTAGCTAACAACAACCGTATCTACAACTGTAGTTTCACGTTGATCGACCGTTTCGACGCTTTCTCGGAGGCCCTGTTCCTACTCCTGTCTGGGTGTGGTGTGGGCTACTCCGTCCAGTTTGATCACATCGAGAGGTTGCCGTCCGTCAAGTATATAGACGCGAAGAAGGTGGTCCATCATGTGATAGGAGACAGCATCGAGGGGTGGGCCAACGCTCTGAAGGCTCTATTACAAAGTTACCAGGATGGTGTGAACATCGAGTTTAGTTATCACCTGATCCGTCCGGCTGGTTCGCCGCTCGCAACTTCCGGGGGTCGTGCTCCAGGGCACTTGAAGCTCAAAGAGTCCTTGGAATGTGTCCGCTCTGTGCTATCGGCCGCCCAAGGTCGTAAGCTTCGGCCCATCGAATGTCATAGGATTTTATGTCACTCCGCCGACGCTGTGTTGTCGGGTGGTATCCGTCGGTCGGCCATGATCTGTCTGTTCTCTTTGGACGACAGTGAAATGATGTACTCCAAGACCGGAAACTGGTACGAGAAAGACCCTTGGTTTGCTAACGTTAACATCTCCGTGGCCTTGAAGCGTGACGAGGTTCGTAAAAAGCAGTTCAAGCGAATCTTCCAGATGACCAAACAGTGGGGTGAGCCTGGGTTCTATTTCACGAACGATTACGACTACGGTACGAATCCGTGTGGCGAGATAGGGATGAACCCGAAGCTCGAAGTCGATTCTAAGTTGAGGGCGCGACTCAAGAAGCAAGGTGTCTTCGTCAAGGTAGGCGACGTTTACACCGGCTGGGCTTTTTGCAACCTTTGTGAAATCAACGCTGCCGAGTTCACGTGTTACGAGGACTTCGAGACGGCAGCGAAAGCAGCCACACTCATTGGAACCTTACAGGCTACTTACACGGAGATGCCTTATTTGGGCTGGGTCTCGGAACAACTCTCGAAACGCGAAGCTCTTCTGGGAATTGGTATGACCGGTATGCTGGACGCTCCGGATGTCGCCTGTAACCCGGAGTACCAGAAGAAGGTGGCGCTCAAGATCAAGAAGTGGAACGCTGAGTACGCCAAACGTCTTGGAATCAATTCCGCTGCCAGGACGACTTGTGTGAAACCCTCCGGTACAACTTCTCTTGAGTTGGGGTGCGTCGGCTCCGGGCACCATGCTCACCATGCGCGTAGGTATTTCCGCCGTGTGGTGGCTGACGAGTTGGAGCCAGTCTTCCAAGCCTTCAAGGCCGTCAATCCTCATATGTGTGTCCGCAAGCCGGACGGCAAGTGGGTTGTGGAGTTCCCGGTTGAAGCTCCTCCTCAGGCTATTATCAAAGAGGACCTTACCGCCGTTCAGTTCCTCGACATGGTGAAGTCCACTCAACAGAACTGGGTCATCCCTGGCACGGCAGAGGAGGCCGTCTCCCCAGGCTTGAATCACAACGTTTCTAACACGGTCACAGTCTGCCCAGAGGAATGGGACGGTATCGCTGATTACCTATGGACGCACCGTAACTTCTTCACGGGCGTTTCCTTACTCCCGGTCAGCGGGGACAAGGACTACGCATTCAGCCCCAACGAGGCCATCACCACACCGGCAAACGAGAGAAGGTGGAACAACATTCTGCGGAAGTACGAGCCAGTCGATTACAAGTCTTTGATAGAGATCGACGACACCACTGATGTGAAGATGGAACCGGCTTGTGCGGGCGGTACCTGTTCCATATAGGAAATGGATTTAGGGACTCTCTTAGAAGGCGTCATCGAGTTGGACCCGATGACGGGGCGTATGGTTCTCCGGGTTCCCCAGGAGGATGGTACGAACGAGTTCGTCGATATCCAGGAACGCTTGGAGACATACAAGGGAGAGGAGGTTCGGTTCATCTTGACACCTCTCCGGACGATAGCCGAGATAGCCGAGATGGTGGAAAGCGGCGAAATTCCTCCCGAATTGGCTCCTGTGCTCAAAAAGTCTTAGGTGTAGCCGGGCATGGGTGTAGTACCGGTATGGACTTTTTTGATCTAATTTCTCAACCGTCCGCCGAACGTGCCTCCGAGTTAGAGGCCAAGATCAAGAAGGCGCGGCACGATTATTACAATGGAACTCCGACAGTCTCGGACGATGTTTACGACGCCTGGGTAGCCGAGTTAGCCGAAGTCAAACCCGACAGCGACGCCGTAACCGCCGTTGGAGCTACCCCGGTCTCTGAATGGGAGAAGGTCGAGCACTCGATCCCCATGGGGTCCCTGGACAACGTCAAGACCATCGACGAACTGACCTCCTGGCTTTCGGGCACTGGCGAGTCCCAGACCGCTCCGTTGATGACTTCGGAGAAGCTCGACGGCATCTCGATCGCCGTGGACTACGTCAAAGGCGAGTTGGACAAGGCGGCGACTCGTGGCGATGGTAACATCGGAGAGGATATCACGGTCAACGTCTCCAAGATGGAGGGTGTCAGGGGGAAACTACCCAGAAGCTTCACGGGGACGTTGCGTGGTGAGATCATCTTGAAGAGAAGCTACCACGCCAAGTATTTCCCGGAGAAGGCCAACCCCAGAAACGCCGCCAGCGGTATTGCAAGACGCTACGACGGCCAGGGTTGCGAACACTTGAGCGTCAAGTTTTATCAGGTGGCCGACGGACAGGACTTCGAGACTGAGGCCGACCAGTTCAAGTGGCTCGAAGACCACGGTTTCGATACCCCCAACTGGTACGTGACCGCCATGGTGCCGGGCGTAAGGACGCCTCAGGATCTGTGGTTGGAGTATCAACAGTTCAAGCGAGACGAACTCGATTACGACATCGACGGTCTCGTGGTCCGCATCAATAACATGGCCGCGCAACTGGCTCTTGGAGAGAAAGACAACTGTCCGAGAGGCGCGGTCGCTTTCAAGTTCGCGGCGACGACCAGGGAGTCGGTCCTTCAGCGTATCGAGTGGCAGGTCGGGGGAACCGGCCGTATTACGCCCGTTGCCATCTTCCGGCCGGTCAACATTCTGGGGGCCGAGATCACGAACGCCAGTCTTTACAATGTGGCCTACATCCGGTCGCTGGGCCTGGACGTGGGCGCAACCATTATCGTGTCTCGTGCTCAGGATGTGATTCCACGTGTTACTGAGGTGGTGAAAGGAGTGGGTACGATCGCCAACCCACCCTCCGAGTGTCCCGCTTGTGGTACGTTAACGGAAGCGGCCGGGGAGTATTTGATCTGCCCCAACGCGGACGGGTGCCCCGCTCAGTCGGTCGGCCGGATCAAACGTTACGTGGCGGCTATGGACATCAAGGAGTGGGGCGAGACTCTTATCGAGAAACTGGTCTCTTCGGGTCTGGTCAAGGACGTGTCCGATCTCTACCGGCTGACGGATATGCAGTTAACCAATGTCGAGCGGATGGGTAAGAAATCGGCTGCCAAGGTCATCAAGACCCTCTGGGTCAAGAAGAAGGTTCCGCTGGAGACGCTTCTTGGCTCTCTGTCTATCCCCCTGTGTGCTTCGAGCACTATCAAGATGGCTATGGACGCCGGGTACGACACCTTCGACAAGCTCAAGGCGGCCAGCATGAGCCAGTTGTCGGGTGTCGAAGGGTTGGGGCCGGTGAAGGCTCAGGCTCTTCACACGTGGCTCCAAGAGGAGAGTGAGGTCGTTGACAGACTCCTTTCACTTGGCGTCGAGATCGAGGCGAAGATCCAGGGCACCCTTACCGGTAAGAGTTTCTGTTTCACTGGCGCGTTGAGCAAGCCTCGTCCCACGTTCGAGAAGATGGTCAAGGACGCTGGCGGAGAGGTGAAGAAGTCGGTTGGCAAGAGACTGAGCTATCTGGTTATGGCCGATCCTAACTCCAATACCTCAAAAGCTCAGGCGGCGCGTAAAAATAACACCAAATGCATCTCGGAGGCCGAGTTTTTGGCTATCCTCGAAGGGTAGGTTGGTGTAGATAAGCCCGGTGGGATACTACCGTGGCTGTATCAAAAAGGTGTTCTTCGGCGGGGACTCTCCCTACCACGCCTTCTCCTTTAAGGTCTTGGAGGCCAAGGGCGAGGAGCGTCGTCCCCGTAATGTCAAAGTGTCGGGGTACTTCTTCGGTATCGAGAAGTTGATCGAAGGAGCGGTTCTGGAAATTTCAGGGGAATGGGAAATCCACCAGAAGTATGGCTTGCAATACAAGGCGTCGGGTTGGCAACCTTGGGCCAGAGACGAAAACGAGGTCCGCTTCTTCTTGGGTAATTGTGTCAAGGTGTTCGATAACTGGAAGGTTCTGAGCAAAACAGTCCAGGTGTTTGGAACCGAAACCTATGATGCCCTGTTGAACGGGCATGATTTGAGCGCGGACGAAGAAGAAGAGGAGGTGTTGAGACTGGCGTGTACCCGTTGGCGGCGGATTCGCGGTGAAGCCACGCTGGCCGAGTTCCTTCGCAAACACGGCCTGTCGGCAACGATGGTGGCCCAGATATTCATGAAGTTTGGAGAAGACTCGATAGATATCATCCGGGACGATCCGTACCGCTTGATGGAGATCGAGGGTTTCCCCTTCCGGCAAGTTGACACTCTGGCCATGAAAAGAGGTTTTCAACTTGGCGACCCCAGGCGCATCAAGGGTGGTGTTCTTTGGACTCTTCGAGAACAGACTTACCAGGGACACCTATTCGCGAGGCGTGGTGATATCGCGGAACTCATGAACGTCGTAGCCGCCTCTAATGGTGTAGCGCCATTCGATGCTACGGATCTCCCCCGCGAAGTTACCAAGGCTATAGAGGAACTGGAAAGGGATGAGAAGGTAAAGGTGGACCCTGGTGTGGGTGTCTACTTGCCGGATATGTATCTTTATGAGCGGGAGGGGGCGTCGTTACTCACACAGTTCTTGTCCCCGTCTGAGTTGGTTATCGATGTCGGAATCTTTCTTCGGAACTATGAGTCCGTCAACAGTATAACGTTATCCGACAGACAGCGAGAAGCCATAGAAAGGCTCATAGCAAACAGGGTGTTGGTTGTGACAGGGGCACCGGGGACGGGGAAGACGACGTTGATCCGTGCCTTTGTCCATCTGTTCAGACAGTTGGGGGTAAGTTACAACCTTATGGCACCCACGGGGATCGCCGCAAAGCGTCTGGCGGCTGTGACGGAAGACAGCGCCTCAACTATCCATCGGGCATTAAAATACGACGGCTTCCAGTGGTGGCACAACAGGCACGAACCGTTACGGACTCAAGCTATTATCGTCGATGAATGCTCGATGGTTGACCAAGGTTTGTTTTATCGTCTCCTGGACGCTTTGGAGTCGGAGACGATGATTGTCCTGGTCGGAGACGACGCACAGCTTCCGTCCGTCGGACCTGGAAATGTGTTGAGAGAACTACTGTTGTGTGAGGCCGTCTCCCACGTCAGGTTGGAGCACGTGTTCCGACAAGCTGAGACGAGTGACATTGTAAAGGCTGCCCACCGGATCAGAGCCGGAAAGACGCCTTTAGACCTTCCGGTCAAGGAACAAACTGAGTTCCAATTCCGGGAGATATCCGAGGAGCGCCAGATTGCGGGGCTTATCGTTAAGATGGCCGCCAAGCTCAAGGGGCGCGACGCCAATTTTCAGGTGTTGTCTCCTAAGTACGAAGGCGTTGTCGGGGTCAACAATCTGAACAATCTTTTGCGAGACGAGTTAAACCCGGACAAAGGTCAGGCGCGGTGGAGCCTCCCCGAGTTTCAAACACGGGTGGGCGACCGGCTCATGGTTATCAAGAACAACTACGAACTCAATGTCTATAACGGAGACATTGGCAAGTTAGTGGCTATCAAAAAGGATAGTCTCACCCTTCGAATCCATGGGGTTGGGAACACTCCGGACACGAACGTTGAAGTCCCCAAGGACGAAGCTAGATTGATGCTCAAGTTGGCGTACGCGGTAACGGTACACCGTTGCCAGGGAGAAGAGTTCGAGACCATAATCTTACCCCTAGTACGGAGACAGGGGCGTATGTTGCAAAGAAATCTGTTCTATACGGCAATAACACGGGCCAGGAATAAGGTGTGGTTGTTAGGACAGTCAGACGCTGTGTTAAAGGCTGTAGCGAACGACAAGGTGGTTCAACGCAACACCATCTTTCGTGATCTGGTGGGGAGTGAAAATGGCTAGGGAAATTTATGTAAGCGTTGACGTGGAGTCAGATGGGCCTATTCCGGGTCCTAACTCTATGTTGAGCTTGGGAGCCGCTGCATACCAGTTGGATGAAACTCTGGTGGACACCTTTTCAGCCAACTTGAAGACCTTGGAGGGGGCGTCCGGGAACCCTGAAACGATGGCTTGGTGGGAAACACAACCCGAAGCCTGGAAGGCGTGTAGAAGCAACCCAGTAGCCCCTCAATCGGTCATGCTACGTTTTACCGAGTGGTTAAATCGTTTGCCTGGAAAACCTGTTTGTGTTTGTTACCCGGCGGGGTACGATTTCACTTTCGTGTATTGGTACCTGATCAAATTTACGGGGAAAAGCCCTTTTGGTTTTCAGGCTCTCGATATCAAGACCCTGGCCATGGCCGTTCTTCGGAAACCCTTTCGAGAGACGAGCAAAAGAAATATGCCGAAAGAGTGGTTCGAGGGTTTACCAAAACATACCCACAAAGCCGTGGACGACGCGATCGAACAAGGAGCCTTATTCTGCCGGATAATGGAGGTTTGTGCCCCCGTCGCCAAGGAGCTAATCGCGGTGGGGGGTGAGAAGAGCAGACGCGACAAACAAGTCGAGACCGCGACCCGGCTACAGCTTATCCAGGCGGTGAAAGAGTGGCGCGACGCCGATATGTCCGTGGATCAACTTCTTTTTCGTTTGCAAACAACGCCCATAAAAGCACCAGTGTGAGTCATCGGTGGTGTAGATGGGGGGATGCTCACCGAGGATCGTGTAGACGCCATCTTCAAGGAGATGGATTCCTATATCTTGGAGTTGGAAAGCGACCCGGCATCTCTGGGTCCCCAGTATTTTCAAAACGTCATAGCCACGTGCCGGAATTACCTGAACGCGGTTGGTTTGGTAATTTCTGAATTGAACCGGGAGAAGCTAGAGGTCAGTAGCGAGCTTCGGAAGTTAGAAGCAGCCTACGCTCTAGAGCACGACAATCTGTTGGCTAATAACGAGCGCGTTCGGTTTCTTGCCAGCGTGGAAGACCGTAAGGCCACTGTCGGTTTCATGCTCCGTGAGGAACAACAAGAAATCAACAAACTGAAGGACCGGATGCACCAGTTGGACGCGGTCTACAAGGTGGTGAATTACCGCAACAAAGAGTTACACGCGACGATGACCGCCATCAAGGACCAGCGTCGGTTGATCCAGATCGAAATCGATTCCGGGTCTTTTTACGGGGACGAGCGGACGGGTCGAACAAAGGCGAAAGGGATTCGATCGCCTTCTGGCGGGATGGCCCTGGATGATTTGAACGAAGAGGAACTGGCGAACATGTTGGACGAGCCTGACGAGGAGGCCGATGAAGGGGAAGAAGAGTCGGGCGAGCCAGAGCCGGATGTAAAAGAGTCAGAAAAAGAACCCGAGAGCGAGGAGACTTCGGAGGTAACAGAAGAAGATGTCGCCCAATTTCTCGACTCCCCCGCAGAAGGGGAACCACAACCCGTAGTGGAAGAGAAGTCGTCTGACACTACGGGTAACGGCGATGCCGAAAAAGTGGAAGACGTTTTGTCTCTTTTGGAGGAACTGTGAATTGTTTTGTATCCCTGGTGTAGAGGCTCCTGACAGGCTTGGAAACCCTATACCATTAGGCTCATATAGATACCTCTGGAGATGGTCCTCAAGTCTGTCAGCTAACGAAACTGTCGTTTCTAACCTCCTACTTGATAATTTGTGGTTGGAGCGACCCTAAAAAAGAGGAAAGCCATGTCAGACGATATATTTGATATTGATGGGTATTCGTACGAGGACGATGTTGCTCTCGACGCTGACGAGAGAGACGTTGCGGGGACCAAACAAGAGTGGTTGAAAATGACCTCCAAGGGTCAGACCATTCGATGTGCTTTTGTCTACTTCTACACTTACGAGTCGAACGCCATTCGCGCTGCCATCAAGGCGGCTCGTAAGGAGGAGGGCGACAAGAAGCCGACTCGTGAAGAGATAGTGGCTGTGGGTAAGAAGGCGGTAGAAGCCCGCGCCAAGGAACTGAGCAAGAGTGTGGACGAGCTATCTCCGACTGAGTTGTTGGATGTCTCCGTCTCGCACTTCAAGGTCATGAAGGCCCACTACCAAGAGGGTCTTGGGTACGTACTTTCTCGTCTGGGTAAGGATGGCCCGGAAGACGACGCCATCTGGAAGCGGCTGCCGGAACCCAAGACGTATTTCACCACCCTTCTGTTGATCTACCCGACGACGGACGAGGGCCAACTCAACAAGGAGGCTCTTGGAAAGCAGATCAAGGACGGGAAGCTGAAGCTCATCCCGTGGCGTTTCAGCACTCGCGTCTATGACGATATCTGGAAGCTCAACGACGGTCTCCGGGAGAACAACCTTTCCCTGGCTTCCCAGGACATCAGGCTGGAGTGTAAGGTTGTGGAGTTCCAGAACATCTCGCCGTCCGCTGCCGGACCGGCCATTTGGCAGAAGAACGATACGTTCAAGAACGCCGTGTTGGCCCAGGCGCTTCCCATGTACGAGAAGTTGATCCCGTTCCGTGAGATGACCACGGATCAGCTTCGGACCAAGCTGGGGCTTGGCGGCTCCGCTACCGAAGACATTTCGTCGGATAGCTTCCAGGACATGCTCGACCAAGTGTGATCGGGGGCGGGTTTTCCCGTCATTTGCTCATGATCACGTTAGGTCTTGATCCGTCCCTTACCGGCTTCGGCTGGTGTATCCACAACTCTGTGGTTGTGGGTAAGGATCGTGTTTTCGCGAAAGGCCGTTGGTCCACGTCACCGAAGACCATTTGGGTAGAACGTTACGTGACCTTGCGCCGGGAGCTACAGGACTTGTTGGACCAGTATCTGTTAATCGAGAACGTGGGCGTGGAGTCCCCTCCCTTCGGAGAATTGTGGAGTGAGGGGCTTTACGCCCTGTTCCTGGTGGTCAACGAGGCTATCTGGAGTCGGCGCAAGGACGTGGTGTACTTCGATCCCGGTACTCTCAAGATGCTGGCGAAAGAAGACCCCAAGATACGAAAAGGAAAGATGTTCAAGTCCGATATGGTCGAAGCTGCCAGAGCGGATACGGGGATCACAAGGTGGAACTCTGACGTGGCGGACGCCTACCATGTCGCCCGGTTCGCCGCCAGATTTTGGAAATTGTTGCGGGGTGAGATTGGTGTAGACGACTTAACTCCGTCCGAGTATCAGGCTTTTGCCAAGATCCACACGTTCAAACGTGGCAAGCGTAAGGGGCAAACCATCATGAAGGGCGCAATGTTTAAAGAGAACCAGAGGTACTTTAGGTTCTCGCTACTTCCAAAGTGAGGAATTATGGCAAAGAAAGCCAGTAAGAAAAAGCTTGTTAATCCGACGGCGGAGGCGGTAGCCAAAGCCAGAAGGACCATCCTCAAGGCGACTAAGCAGAAGCCGTTGTCACCTACCGATGAGCCGTTACCCTATGTGTCTACGGGTTCTTTCCCTGTGGATATGTTGATCGGAGGCACTCCGACCAAGGATGGGAAGGGCCTGATTTGTCCTGGTTTCCCCCGGCGTCGGATCACGGAGTTATATGGTCCTGAGTCCAGCGGCAAAACCACACTCCTTATCCATAGTATGATCGAGGCGCAAAAGGCTGGTGGTTCGGCCATGTTCATCGATTTCGAGCACTCTCTGGACCACAGCTACGCCAAAGCCTTGGGTCTGGACTACGACGAGGACAAGTTGTTGGTCTACCAGCCGGACTCCATGGAAGAGGGCTTCAAAATGATGTTCGTGGGCATCGTGGCGGGCATGGATGTCGTCGGGGTGGACTCTGTGGCTTCGATGGTCCCCAAGGACGAGATTGTGAAGGGCTTCGACGATGCAGCTAAAATCGGCGCTGTCGCGGCCAAGTTCTCCAACGCTCTGCCGAAGTTTGTCATGTGGCTGCGGAAGTACCCCCGTTTGCCTGACGATAAGGACACACCAAACCCTGATCATCCAGGCACAGCCCTGATCCTTGTCAACCAGACCCGTGCGTTGATTCAGACGAGTGGGGGTTGGGGCGGTGGCGGTGACTCTGAGAACACAAGCGGAGGCAAGGCTATCAAGTTCTTCGCGTATCTGCGTTTGCGTACGGCCCGTATCAAGTCCGAATTCGTCGAGCGTAAGGATCAGCTTAGTGGTAAGAAGCGGCGGTTCCCTTACGGTAACGTCACGGATGTCAAAGTGGTCAAGTCCAAGCTCGACGCGAAACAGGGACACTCGACCCAGATGTTCATTCGGTTCGGCGTCGGCATCGACGATTACCTTTCGATCATTGAGACAGGGGTCGTCCAGAAGCTGATTAAACGGCAAGGAGCTTATTACACTCTGGGAGAACAGAGGTTCCAGGGTAAGGAGAAGTTCCGCCAGTTCCTGATCGACAACCCCAAGGTTTTCACGGCGCTAAGGGATAAGTTGGCTCAGGCCGTTAACGCTTCGGGCGTGGATGCTGGGTCCGACCTCGACGAAGAAGACGAACTGATGGAAGGGTTCGACTTGGAGAGCGATAGCGTGGACGATGAAATCGTCGCAGAGGTTCAAGAAGCTATCTCCGAGACCGAGACCGAAATAGAGATAGAGAGCGCCGAAGACAGCGGTGCTTAATGGTTCGGATAGAGATCAGGAATTTCCAGTCTGTGGCCCATGAAGTCGTCGAGGTGGACGGCTTCTCGGCCTTGGCTGGGAGAAGTAACATCGGCAAGAGTGCTATCGTCAGGGCCGTCAAGGCGGCTTTGACCGGCTCTCCGGTAGACAACTATGTGAGGCACTCTCCCAACTGTCTCCGATTGCTACGGGGTGCCAAGACCTGTAAATGCTCTTGTTTGGTCCACATCGAGACTGAGGGCCTGGACCTCCTGTGGGAAAAGGGCGACGCGGTTAACCGATATGAGTACAACGGGACGGAACACACCGTCGTAGGGAGGGGGACTCCCGATTTCCTCCTGGAAGACTTCGGCCCGGTCAAGCTGGGCGACGAGAAGGAAATCTTGCAGGTGTCAGATCAGTTCAAGCCCATCTTCATCTTGAACAAACCGGGCACTGTGGCCGCTGATATTTTGTCGGATGTGGCGAAGTTGGATCAAATCAACTCTGCCATCCGGCTGGCGGACAAGGATCGGAGGGAGGCCAAAGCGACCCGTAAGGTCCGAGAGAAGGACGTTCTGGATCTGCGGATGACCCTGGCTGGTTATGACGGGTTGGACGGGGTCGTCGAGCGCGTGGTGGAACTCGAAGAGCTTGACCGGAAGGCCGAAAGCGTTCGTGTTAAATCCGAGAAATTAGAGCGGTTCCTGTTTTCTGTGCTCAGTGTGGGCCAGCAAATCCGGGACCTCAAGGACGTAAATTTGGTCAAGATTCCAAGCATCGACTCCCTAACAAACGGGGGAGAAGCCTTCTTCGCCTTGGAGGAGTTCGTAGAGGATCATGAAAACAGGGCGGCGGCGGTCCTCGCTTTGGAGGGGGTGGATGTTATCGAGCTTCCGAGCTTCCAAGTCCTGTCATCAGATGCCGCGCACGACAAACTCGTTGAGTGGGCCTCCAAGGTCGAACTGTTGCGAGAGTTCTTCGGCAAGTTCCAGCCTGTTGAACTTATTGTGGTCCCGGACATCGAGCCGCTGAAAGAGAACAAGGAGTCTTACCTTCGTCTCGATTCGTGGGCGACTCGTGTGTACGAAGTGTCTCGGGCACTGCTCCAGGTGAAAAAGGAATTGAAAGACGCTATCCAAGAGAAGCGCCAGTTGGAAGCAGAGTTGGGTATATGTCCCTTTTGTGAACGGCCTTTTGATTCGGGGCATGAATGTCAAGAGTAGCTTTCATTTTTCGCACGGATGTGCATCTGACGGATAAGACGCCCGCGTCGTGGAAGGGCGACTATCCGGCAGAGATTTGGTCCAACCTGGAACAGATAGGAGCGCTGGCCAACGAACACAAGGTTGACGCCGTTCTGGACGGCGGGGACTACTTCCATATAAAGACGCCGAGTAAGAACCCTCATGCTTTGAATATCCGGACGGGCTTGATCCATGGCCAGTACGGCTGCCCTGTTTATTGTGTGGAAGGCAACCACGACATCACATATAACAATCTCGACAGCATTGAGAAACAACCTCTTGGGGTCCTGTATGTCTTCAACGCTTTCCGGAGACTGCGGGAAGAGGTGTTTCAAGACGAAGGGTTTCAGGTCAGAGTCGTCGGAGTTCCTTACAGCCTGAAGCGAACGGTAGATGAGCTTCGTGCTGTCCAGAAACAACCGGGGGACGATTTTCTAGTAGCGGTGGTTCACGCCTTGGCGGGGGAGGCCCCGCCTCCTAATGTAGAAGGGTTCTTCAAGGAACCGGTGTTCAAGTACGCAGATCTTATAACACCCGACGGGCCAGATGTTTGGGCGTTTGGGCACTGGCACCAAGATCAGGGCGTCTCTCACATAGGCGGCAAGCATTTCGTGAACCAGGGGGCTGTTTCACGAGGCGCTCTCATACACGAGAACATCAAACGGACGCCTCAAGTGGCGTTGTTGGAGTTCAAACCAGAGGGGATCAACATCGAGACGTTCCCGTTGGATGTGTTACCGCCTGAGGAGGTGTTCGATTTCGAGAAGAAAGAGCGGATGGAAGGTGAAAGCCGTAGCATCGAGGGTTTCATCGAACGGTTGCAAGAGGACGCATCGTTCGACCCAACTGCGACTATCGAGGACAATGTGAAGTCTCTTGATTTCGCCGCCGAAGTCAGGGAGATGGCCCTGGTCTACCTGAAACGCGCTCGCGGAGAGGACTAAGTGTATTTATCTTACTCCGGTTTCTCTGTCTTTAGACAGTGCGCAAGAGCCTACTACTACCGGTATATCGGTAAACCGAAACTCCCGGAGCCGGGTAATCGTGTACACATGCTCTATGGGGACGTGGTCGGAAAGCTCTTCGAAAAGTATTACGAGGATAGGATCTGGACTAAGCGCAACGCCGCACTCCATATGTTGGATCTTGTGCGGCCTGTGTTGAACAAGGTTGTCGTCCAGGAGATTCGGAGGGGCGGTGTCTTCGATTGGAACGAACCGGGTCTGAAACCGGGTTCGAGGTCGATAGAGGAGGTAGAACAAGAGGTCAGAGAGACCATTCCTAGAGGGATTCGGGGCATCAAAGCACACCGGCTCATGGGGGTAGAGGCACACGCCGAGGTTGTTCTAAATACTTCTGTCCGAGGGCACACCCTTGCTGGTCGGGCTGACTTCATAATTCGTCGCATCAAACCTCATAACGATTTGGTCCTCCTGGATGGGAAGGGGTCCCGCTGGCGGGATAGGTACACAGACGAGCGCCAATTGCGGTGGTACGCCATGTTGTACCAGATGAAGAAGGGTGTGGTCCCCGACCGGCTGGCGTTCCTTTACTGGCGTTTCGAGCCAAAGGAGTGCCTGGATTGGGTTGACGCGACCCAGAAGCAATTGGACGACCTTAAAAACGCGGCGCTGGAAGCCATCGGCAAGATTGAGGGGGCGAAACGGAAGCTCCGGGGAAGTGAGCCGGGCGTGTGTTTTCTGGCTTCGCCGGGTTCCAATTGCCGTCTTTGTGATTTCCAGGCCGTCTGTCCGGAGGGCACAAGAGTGTTGTCCGATAATACTAAAACCCAGATTCTGGAAGACCGGAATCGTGGTGTAGAGGAGGGGGAGGTCAGTTTCTGACCCCCTTGGGATAAACCACGAGGTGCGACATCTATGGCCGATACTGTTAAAAAGAGAATCGAGGACTTACAACGAAGATACAACGACGTTGTCCAGAAAAAGGCGAGTCTGTCTGGCCAACTGGAAGCCAAGAAACAAGAGTTGGCTGCCATTGTCCAGGAGATAAAAGACGCCGGGTATGACCCTAAGAAAATTGCCCAGGAACGTGATCAGGCGAAGAAGGAGTTGGAGGATATGATCACGAGACTGGATGAGTCTTTGACCGAGGTCGAAGAGGCTCTCGCGCAATTCCAACAGAAATGAGGAACACATGGAAATCAAATTTACGGTTGATGCTGAGCAACTGAACAAAGCACTCAAGATGTCCTCTATCATCAGTCCGCAGATGACTGCGGAACAGGAGAGGGGATTTCTCTTCGTGGTGAGCGGGGACGTGTGCAAGATCTATTCTAAGAATGGCGGCCACGAAGTCCGGACCAGCTTCCCTGTTACGGACGTGGAAGGCGAAGGCTCGTTCATGTACCCCGCCGATTATATAGGCGAGTTCGCGTTCGTGTCGGAACCTATTACGTTCACGGCCACGTCTGAGGGAGAGACTTTCAAAGTCAAGTACACTTTCGGTTCTTCCGGTGAGACGGTTCGCGCCTCGTTCGATCCACGCTCGATGAACTTGTTTGAGAAGGACATCCAGAACGCCATGTCCGACGAGCCTAAGGTCTACAACATAAAGACCTTACAAATGGCCATTGGGATGGCTAAGAACTTCGCGGCCAAGCCCAATGAGGCGGTCTCAAACGAGTTCTATAAAACCATCCAGATATTCGGGGACGACGGCGAGCCGGAACTAGCCAAGAAGGCTAATGGGTTTCTCTTTTCGTCCAACGGCACCGAAGCCTTTTACTTTTACAGTGAGGCGTTTTTGGGAAAGGGGTTGGTAGCGCCGGGCCAACACCTCCCGTTGTTAGAATCCTTCATGGGCCAGTCGTCTGGAAGTATTAAGGCATACAAGACGGCCAAGTGTACGTACGCCGTTAACGAGAAGGAGGACGTTATCGGTTGGCCGCACCACGAGGACACGTGGAAGAAGTTCGGATACTACTCAAAGACCGATCAGGTTGTTGTGAAGGTCAACTGTAAGAGGATGCACTACCAGTTGCAATTCATGAGGGCTGGTTTGCACAAGGAGAAGAAGAAGATCCGTCTTCATTTCGATCCGTCATCGGAAAAGTTCTGGTTCTCAAGTGTTGATGAGGGTAACACCATAAAGAGTCTCCCGGTCAACATCGACCAAGTCATAGAGTCCCAGGTAAAAGAGGAACTCGCGGCCAACGTCAACGTCAACCACATGCTTCACCTCTTCGAGAATGTGAAGGGCGAGTGGGTGGAATTCAGAATCTATATTCTGGAAGCCGGTGAGAAGCGGCCGAAGGACCTCTACATGTTCCGAACGATCGATGAGTTCCTTCTGAGCGACGACGGCACCATTGCTGGTGGGAGCGGGGCAGAGAACGTGGCGGAAGGGGTACACGTATGCAATGTGACACGCTTCACGCCGGGAATAGATTAAGGGTCAAGGCGCTTAGGGAAACCGCTTCCGGTCTTCAGGCCCTGCGGGACCAGACTCAACGGGACCTGGACACGCGGGAACAGGAGGTCAAGGATCTCGCGTGGAAGATAGACGTTTTGTCAAAGGTTGGCGAGTTGTTCCGGGTATTGATGGATCAACTCGTCATGGATCACGTGCGTTCAATAGAGAGTGTGATCACGGAGGGTTTACGCACCATTTTCGTGGACCAAAACTTATCCTTTGAGGCCGAAGTAGGGCAGCGTTACAACAAACTGGCCATAGACTTCTGTCTGAAACAGGCCGACCAGAAGGCAGAGATTAAGGGCCACCCGCTGGAAGCGTTTGGGGGAGGCCCGGCGAGTATCGCGTCGCTTATCTTGAGAGTGTTAGCTTTGCGGCGTCTCAACAAGTGGCCTTTATTGGCGCTCGACGAGACTCTTGCTGCCGTGTCGGATGAGTACATCGATCGGACGGGTCTGTTTCTGAAACAGTTGGCCACCAAGACTGGGATAGAGGTTTTGCTTGTGACCCACAAGGCGGCTTTCCTTGAACATGCTGTGATTGGCTACAAAGGCTCCGAGATCACCACAGACGACGGGCAGCGTTATCTGAAACTACAACGGGAAACACGTGCGGTCTGAATCTGAAATCCAGAACCGAATCCGACACCTGTTGTCGGAGGAGTTAGATCGTAGGGTGTCTCAGGCGTGTGCCCGTGTGCCGTACAACTGCATACACAACCATCGGCAGCCGTTGGATTTGCGTAAGGAGGTGGCGGGGGAGCCAAACGAAAATTACAACCGGACATCCGTTTCCTCGCCTGTCATCGGGTTGTGTATGCTTAATTCGTCTGACCCAGCGGAGTGGGGAGGGACAATCTGCGAAGATCCGATTGATGCTCAACGGTGCCCCTACTTCGATCTGGCTTCCACACGGGAGTCTATCAGCGAGGAGTTTTACCGTCAGATAACCGATCTCGATTGGGTGGCCGAGAACATGGCCGAAGTTTACGGTCTTCTCTGGGCGTTAGGATCTGAGACGATGCCGTCACTCCCCTGGTGGAAAGCTATTTGGTTCTGGTTCCTTAGAATTCGGCCGGACCCTCTCGTGAAAATAACAACCCCAACTTTGCCTTCGGAGTAGTTATGTTGTCTGCTCTCTCTCAGTTGTTCATCGTAGAACGTCACCGGCAACGAGCCGCGAACGTTGGCTTCTCGGTTCCGGCAATGGGGGAATGTCAGGTTCCGGAGGACGCTTCCGTCGAGCCGTTGTTGACAACCAATATGGGGGGTAATTTTCTACTGACGCGGGTGTCCGGGGAAGGGTATGCGCGTCATGGGTTTTATGAGTGCCCCCTGGATCAGGAGACGTTACTCCTTAGCGAGTTCTGCCGGACCCTAGTTAAAGAAGGATCACGAGCCGGGTGGGACAACACCTCCGACTCCATCCAGGGTGCCTTGGAAAGGATGAGGCGAGCGGGTCTTACCCCGGCTGTAGTGGTGGTCCCGGAGGAGCTTCTCGACCCTCCGGAGGGCCTTCGGGTAGTTATTTCTGCCCTACCTTGTAAGGCTCTCGTTGTCGCTGACCCCAAGGATGCTGGTTCTTACGTCAGGATCGGGGGGCACGTCTCAATACTGGCCCAGAGTGTTGATAGGGCGTTTGTGGTGGTCACGTGACGTGGGCGGACGATCTGGCCCGGTTCGCAGCGGACCGGCTCTCTGAGCGGGAGCGGAAGGCCCTGTTAACCAGAGGGGTGTCCGACGCCCAGATCGAGACGTATCAGATCGGCCATCTAAATCGGGTGCTGCCGGGCGGTCTCCCGAGTCATTTTCTTGAGTGGTCCAAATTCGGGGACAAGCTGGACGATGTTTTCGTCTTCCCTTTGACCACAACCTTGGGGGAGGTGCGGGGCTTCGAGTTTCGGCATGTGGTCAAAGAACGTACAGGGTACACGGACTTTCTGTTAGATCGTCGGGAACCTTGTCTTTTTGGGCTGGCCCAAGCCATTGAGGCCATGTGGGAGTCCAGGTCTGTCTGGTTGGTTGAGGGGCCTTTTGACCTTCCGCCAATCCAGAGGGCGGCCCCGTTCGTGGTCTCCACGATGACGGCTTTCACGAACAAGGCCACGGTGCGGCTTCTCCGTCGCCTCGTCCAACGGGTCTGGGTAGGTTACGACATGGACGGGCCGGGAAGAAAAGGGTGCGAAATCTTCCGTTCGAAAAATAAGCGTGACTTTGAGGTGTATATAGTGGAGTACCCCAAAGTGCTCAAGGCGAACGGGGAGCGAGTAAAAGACCCAGGCGAGTTATGGGAAGAATGGGGTGACAGGCAAATTATTCCTTTCATCCGGTCCGCAATAGAACGCGAAAACCCTTTTTAGGAGAGAGTAACATGCCAAAACTGTATGGCCCCGCCGAGATGGTGGAAGAGATCGCTAAAAAACTGATTCCGTCGTACCACCCGGAACTGGCGACCGCCCGAATTCAATACATTTGTGTGGACGTGGCCAGCAAGAAAAACGGGGTTCCTGTCGGCGGGAAGTCTAAAAAGGTCACTGGCGCGATGGAGTTCCTACTTGAGAAGGATTTCATTATCGAGGTGGCTCTTGAGGTCTGGAACGAGATGACTGAGCGTCAGCAAACGGCCCTTGTGGACCACCTTCTGGAGTGTTGCACCGGGGACGAAGATGAGGATACCGGAGAGTTCAAGTGGTCTATGCGTGAGCCGGATGTAAGGGAGTTCACGAGTATCCTTCATCGGCATGGGGCCTGGACCGACACCTTGATGGGTATGGTGGAGGTCGCCCAGCGGCTCAACATCGAAGAGCGCGTTCAAGAGGTTGTCGATTCCACAGTAGACACGCAAGAACAGTAGACCGGGGGACCAAGGGGTTGTGGGATACTGTTTACAGACCTTTACGGTTTGCTGATGTCCTAGGTCAAGACGGTAACGTCCGTCTCCTGAAGGCTCGCCTAAAGAACGGGACGGCTTTCGACACAAGCTATATCTTCGCGGGAGCTTTCGGCCGGGGTAAGACCACCGTAAGCCGGATTCACGCGAGGGCGATGCTTTGTCAAGACCTGGATACCAGCGATCCTGAGCCGTGTAACAAGTGTGATAATTGCACCACGATCCTGGAAGAACAGCCGGGGCCGTTCACGGAGCGGGATGCTGCGAGCCACGGTACCGTCGAGCACGTTCGTAAAATCATAGAGGAATTGCCTTACGTTTTGGAGAACGCCCCAAAGCGTATCTACCTCTTTGACGAGTCCCACCGGATGAGCGTGGCGGCTCAAGATGTGCTCCTGAAACCGATCGAGGACAAGAAGATGATCGGGATGTTTTGCACCACGGAGGCGGAAAAGATCCGTGGTGCGATCCGGTCTCGTTGCGAGGAGTACACGATCCGTAAGGTCACAAGGGACGAGGTCCTCCAACGGATGCGTATGATTCTGGAGAAGGAGGAGGTCAAGTTCGAGGATGACGCTGTCTACATCGTCATCGACCATTCTGACGGCCATGTCCGGGACGTAATAAACAAGCTGGAGATGATTTCGCAGTTGGGCGACGTGACGATAGACAACGTGCGGTCCTATCTCCACTTGTCTGTTGTTACCCTCTACTACCAGATCCTGTTACATCTGGACGATCCCAAGCAAACCATAGAGCTAATCGATCAGGCGTGTGAGATGGTGACGCCGGAAGAAGTGTCTGCGGGTATAGCCGAAGCGGCCATGAACACGTACCGGGTGGCCAGTGGCATTTACGCTGATTTCTCGTTCGTTGATAAAGGGTTAGCTGAGAAGGTTCACGCCAAATACGGCTCAGATGTTGTCCGCTTTGCTTACTGGTTCTTGGGTTCTAAGTACACGACCAAGTTAAGTCTCGTCAGAGACGCCGTCGTTTTTTCTCAACTCCCAGGCAACCTTCCAACAGACAAACCGTCGCCTCCTGTGGTCTTCTCGGGCAGTAAGAAGCAATCCAACGGGCCAGAGCCAGAGCAACCCAAACCCAAAGAACAGGAGCAGCCTAAGCCTCAAGAGCAAGAACAAGTGAAGGCCGAGACCGTTAAAAAGTCAGATCCGCCTCCTCAAATTGTTGACGAGTTCGCGGACCCTACTGTACCAACGGACATCGAGAAGCACGTCGTTAACGCGGAGATGCCCCGAAGCAGAGAGTCAGATATGACAGCGCGGCCACCGAGAAACCGGGAACACAAGGTGATGTCACCGGCTGAGTGGCGTAGGAAATTCGAAGCCCTTTTACGAAAAAAGATACAGTCTCCGTTGCTAAAGTAATTTTCGCAGTGTAGTCGAAAAGTGGGATGGGTACGGAAAACCAGTGGGTAGTATTAGAGCTTACCTCTAAAGCAGAAAATGAAGATCCGGATATGGTACGGAATTCGATCCGTCATCATATCCGGGACGCCGAAGTTTTCGTACCGGCGTCAGTGGTTCAACGTGGGGAGCAGAGGGTTTTCCATTACCTTGTGGACGGGTACGCCTTCGTTCAACACAGGCACACGGAGACCCACTACGCCCGGCTGGTAGACACGAAATACGTCCAGGGACCTTTATACGTTCCGACCGGAGTTAAGAAGGACAAGCGTCTGGCGACTGTCTCCCCGGAGCAGATAGACCAACTGCGTAAGCAGATAAAGGTTGAGGTGGATCAGGGCATAGAGGTTGACGACATCGTAGTTATAACCTCAGGCCCTTACAAAAACATCGAAGCTGTCGTGCGGGAGGAGATTCATGAGCACGATTCGGTGACGGTCCACATTCAATTAAGATCCACAGATCGGTTGGTAACATTACCCAGAGCGTTCTTGAGGTTGAAATCAAAACCTCCTCACGTGGTCCACCGGACGAAGTTGGAAAAGCTAACGGAGTGGGCGCGGGGTGCTCTTATGTTAGCCCGCTGGTCCGGTTCCGAGTTGGAAGGGGTCCGGGAAGGCCATCGGAATCTCGGTCGTATGGATGGTTGGATCGAAAAGAGCCGGGCCACGTACCATTTTATAAGAGCGTACCATTCCCGGATAGATTTTGACCCCTTGTGGGCCAAGTTCCAGGAGCTACGAAACCTACAGACAGGGGTTTCTTTACGGAGTCAGATTCATACTGTTAGCGCTCCTCTCCCGGACCTAAGCTTCATGTCTCAGAAACACCAGGAGGTGCGGTTTCTATCAGAAGCTTGCGCCAAGATCTTTACGATATACTCGGACGTAAGAGAAATGACAGAACCTACTCCTATGAATTTGGTCGTGGACGGCACCCAATTATACATTCGATGTCTTTCCGCTCCCGGCTTGAGCGACCTCACGGACTCTCAGGGCCGACCGACCGGTGCCATCGTTGGGTTTCTAAGAAGCCTTGGCTCCTACAAAAAGAGATTCCCGAAGGCGCGGGTTTTCGTGTGTTGGGATGGTTCGTCGCAACGGCGGAAGGCTATGTTCCCTGACTACAAGGCCAACCGGATTTCGCGGTCCGGGGCAGCGGCCAACACCTTCGAGATGGATTGGCTTCGAGATAATTTGCCGTCATTCGGCGTCATTCAGGCGTTTAATCCAGACGAAGAGGCTGACGATGTTATGGCCGCCCTGGTGAGAGGGCCGCTCGAAGGCCGCCCAAACGTGCTGATTTCCACGGACAGGGATCTGTTACAGTTGGTATCGGAGTTCACTCACCAGTTGTGCCCAAAGGTGGGGATGGGTAAGGAAAGGTTATACAACCCGGCGCTCGTCAAGAGGGAGTATGGAGTGGCTCCGGAGAGTATGATCCACCTACGGGCGTTGAGCGGAGACACCTCAGATAATATACCCGGAGTCCCCGGCTTTGGTCCTAAGACAGCCTCCAAACTCATCAAACTGTATGGTTCAGTCGAGGCCCTGTTAGGATCTAATTTGGCCGGGTTAGGAAAAAGTCAGGTTTCCAAATTGCGTGCTAACGAGGATCGGGTTATTAAAAACATTGACTTGTTAGCTCTGAAAGACGTACCATTCAGACAGATCGAATCGAATCCAGATCAGAGTAGGGCAGAAGCCGAGCTAGAGGGTATTGAGGTAAAGCCTAAGTCTATTCTAGCTGCGTTCTTCCCAAAACAACCTTAGAGGAGAGCCTCTGATACGGCTACGATGGCCGTTACAAGGAGTCGAGTCGATGTCAAGTGGCTATGTTATTCCGGTCGATCCCGCTGAGTTAGCTAACCGTTTTGCAGCACCTGATCCAACACCTATAGACGAAAGAGAGAGACTAGAGAGGGAAGAAGAAGAGGCTGAGATGGAGGCGTTGTTCTCCACTGATGACTATGAAACGATTGTCGCGCCCCTTCTTGACCGGATACCAGAACGCGAGGCAGATCTTATATATCTCTATTACGTCTGTAAGAAACGCCAAGCCGACATAGCCGAAATCTTCGATGTAACCCAGGCGGCTATCAGTTACCGGCTGGACCGGGGGATTCAACGCATCAAGTTCTTGCTGTCCATTCCTACGGTCACGGAAGAGGACATGCGGAAGGATCTTGCCGAGATCTTTGAGCAAATCGACATCAATATTTTGGTGGGGATGTGGCAGACAACGTGCCAATCAGAAGTGGCGTCCAAGTTGAAGTTAACACAAGGACGTGTCCGCCATCGGTTTTTCAAGGCCGTTGAGGTTCTTAAGGATGCGGCCGAGGGTGATGACCAGTTCCAACCATACCATAAGATATTCTCCTCAATCGCATCCAAGAATTTCAATATTCTCAGGGCCGTGAGCCTACCGCAGTGGAGTGATAGGGGCGTGGACCGCTGTGTGTGAGAAGGAGCCGCTCCCTATAATAGAGGCTGAGAGTGACGCACTCGCGGCGATGGAAGCGGCCGAGAAGGAGTTAGAAGAGACCTATAAGCGGGAACTTGACGAGTCCCGGACCGCCTACACATTGGTTCGAGCGGACTGAACAAGTCGTATAATTATAGGGTTTTCTTTTATGGAGTGGGATCAGACGAGGACTATTCCCTTGTCTACACTCCAATACCAAGATTACCAATTTCAGGTTTCGCTGCCGTGCGGTGCGTGGAAGTGGGTGACTCGCATCGACGTGTCCCAGTCAACGGTATCGACGGAAGTCAGGGACATAGTCTCGCCGTACGGCCTTTTGCGAGATTCCATACCGATCCCAGGAGAGGTCGTCCAGGCGATGGCCGACTCCATTGTGGAGATGTTGTTAGCTTACCGGCCCAGCATCTTACTCGCGCCTCTAACTCTGGATTTCGTCGTAGACGAAGGTCGGGGTGTCTCGGAAGCCAAGTCGGTAACGGTCACTAACAACGGAATCTTAGGTTCGCTTCTGGCGGTCACGATTACATCGTCGGCCGCGTATGTGGCCGCCTTACCGGCAAACATAGGTGGTCTGGCTTCCAACGAGTCGGGTCGTTTCGATGTTTCGGTGGATAGCGCCAGCCTTCTGGCCATAAACAGCCCTTACTCGGCTACATTGACGGTACAGAGTTCGTCGGCCACAAACAGCCCGCAAACGGTGGCTGTTAACATTGTCGTGCGCCCGCTTTCCGAAATCACGGTGTTGCCGACGAGTTTGACGTTCAATGTGGCAAAGCCCCTGACGGGACCATACCCGCCGATTCCGTCACAACAAATTAATCTCACGAACTCCGGTCCGCCAACGTCGGTTCTCGACTATCAGATCCGTCAGTTGGTGGGGTCCACATGGCTGACCAGTTATTCACCTGTTTACGGGTCTCTTAATGGAGGTGCTTCTCAACCGATTACGGTAACGGTAGCGCCGTCCGCTAGTCTGGCCTCCGGTTCTTACAATGAGACTCTCAGATTCACAGGATATAGTTCTAACATGAGCGTAGACGTGCCGGTGACGCTCAATATCACATGAGGTTAGGGATGGCAGATTTTGATCTTGGTCAAATGGAAGTATCGGGTGCCACGGGCTTGGATGCTCTGTTCAAGCGCGAAGAACACATCTTACGTCCGCAAACCATGACAGGGCGGGCTAAGGTCGCCTCGATCAAGGATTTGCACAACTTCGTTCGGTTGTCGTCGGACACTCTGATCCATAAGAGCGACCGCGACCTCTGGGCGCTCAAGAAGGAGGGCGACGGCAGCTTCTTCATCGAGCGCTTGTTTGACGATAACGGTGAACCTCTCAAGGGATAAAATGCCGCAAGCGTATGAAAAGACAAAGGCCGTTCTGGACCGCCATTTGCGAGAGGCTCACCTCGAACCTCGAATAAAGGTCGCGGAGTTCGATCCAGACCAGTTCAAGTCTAAGGATGACTTCGGCGGTGGCAGCTTCATGAAGCGTGCGATCCCAAAGAACTTTCCTTATGATCCCAAGGCTCTCAAGCCGTTGGCCCAGACACTCTGGGCGATGAGCGTTGCTCTGGGCCACACACTGACGGCTCATCGGCAGTTGTCCAAGATCAAGTCTTCTACAGTATCCCCTGACGGCCTCATCGGCGGCCAGGGTTATGTGATGTCCATCAAGGAGGTACGTAAGGCGCTCTATAACGCCGCTGAAGGGTTGTCTTCGATTTCCGACACCATTCACGATGAGATCAACGCCCCTCACTGGAAGCCGAAGCTCGCAGAGTTGGAAAGAAACGACATCGAAAGCGTGGAAAGGCTCGTGGGCGAGGCCGAGCAAATCATGGAGAACCCGGAAGAAGAAGTCGAAGAAGGTATGGAGGAGGCAGAGCAGAGCGGTGAGCGGGCGGAGATGGAAGAAGGGGAGGGGGAGCCGAAATCCCAGCTACCTGATAACGCTAACCTGCCGGACGCTGCGGAGGTCGTCGAGTCCGGGCAGCACGTCAAACAGGCTTCTGAGTATGGTTACGATCGACGGGGTAGTTCCCTTCCAACCCAGACGTTGCCTGGACCTCGTGTCCAACACCTGGACCGGGCCGATGTGGATCAGACTGGCCCTTTTGGCTCTCATAACACAGAAGAGCCGATGTCCACACACGACGAATGGAGCCGGACTGACGGCGTCCCGAACGAGTACCTCTATCAAAGCGAGTGGGACAACAACCTGTTGGACAAGACAGCGGAGCGGGATCGGGAGTTAGCGGCCAGCGTGCGGGGTACTACTGTCCGCACCCTGAAGACTTCGACCAAGTCTAAGACCCTGGTAACGCCGGGATCGGTAGAGGCGGAACTTGAGGCTGCGGAAGGTGTTCAGATCGAACCAATGCGAAGCGCGGCCTCAAATCTCCCGGACAAGGACACCGACCCCACTCCCACAAAAGGCTACGACTTCGGAATCGGGTACGGCGATGGCAACGATGCTCATGGCCAGGGCGCGGGAGGTTATGGGACTGTTGACTCTGATGGTGGTGTTTATGGGCCGTCTTCGGAACTACCCGGCGACCTGGATGGCGGATCGACAGAGCGTGATGACACGACACCGACCGTTGAACTGGCTGTAGGCGGTCGTAACGCGAAGTGGAAGACCGCTTGTTCTATGCTCCCTCTTGATGTCATGCCTTCTGTCGCCCGTTCGGACTATTACGAGGGAGACAAGGCCGACAATGAGGTAAACGCCACCAGTGAGGTGCCTGAGGTCGAGAGCGCTCCCGTTGAAACCCCGAGAGACATGATACCTGGGACTGCGTACAGCTACGACCAGGGGAACCAGCCGTACATCAAGTGGGACTCAGACACCCGCAACATGGAATGTGACTATGTATATCAGAGAGAGGTTGAAGAAGGTCCTTACGAGAGAGAAGGATAACTATGTCAGCGTTTGATCTCGATAATTTCTTGAAAGACTCGTCTGTGTCCAATTTGGATTGGCTCGACGTGGACGAGACCTCGTATCGTGAGATGGATACGTTGCCCAAACAAAATTTGGACATCCAGCCCGATCTTGAAGCTCTGTGGGCCAGGGAAGGAGAGTCCCCTTCCGCGTATCTGACCCCAAATTCTTCGCTTCCCAACCCTGGCATCGACGATCCGAGGACCATGGGGGATATGTCTCAGGCTCACGGGCGTCTCAGGGAAGAGGCCGATACCATCCGTAGGATCGCCCGGTTTACCTTGATGCAGTCGAGCGACTCTCGGCGGATTCGGGATGAACTCACAAAGCGTTTCGCGATGGACGATTTACACAATCATCGTGAAGTTCTTGCCGAAGTCATGCAAGAGAGAGGGCTTTTGGGCGACCTTTACGTTTCGGCCGCTGATTTCCCGGCCTGTGCCCAAGGCGGCAAACAGGTGGAGTTTGTCCGACGGTACGCGGACAAGGCCCTGTATATTTTGGGCAAAGAAGCGTGCGAAGGTTGTTCTCACGCCTGTCAGACAGCTACCGGGAAGCACTGTGGTGTCTTCCACAAAGAGATCCAGTTCGAGATCCCGTATTCTGATGAATTGGCCGAAGCGATCGAGCGTAACCAAGAGGGTTGCGGATGTTCTGTAAAAGCTTCGGCGTCGGACCCGAAAGAGCGGATCAGACAAGCGTTCCTTGCCCCGAAAACGTCGAGCACGGATGATTACGAGGGCCAGGGTCTCGACCGGACGGTCAAGGCCACCGTTCCCGAACAAGAGGTGCGAAAGCAGTTGTCCCAGCCCGTGGGGGACAAACAGGCGGCAGAGGGCCGTCCTGTTGTGGCTTTCCTTCACCGGGAGATGGTGAAGGGGTTGTCTCACGAGGAGTTGGTGCGCTCGCTCAAGTTGGCTTTTGATACCGACCTCCTGACTCGCACCCACACTTACTGGGGACCTACGTTCAAGGAGTCTGGCCTCTACGGTGTGGTCTACTCGAAGCAAGCCAGTTTTGCCGACTGTCACACGGGTGCTGATTTCCTGGCCAAACACAACCCTGGTGTCAGGGCGATTGTGGCCGGGGACAAGTGTGCCTCGTGTATCTACAACAAGACTCGATGCCTCCTTTACGGCAAGCCTTTAATTAAGGATGCGTCTGAGGTCGTTACTCAGGACACAGTAGATGCCGTTCTCCAGGAACACCGAACCGCTGGCCGGTTGCCGCCATGGGAAGCCGTTCCTCGAAAGTGGGGCGACACCCCCGCACAAGCGCTTAGGACCATCCACGAAGCGACCAAGAAGGCTTCGTACTCTCAAGTGGCCCCGACCCGTATGGGTTTCATGGAAGGTTTTCATGGTCAGGAGGTTGGCCATGTGACCAGTGGTTTGACCCGGAAGGACGTGGCAAAACAAGCGTCAAAATACATGAACGAGGGTTTGTACGGCAACGACCTTTTGGATGCTCTCAAGACGCGGTTTGAGGTTCGGGATCTCGTCGCCGCGAAGGACGAACTCAAGAAGGTTGTAGCCGAACAAGGACTACAGGGCGTCTTCTACGTGGACCCGTCGGTTTACGACGACTACGGCAAGGGTTGTGAAGAAGCTGTCCGTCTCCACCGGACTCGTATGGTCGGGTATGTGAAGCAAGGCTCGAAGTGCGAAAGTTGTATCCATCAGGTCAACACCGGAGTCTGCTCAAAGCTCAACAAGCGTCTGGTGGACGAGCCTCCGTATGTGGACAAGGCCGCCCAACAGCGCGAAGTCTTGGCGTCCGGCCGCTCGACGGACGTTTCATATGGTTCATTGGTCAACAACGGGGCTTCTGCTTTGGCTGAGTTCCAGATGCAACAGGGTATGGATGTTTCTGTTAACGAGGCTCCGGACCCTAACATCGTGGATGTGCAACTCGGAACCGGGAAGGTCAAGCTTTGACATCTCCTTTAACATTACGTGTCGCGGCTCGTTTTCAAATCGCGGAAAGTGCCCGCGAAGAGGCGCGGGATTCTACCCAGCCTGTAAACAAGCCAAAGGATCTTTCTCGCGAGGTCGTTGAGGATTACGGCTCGACGGACGAGCGTGAAGATACGGTGAAACCAGACAAAGACGATGTCCGTCCGAAAGACGTTTTCAAACCGTTACCCTCTCAGGTCAGCGTATACAATTACGTTACCAAGGGGTGGCCGGGAGACGCTGACGACTACACGGACATGGAGAAGGTGTTGGACAAACAGGTCCCCAAAGACAAGGGGTACGACACTGTAAGCAACCTGAGCCAATACCTGATCGAAACGGAAGGCGGGGGTGGGACTCCTCCGGTAGAAGGTAATGACTAATATGCCAGACGAAGAAGGAAAGGTACCGGAAGAGGGGACAGAGGAGAAACCGCGTCCGAAGCTGTTCCTGGCCGCGAACAACAAGGACAAGGTACCGGCTGGCGGTCGAGCGGCCGGGCAACGCACTCGTCCCCCTGGCAGCAAGTTCAACAAGCCGAGCCAGGATCAGTTGGACTACTACGAGGAGACTTCTGAGGAGCGGGAAGAGTTCATCGCGGATGACCCGGTCGTTAAGAGCGCGGCAGAAGCCGATCCTATAAAGCTGTTGGCGACCCTTAAGGCAGAGGTCGCCCGCGAAGCAGCGGCTTTGCATTATCAGCGTAAACAGAACGAGATAATGGGGAAGGACATCACCAGGATCTCGGCGCGTCGTATCGATGCGATGAAGAAAATCGCTGACATTGAAATGGAGATGCGTAAGATCGGCTTCGATCAGGTGGATATCTACAGCGAGAAGTTCCAAAAGATTTTCAAACTGTGGACCGATATGATTCGTGTCGCCGCCGAGGAAACCTTAGCCCCTGAGCAGCTTGATCTCTTCTTCAACAAACTCCAGACCGAGATGGAGGGTTGGGAAGAGAAAGCAGAAAATTTGGTTCGGTGACGTGTGGCACAGAGAAAGCGATCCGGAGCAGGGGTTTCAGCACTCATTAGAGATGCTGGAGTTCGCGCCAAGCAAGCTGTAGAGCAAAAACAGCTTGATATCCAGCTACAGAACAAGATAGCGGACGGGGAACTCGACCCGGACGGTTTTGACGAGGACGAGGTACGTCCGTTTCAGCCCCGTATTTTTAATATCATAGAGTACATCGAGCAAGCCTGGGGAATCGGGATGAAGTTGTTCCCGGCCCAGCGCTTTATCGTCAAGCTCTACTACCATCTTCCGTTAGACGACGAAGAAAAGACCATAAGAGTCACCGACATGTTCGGTGAGGATCTCCTCTACGAGTTCACCGAGAAAGAGTATCTCCATTATCTGTACAACGAGGGTCGTTGTAACATCGGGGAGCAAGATCACGAACGGCGCGAGTTAGTTTTGGCCATCGGCCGTCGTGCCGGGAAGACAACACTCAGTGGTATATTCGCCAGCTACGAAGTCTACCGTTTACTAAATTTATTCAACCCCCAGGAGTATTACGGGCTACCTAACGGGAACCGCATCCAGATCACGTCGGTGGCCACCGATAAGGATCAGGCGGGTATTCTTTTCAACGAGGTGACTACACACTTAGCGAAGTGTGACTACTTCAAGCCGTATATCGCCAACAACACCCTGTCACACATTCAGTTCAGGACCCCCTACGACCTGGATCGCTACGGACCCACGCTTCGTCACCAAGACGGCAAGTTCGTCAGTTTCAATGGTAAGGCAACTCTACGTGTCACCTTCAAGAGTTGTATAGCCAAGGGCCTTCGTGGGTCGGGTAATATCGTCGTGATTATGGACGAGATGGCCCACTACCAGGACACGGGCCAGTCGTCGGCCAAGGACATATACGACGCTGTAACGCCCAGCACGGCTGCCTTCTCTCCCAAGGGAGACGACGGGATGCCGATGAAGATGTCCGACGGGGAAATGTACCCTGTCGAGTCTCGAATCATCACAATTTCGTCTCCGCTCAATAAGGTGGGTAAGTTCTACGATCTATTCCATCTGGCGATGAGCAGGGGTGTCGGGTCTGAGAACATTTTGGCAATCCAGGCCCCTACCTGGGAGGTGAACCCGACAATCCCGAAGTCTTACTACAAGCAGAAGTACCACGAGGACGCCAACGTGTTCATGACAGAGCATGGAGCGCAGTTCTCGGATCGTGTGCGTGGTTGGATCGAGCGGGAAGAGGATCTTGTTTCATGTGTAGATCCCAACTTGCGTCCTCAGGTCGTCGGGATTCCGCGTTACCCTTACCAGATGGGTATAGATATCGGGTTGATGGGAGACGGCACGGCCATCGCGATAACATGCGCCGAAAACAACAAGATTGTGCTGGCTTACCACGAATACTGGCAAGCCGGTGTTGACTGGCGCGAGTCGAACCCACACCTGGGTAATAATTTCACAACCCCGTACTGCAAACTCTTGGGCGACGCGAGCCGTCTAGACTTCGACGAAATCGGCCACTGGATCGACGTTCTAACAAAGAGGTTCCACATAACACACGGTCTTTTTGACCGTTGGAACGGGATTCCGTTGGAACAGGCTCTTCTCAAGAAGGGGCTGACACAGTTCAAGAGCGAGTACTTCCAGAGGGACCTCACGTCACGTATCTACCAGAACACGAAGATGCTGATGTTCGACGAGAGTCTCCGTTTGTACGATTTCCCAGTCAAACAAGGTAGTAGGCATTCGGCGTTCATTGAGGAGCTACTGGAACTTCAAGCGCAACAGATGTCCAGGAACATCGTGGTCGTGGAGGCTCCGCAGACCGTGGGCCACCACGACGACCGTAGTGACGCTTTTGTGCGAGCGGTATGGTTAACTTCGGAGCGTATGCGCGATGAGAAATTCGTGTACGGCAAGGAGGGTGCCCGCCACATGGGCGCGGGCATGACGCCGGGTCGCTATCAAATGATGCGAGCACGCAAGCATGGAGGTTTCACGGATCGTGTAGACCCGCGCCGTTTGGGGTTACGTCTTCGTGGTGTGAGATAGGTATGTACAAAGAAGCTAAAAAACCGAAGGTATTTGCCAATAAGGTCATCAAGGAGATGGTGAAGCACATGGTGTCGGACGACACCGTGGTGGGGTTCCGTGATTATTCGGCAATACGATCGGTGTTTAGGAGGTGCGCTGGCTCTTGGGAGAAGATTGTAAATGGTGATCAGGTTCATATTGAACTGTTGAAAGAGATTGTCACTGGTTGGGGGCAGATGCCCGAACGCAAGAAGAAGTCGGATCAACTGGTATAACGATGCCCGAAATTTTCCGTTCACGTGATGTTGTCGTTTTCCAGAAGGCTCTCACCTTCACGGCGGAAGTGCCCGAAAGCGTGGCCACCGCTGGATGGCTTGGGGGTCAGGGTTTTAACTGGGTGCCACCCACACAGGACAACTTCTTGACCACGATCACCGACGGCGGTTTTGGCGGGTTTGCCTTGTGGGGTTCTGACGAATCTTCCGACGAGTTTACAGCCATGACCAGGAACATGCCGACGTATAGGTTCGTTGTTCTGGGTGTCGGTGGTTGGCTCATGACGACCTCAACATACGAACGTTACACCTACGCTTCGAGGGCAGGGGGTGGTCCATTTGTGCCAATCGTCTACAACGCGAGTGACCGTCTTCTTTTCTCGCTCAGAGGCTATTGGACGAACGAGGACGAATGGACGCTTTCGGGAGATCCTAGAGCGCCAAACAGGAACTTCGTGGGATCAGTCGTGCAACGTCCTGTCCCATCTCGTAATAATTATTTGACTGTACAGGCTATTCTCTGATGACAGAAATTGTCCGCGAACGAGATGTGATTATATTCGTCAAGGATTTGGCCGTCCCGGTCAATCTGTCTGCGGCGATGTCACAAGCTGGCTGGCCCGGTGGCCAGGGGGTCAAATGGTTCGACAGCGGGTCGGATAATTTCACCGTGACCTTCTCGGACGGAGAAGCCGCTGGCTTTTTGCTGTGGGGTTCCAATGAAGACAGTGATCAGTTCATCTCCTATACCGGGAACCAGACGAAGTACAACTTCGGGGTTATAGGCGCTGGGACCTGGATCATCTCAACGTTAACGTACGAACGTTACACATTGCAGTCCCGGCTGGTTCCTCCTTTGGTGGAGAATGCTTATGTGCCGGGAACCCGGCTTCATTTCTCTCTGAGAGGGTATTTCACACCCCAGGATGAGTGGACCATCAGTGGGGACCCGAGAGCGCCGAACACTATTTTCGTGGGGACCGTGATTCACGCTCCCAGTGCTGACAACAAACAATACCTTATGGTTCAACCGTTGATCTGATGCCTTTTCCACCGCCCATAGGTTCGTTTCAAGTCGATTTTCACGGGTTTGATATAATCCGGGGCCGAGATTGCGTGATGTTCATGAAGGATGACACCTTCATGGTTCGCGTAGACGACGCGATGTTACAAGGCGGTTGGCCGGGAGGCCAAGGGGTCCAGTGGGTGAACTCAGACGCCGACGAGTTCGTGGTAACGTATTCCTCTGGGCAGTTCGGTGGGTTCTTATTGTGGGGATCGGACGAGTCGGCCGACCAGTACACGGCCATGACCCGCCAACAACTTGTCTACGGGGACGCTGTCTTGTGTGGAGGGAGCGCCTTAATATCGACTTCTTCGTACGAGCATTACACGTATGCGTCTCGGACAGGCGGCGGCCCGCTCGTTCCACTGGTGTATAACGTCAACGATACTTTGTATTTCTCGTTGCGCGGTCTGTGGACCAAGGAGGACGAGTTGACCCTTTCTGGAAGTCCTCTCGCTCCAGCACTCAACGTTGGGCGGACGGCACAAAAGCCACAGCCCGTCAATCAGCATTTCTTAGGTATCCAGGTCACTCTGTGAATCGCAATCCTGACCATATGAGTAACGAAGAAGTGGTCTCGGAGGTCGCCACTCTCCAGGATGAGATCAAGACGCGGGCTTTCCGGGTACACGCCTTGGCAGACTCATTGTACCGTCGTGTTAGGAGAAGCCCGGTGGACGATAGCACAACGATTTACATGACTTACGCCAACGCCGTAATAAGGTACGCGGGCGCTGTTCGGCAGGTTTCGAACCGGACCATACGGACCTCGAAGGTGTTAGACCGGTTATCCGAGGTACGGGCTGAATCAGCCGACCGTGAACGTGAGCGGCAACATAAGCAGCAACGGCAGCAACAGCGGGAGGAAAGACGACTGGCGACAAGCAGCCCTATGGAATCTTTGATTAGAACCTATGTAGAGGAGTCCCTTACGCAAGTGCCAACCGGCACGGGTAGCGAAGGCTAATGCCCACTAGAAAGTTCACGAACGCCACTTCTGCTCCTTACGCGACCGTGGTCACACGGGCGATGCCTTCCCCGTACATTGCCAAAGGCCCGGTCAGTTCTTTGACCCCAAAGGAGCTAGAGGCTCGTAAGCTCCAGAAGATAGCCAATTGCGACTTTGGCGGCTACGGCAGCGGGAATACGACGATGGCTTCTGCCGGGCAGTTCTTCTCCCCGCAGTTGTCTACCGATTTTCTGGAGTTGCCGCAGTCTCTACGTGAGAAGCGGGAGATCTACAGGCACTTTTATAACACCGACCCGATCGTGGGGCAGTCCATCGATCTGCATACGGAACTACCCTTGTCGAAGGTCCGGTTGGCTACCCCGAAGCCAACTACTTGCCCGGAAGGCTTCAAAGACCCTCACGACTACGCCAACTACATTCTGTGGTTCTTCACGACCATGTGTGACCGTATAAAGTTGTTCCAGCGGCTCGTCACAATGGTTCACCACTACTGGTTGGATGGCGGAGTCTTCGTGTTTGCTGAAGACTCCGAGGTCAAGGTTCCGGATGACATCGGATATGACGAGAAGGCTATTGGTGTTAAGTCGATTGTCACGGAGTCAGGTGAGGCTAAAGAAGAGCCTGAGGTAGGTCTGGTCGAACGAGAGGACCGTGAGGATCAGGAGCTATCTTACTACCAGGAGTACTATCAGGGATGGGATCGGCTCATCCTCCTGCCCATTGATCAGGTAAAAGTCACGACTTATTCGTTCACGGATAAGCTACGTGTTGAGTTGATACCGGCCGAGCGGGACCGCGCTCTTATAAATCAGGCTAAGTCCGGTGACGAGTTCGCGGAAGAGATGGTCCGCGAGATGCCTGAAGAGGTACGGGATCATATTGAAAACGGTAAACTCATTCCCTTGGGCACAGACCCGGATGAGGGGTCATTCTGTTATTACCTAGCCGGGCGACGTGGTGCTGGCGAAGACCTGGGGCAGAGCATCTTAGACCGCGTTCTCCGGACGTTGTACTACCGGGAAAAGCTACGTCAGGCTCAGACCCAGATTGCTTCCAGGGCGATGACGCCCAAGCGTATCGTCTGGGGCGACAGAATTTCCGAGATGGATGTTAACGATTTGAGGGAGCAAGTCGATTTGGCCCTCGTCGATCCTGACTATTCGATTGTCACCAACTATGAAGTCCGTTGGGAAGAAATCGGAGCCAGGGACCGGCTTCTGGATTTGTCGAGCGAATATGACATCACGGACAAGCAACTGTACGCGGGTCTGGGTGTCACTGAGAGCCTGTTATCCGGAGAGACGTTGTACTCCGGAGACAGGCTCAAGCTCGAAGTCATAAACACCCGGTACATGTTCTTGCGGGAGATGGTTCAGGAATATGTGGAGAACTATCTCTTTAAGCCCATTGCCCGGCGCAAGGGGTTTGTGGAGAAGAACGCCTGGGGTGGTGAGGTGGTGTTATACCCTCGTCTCTCGTTCACGAGACTACCGCTGCGGGACTCCCAGGACACTTATGACGCCCTGTTCAATCTCTACCAGAAGGGGTCGATCGACATCAGTCTCATTTTGGAGATGTTCAACATCGATCCGGACGACACCAAGCTCAAGTTAGAGAAGGACATGTTTACGGTCAACGACGCCCTGTTCAACGAAGCTCTCCGGGGCATCTACAATGGCGTGGCAGACCGTATCATCGAAAACACAGACGTGGTCGATAGGGTCCAAAAGGCATTGAAGCTTAAAGAGGTGCCGAAACCCGAGGGCGGCGGTGAAGAGGAGCGGTGGTAGATTAGTCTTTCGATAGATTTGTTCTACCGATGGAACGGTTCGCCACCAAGTCAGATTCTCAGCGCGAAGACGAAGAGACTGAGCGTCTGGTTCGAGAGAGTCCCAAGGTGAAGCCCCCTCGCCACGACAAGCGTCGTGAGCGGGTAGAGCCTGATAAGGACGAGGACTTGTCTCAGAAGGACGAGGACCTCTCTCATAATTATAAGGATGTCGGCGGGTCAGTCCATACGGCCAAGAAGAGGCAGGACCTGATTACTGTTAGGTTGAAGGAGGACCCCAGTAAGACTGTCCAGGTCACGAAAGAGAAGCTCAAGAAAGAGCCTCATAAATACGAGGAGATCAAGAAAGAGGAACCAGAGCCGGAAGAGAAGCCACAGCCAGAAGCGGAACCGGAAGAAGCGAAACCCAAGGCTGTCAAAACCCCGGAAACGGACCTTGAAGCGGCTAAGTCTCTGGCCGCGATGCGGGCGAACGACGCCCAATTTGACAATTTTCTCAAGGATTTCTTGAACCCGAAGAAAGACATGGGGTCGTGGGCTATATCGAACCCGGAGACCTCCATAGATCAGGTCAAAGACGTTTTCCACGGCCGTACATTGCCCAAGGAAATTGAGACATTGGGCGATTTGGTGCGTGTCCTCAAGCTCAAGCCGAAGAAAAAGAAAGGGCCAACGAAGCCGGTCGCACCACCGTCCGGCGAGGTACCGGCCGAAGAGGCTCCTGACGAGGAGGAGGCTCCTGACGAGGAGAGCGAAGAGGAAATTCCAGAGGAGGTCTCGGACGAAAAACCTAAGAAGAAGCCTTCGAAGAAAAAGAAGCTTCCACCTCCTCCTGGCTCTCCTACTCGTCCGTACACTCAGGCTGAATTTAAGGACTCTCGTGACCAGCTACGGAGAACGTTTTCTCCGGAGGTGGCGCTCGATTTGATGCTGATCAGGCCGCCGATCCACCCGGACGAAGTTAACAAGATGATCTCGGACTTCAACGTCGCCAAGTCGATTCCTGTTGAGACGGAGGATTTCGACAAGCTTCGCGAGAACTTGGAGTCTTACACGATGGACCCCTCCGAGGTCCCGGACCCCAAGATGGTGGAGATCGACGGTAAAAGTGTCAGTTATGACGAGCTACCTGAGGGGGAGGAAAAAGAAGAGGCCAAGCGTCGGCATCAAGTCCAGACCGTGGCCATGAATTTGGCGGCCCGAAACGCAGTAGCCAAAAGTATAGAGAAAGACGGAATCCCGCCTGACTTGGCCGAAGAGTTAGCTGGTTTCACTTTGTCGGGGAAGGACGAGAACCCAAGTGCTCGATCCCAACGAGCCGCCAAAATGTCCGAAGTGTTGTTTTATAGCGGCTTGGAAAAGACCGATCACAAGCCCGTCGAACCGGAAGCCGTGAAGAAACTTTTGAAGAGGTTCGGGGCCGACCCGGCCGCTCAGAAGGTGGCCACGGGTTATCTACAGGCTATGGATTACCAGGACGCCCGTAAGAGGTTCTTAGACCCGGACTCCAAAGAACATATATCTGAGTACCAAACCCCAAAGGAAATCGTTTCAAGACTGGGTAAGGCTATGCGTTTCCTCAGGGAGCGAGAGGGAAATTACCCCAGCGTCGATAACGATATTCCTACACTTTTTAAACTAAGGATCACGCGGAACCTGGGTGCCCTGGTGCCCGACAAACAGAGGGAAATTCAAGATTTATTAGACGAAGAAGACAATCGCCAATACGAAGCCGCCCTCAAAAAGTACCAAGAAGAGATGCGTGCGTATAAGAAACGATTGAGTCGAGCGAAGAGCGCGTTCAAGAGAGCCATGGCCAGATATAGGGAAAGAAAAGCAGAGGGTAAGAAAGCCAGAGTGCCCCTGTCCACCGAAGATCGGTTGGCGAAGCAGGGTGTTTCTGAGCCGCAAGAACCTAGAAAACCGCCTAGATATGACTTGTTTGGCAAGGAGCCGCAGGAGTTAGAAGCGACGGCCAAAGAGTTTTGGGACTCTTTCAGGAGTCGGACTGCCAGTAGTTCGGCCAGGGTCAGGGTGGTGGTCCGGCATCTTCACGCCGCTGGAAAATTAAGGCCAGCCAATCCTTTTTCTATTTATTTCAATACTTCTGCGATGGGTAAAAATCGTCAGGCTGTCTATTGGGGTGTTGAACCCAACGCGGTCGATCCTTATCGAGGGTGGTCACAACCTAGGGATCAAGACCTAACTGATCGTGAGTATTCCAAGATTTTGGCGTCCGCTCAGAGATGGCTCCAGGCTCCGGTGTTGACAGTAAACATCGAGGGAGTGCCTCGTGACGCTCAGTATCGGGCGGCTCTAGATTTGGCGATTCGGACAGAGGGGTACGACCGTGTAATCCATCCGACCGCCTATAATAGTTTGTTAGCTCGTCTTGCAGGAGAACCACAACCTCAAGATGAGACGTTGTTAACAACCACAGAGAAACTAGCGAGGAGAAAGATGTCCAACAAAGTGGAGTTTGACACAAGCGCTGCCGACCGCGTTCTGGCTCGTCTGGATCGTATTGCCAGCACAATCCAGGAGAATCACGAGAAGTGGGGCATGAAGTTCGAAGAAGCCAAGGAACTCGTGAACGAGATCGATCGGGTTGCTGACGATTTCGAGACCGCCGCCTACGGTGAGAAGTCTATGACCGTTCGGCAAGCTCAGATTCTGCAAGCCAGCGACAAGAAGGCGGAGGTCCTTCAGCGTGACGGCGATGAGCCGTACATGGACACCTTCCAGAATCCGTCGCAGCCGCATCAGACGGAAGCTGACGAGCCGTATATGCAAGCCTACGGGAACGATGATTCCTCTGGCGTGCATCACGGCAAGGCAGAGAACGGCCGCCCTCTCGCTCCATAACGTAAGCGGGATTCAAATTGATCGACTTCTGGAAACTCGTTAAGGATTACAGCATCGGGGATGTCGTTGAACGATTCGCCCCGGCGTCTGGATCTACGCTTTCTCCGTTCGTGGGCCGCGTAACAGCGGTCCACCGTGGGTTGGGGCAAGTTGACGTTCAGTGGCCTTATGGCAACGAACGGATGTCGCCGGACGAAATCATCCGGGTGGACCCCAAACTCACATGTTACATGCCTCCGGAGTTCGATCAATCTTACATGAGCTACGACATTGCCGAAGCTCGAAAACGTTGGGCATCCTCTTCCCCGTGGAGAGGGTCTGAATTACCCGCTGGTTTTTATCATGAGTTGGCGAAACTCTGGAAGGATGGCGCGAATGAGGTGGGAGCCTACGATGCGCTGTGGCATCGTTACGCCGCCTCCGGAGTTTCGGACGATAGCTTACGCGATGAAGTCGAGAAGTTTTATCGCGTCTCAGAGCGGCTGAGAGACCTTAGGATTCAGCAACACGTAGAGAAAACCGCCGCCTACTGGGTTGCCCTGAACCGCACATACCGGGCGACCCAGAGGGAAATCGATGCTGGGAAGCCCTCTTGCCCCAAGTGTGGAACCCAGATGCGTCGCACCACTTACAAGATGAAGGATGGCGCATGTGTGCGGCTTTTTGCGTGCCCGCAGGATTTGTTCCTCATCAAATCTGACTCCATTCTGAATCCTGAGGGGGAGTCGTTAGGGTGGTGAGCAGAGGCGGAAATACGACTTACGACCGTCGGGGTCTTTCAAGAAGCGCTGGAAAGAGCTTACACGAGTTGGTCCGTGATATCGACAAAGCTATGACGGACTTAGCGCGTTCTGTAGGTAAGACTGAGGGGTCCCTCAAAGATTTGGGTAAGGATCTGAAAGGTGTGAACCCTCTATTGGACGAAGGGTGGTCAGAGTCCTACGAGAGCAGCAAAGAGGCTAGACAGTCGTTCGAAAAGCTGTCTCAGCTAGTGTTAGAACTGAAGCGTAGGGTTGGCTAAAGGTCAGATGGCTTTTCTCAAGTACGCAAAAGCAACTGTTCAAAAGCCGGACGTAAGTTTTTCGGAGTGGGATGCTCTGCGCAGCAACGCCGTAATTCCTTCGCCAGACTTTCAGAAGCGTACAGCCAAGGTCATCCTACAGGAGTATGATCCGGCCAAGTACATGCTGAGCCACGCGACCATCGTGGCGTCAGTGGATGTTGATGAGGCAACGGCTCCTCTCGGCCGCCACTTTGTGGACGGCTTTGAGGTGGATCGTAAGTATACCGATTATTACATTACCCCGAAGACGGCCCCGTTTGTTAACAACAATAACGACGCTTTCGAGCGCAAGCTCTTACTGGCCAGCTTCAAGACGTTTGTAGGCGCTCAGTCCTATGTTGAGCACGTCCAGATCCCGGAGCTATCCAAAGGTCGAATCATAGATGCTGCGGCCAGGGATGTTGGAGACTCTGTATACATCGACATCCTGATTGCTAACGATCTTAGACACGCTCCTCTGATCCGGGCCATCAAGAGCGGTCAGTTGGGCACCCTGTCCATGGGATGCTCCACTTCGTCCACCACATGCACGAAGTGTGGAAACGTGGCGCTGGACGAAGCCCAGCTATGTTCCTGTGTACGATACTTCAAGGGTAATAAGTTCAGGGACGAACAGGGCATCGAACGTATAATCGCTGAGCTATGTGGTCATTTTTCGGACCCTGATTCTGTTAAGTTCATCGAAGCCTCGTGGGTTGCCAACCCGGCGTTCAAGGGCGCTGTCCTCAGGAACATTCTCTCGGCCGACGGGTTTGAGGGCCTTGAAACACGAATGAACATAGCTTTCTCGCGTCCGTCTCCGGTGGCTGATCCTAACCATATGCCCAAGGCCGCCCGGCTGGGTCAGCAACAACAGTTCGTGCCTGACGACGATGTCGCCCCGAAAGAGGAGCCTAAACAGGAGGCCCCTCTTCAAAAAGCTATTACCGACTTAACGGACGCGGTCCGCGACCAAGTCGTTGAAAACATTAGAGAAGAACTTAACAAGCAAGAAGTGGATAAGGTCCGGGCTATCGATCCTAACCAACAAAATGAGACGTTGATCCGGTCAGCCTTGAAGAACCCCGGATGGCGTAAGGTCGCCAAAATGGTGATTTCTTTTGTTGGAAAGACAGAGGCTAGAAAGGTTCTTCACGGAGTAATTCTACATAGGTACGGAGGTTGGTCCTTAGTTAGGAAAGCTGGGTTTACGGGTAGAGAGGTGTTAGCTGTATCCAGAGTTCTTGACTTGCTGACTAAGAAATCCTCAATGGCTGGCGAAAATAGAGTTTATAGGGCCGTTCTTAATGTAGGTGGGACAGGCCCATATGAAGATGTAGAGACCTACCTGACGGCTTGTCGTCAGGTGCTCGGCCGGGCAGTGACAGGCAGCGAAGCTGCCCAATTGCTGGAAAAAGGTCGGCTGTACGCCTTAGGACGGTCGTAAATCTTTTATACAAACACACAGACATAACAACAAAGGAACTCTGCCATGCGTGAGCGTTCTACCTGGAATCGAGAAGAAGTAATGAAGAAGGCTGCTGCTCTAAACAAAGTGGCAGATCCTTACACCATGAACCAGACCCGTACCCAGCCCCCTGCGGATGAGTATGTCACAGGCGATCCGTCAACGTTCGCTGAAGACGTACACACTCCTAACACCTGGGAGTCCGAGTACGCTGGTGACGACGTTCGTCGGAATGAGATTGGTATGCCTGAGATGAGGGGCGATACCTTCAATCATCCGGAGAAGACGGCGTCGAAAGAGGTCTTACTCAAGAAGGCGGATCTGTGCATCGCTGTTGCGAAGCTCATGATGAAGGACGCCTCTGAGGAAGCCATCGAAGATCAGTCCGTGTCTCTCATGCACCTGCCCGATCAAGAGTTGATCGATACCCACAAGCGGTTGGCGGGCGACGATGAAGACGATGACGATGACGATGATCAGGGTGGCGATCAGGACCAAGATCAACAGTCGTCCAAGAAGGCCGATGACGAGGGCGAGGGTGACAAAGCCGCCGCCGAAGAGGGTGACAAAGCCGCCGCCGAAGACGAAGGCGAGAAGAAGGACGACGACGAGGAGGGCCAGGAGAAGAAAGCCAAGGATGTGACAGCCGAAGAGGTGGTCAAGAACATCCAGGCCGGGAATCTCACAGAGGCCCAGGAGCAGATTCAGCAACTGGTCCAGGCCCAGCAAGCTCAGGCCCAGCAAGCCCAGGACCAACAGGTCCAGGTCCAGGACGTTCAACAAGTCAGCCAACAGGTCCAGGACATGATCCAGGAGGCTTTGCAGCAACAGACACAGACTGCTCAGCCCCAGGAGCAAGTGATCCAGACCGACGAGCAGGTTTTGGACGACATGCTGGCCGGTGCTGGTTGCCAGACGGCTGAGACGGATATCCAAATGGAGCCAGCCCAGATGGATGTGACCGTCGAAGACCTGGGTCCAGAAGACGAGGTCCTTCAACAGCTTTTCGCCGCTGAACAGGGCGAGGACGAGAAGAAGGACGAGGACGAGGGCGAGAAGAAGGAGGCGGCCGTTCGTACCGCTTCCACCCGGACAGTTGGTACCAAGCCTACCGAGGGTGTCTCTAAGCTGGGCGGCGCTTCGTCCGCTGGTGGAGACGAAGGTATCGACAAGCTGTCCAAGCTCTGGAAGTCGGCCCCTGACGTTCGGGACGTTTTCGGAACTCGCTAATCAACGCTTTCCCACCTTGACCTCTGTGTGGGTCTAAGGTGCTTAGATCAGATCGAATGTAAAGCACCCTAGTGAAACGCCTGTGAAAAAGGAGAGAGGTCAAATATGACATCTTTTGCCATCGGCGGTCAAAGCTCGGGTGATTTCCGGGAGACTTCCGGTCGCGTGCAACTCCTCCACGTCATGACCCGCAATTCAGTGGGTATGTTGACGCCGGATGCGTTCACGCAAGCGAATCCTCCTGTCGTCACCGCAGCCAACACCGTCTCCACGACGCTTTCGGGGATTTCCAAGGTAGGTATCCTTGGTGCCTCGATTGCCTTTACGCGCCCTGATATTGGCAACAACTATCATGGCGGACCGGTCAAGATCGGCGGCGATTACAGCGCCACGCTCTTGCCCCTTGGAGTCTATCTCAACGATTCCTTGGGAAACCCCTTCGAGAACACCCCTGGTGTGGCTTCGGGACGAGGGCCGTATGTGTGCGGTAGCGGCTCCTGTGTTGCGGTCTCGATTTACGAGACGCAGGTCCTACTTGGCGGTGGTGCTGGAAACCCGATCACGTACGCTCCGGGCCAAAAGCTCTGGGCCAGCGCGAACGGATACCTCACTAACCAACTCGCGGACGCCTATGAGTACAACGTCGCAGGTCAGAACGCCATCGAGTTCTGCACCCTGATGGGCGTTGTCAAGGTCGCTCCAGACGCCAACAGTTCGCTACTCGTGCTTGACATGAGGGCCTAGGAGGATAGCCATGGGTCAAGTTTCTAACCAAGTCAAGCAACAAGTCATCAGCGAGTACATCAAGACGGCCGCTGGACGTGCGAAGCTCGCCGCTTCCATGATTCAACCGCTCCGTCTTCGTCGGGACTACTCGGCCGTTGGTCGCAAGACCTTCCTCGTCGAGCAACTGCCCGACGGTGCGTTGCCGATCTATGACAAGGACCCGGATGTCACGGCGTTCGTCGTGGGTGAAGAGGGTGAGAACATTCTCGCCATTCAGAAGCCGCGTCGCGTGATCTTCCCCTTGTTTGAGATTGCCTCGAACCCTGAAATCCCCCTGACCCAGATCAAGGAGCGTCGTTTCGATCTCATCGAGCGTGCTCAGGATCTGGCCAAGGCTCAGATTCAGGCGGCAGAGGACGAGCGTGTGTTTGCAATCCTTGACAGCATCGCTGTCTCGGGCTTCGACACACTTCCGGGCCAGACCAACCCAGACGTACCGGTGGTTGCGCCCATTTCGCCCGCAGTGCTCGCTGATGCGTTCGCAGAGGTTGAGAGGCACGATCTCCGTGTCGCTCGCATCTACATGAACGCCGTCGATTACGCGGACATCCGTAAGTTCGGTCGTGACATTCTGGATATCGAGAGTCAGGCCACCTTGCTCAAGACCGGTCTCCAGGCCGTTCTGTGGGGTGCTCAGATCATCACATCCAGGCTGGTACCGTCCGGCTTCGCGTATGTTTGCTGCGAGCCTGAGCAGTTCGGCCGTATCCCGGTTCGCACCGAGATCACCGTTCTGTCGGCGGACGATCCGAAGGCCCGTACCATCGGCTTCTCGTGCTTCGAGAATCTGGGCATCGGTGCTTTCAACCCGCGTGGCCTCACCAGGATCGTGGTCACTCGCGTCTAGTCGTAAGGCTGGAACATTCCCTCAAAGGCCGATCCTCCGGGGTCGGCCTTTGTATTTAACCCTTTCATCTCTCGACTAAGACAAGATGCGCCAGCGAGTCCTAAACAGGTTCTTGACTGCTCAACAATCCAAGGAAACCAGGACCTATACCGTCACTAGCGCTCCGGATATGCTCGACCGACTTGAGAAGGTCATGGTCACGATGAGTATGCTTGGCGGCTGGGGCGCAAGCCGTGAAGTCCGGTTCGGTTGGGATGGAGACGGGGCTGATTATTTGGATGTGAAAGAGCTTAAGAAAAAGAGCGTCGAGGACCTGAATAAAGAGACCGAGAGCGACACGGTGAACGTGGACGCCCTCAAGCTAGTCGAGAAATAATATGCCTACAGCCAGTCGAGTTGCCGAACGGTATGTCGCCGCCTACAGAGGGCGGATCACATTACCTCGTTCCTCTTATCTACCCCCGGAGGTTCGGGGCACCGACCCCTACATCCCCAAGGGGACAGACATGGCTGTTTGGACCTATGAAGTTCCGAGGGGCAGCAAGATCAAGTACTTCGCCATAGGTTTCGTGGGCAAGCAGAACAAGCCTCTTTTCCATTACAGCTACCGGGACGAGAGGCATCGGGAGCGAGAGATAGAAGAGAGAGCCAAGGATCGTAGAGAGCAGTTGGAAGCCAAGGAGAAGAGGCGGCAGGAGAGGCTTAAGTTTCAACACAGCCTTAACGTCGGGGATATTCTTTACTCGTCGTGGGGGTACGACCAGACCAATATCGACTTCTATGAAGTCACGAAGGTCATTGGCCCCAAGTTCGTAGAAATCCGTGGGCTTGCCCAAAAGACAGTCCGGCAGGACCAGACGGCTGATTATGTAGTACCTATCCCAGGTCGGTACGCCAGAAACTCCAAGCCCATGAAGAAGCGTGTAAAGCCGGGCGACTCTGTTAAGATCACCAGCTACGCCAGCGCCCATAAGTGGGGCGGCAAACCCTTGTACCAAACAAGCCCGTTGTACGGTCACTAATGGGTGTTTCAGCCAAACGTATTGTGGCGCGATTCTTACGCGCCGACGCTGATCTCCCTACTAAGGAGATGAAGGACTGGTTTGACAAGAGAACCAGCGAGCACATCAAGAGGGTCCAGAAATACTGCCGGAAGATCGAGAAGCACGACCCTAAGAAGTTCAAGGGTCTAACTGATCAGGCCAAGGACCACGACCAGAGTAAACTCAAGAAGCCGGAAATCGATCCTTACATTTGGATCACGTGGCAGTACAAGTGTAAGGATGACGGCAAGGACTTCGACACTCCCGAGGGCCTTGAAGACAAGATGAATGCTGCGACGGAGCATCATGTCAAAAACAACCGGCACCACCCCGAGTTCCACTGCACCAAGAAAGTGGATCTGATAAATCGCGACGACCGGGATAAGCCTCCGTCTGAAATGGTGGATGCGACCAAGATGCCCGACCTGGATGTCGCAGAGATGTGCGCCGACTGGTTGGCTATGTCAGAAGAGAAGAAGAGTGATCCGAAGAAGTGGGCCGACAAGAACGTGAACGTCAGATGGAAGTTCACGGGCGACCAGAAGGATTTGATCTACCAACTCATCTCTTCTATCAAGGTCGAGTAGGTTTTGGTTTATAGGAGCATATAGGTATGACTATCAAGATTTCCGCTGAGCGCGTCCTTCAACGATACTCAAAGGGATTGCCCCCCGAGTTCTTGGAGCAACAGAAGAAGATGAAGGAAAAATCCAAGGGCAAGGACGACGGTAAGAAAGACGACAGCAAGAAGGACGACAAAGACGACGGCAAGAAGAAAGAGAAAGGTAAAGGAAAGATCCCGCCTCAGTTCTTAGCGCAACAGAAGAAGAACAAGGAGAAGGGCAAGGAGGCGGCCATCCCTAAGAGCAAAGCATACAGCGCCGTGGATGAGAGCGATGTCATTCAGGAACAAGGCAGTAAGCGGGACATGCTCAAGGTCGTCAAAAAGAACCGGGACAAAGGGTGGTATTTGGGTTTTACGACCAGTAAGAATGTGGGGGACAAGTTCCAATAGCACGGTGTAGTCCAGCACGTGCATCCCTCTTGGAAAACCGCTTTAGGCTCCGAATTCAAGAAGCCCTACTTCCAAGCTCTCGTCAATTTCGTAAGACAAGAACGAGCAACAACCACCGTATACCCACCGTCCGGGGCTGTTTTCGCAGCGTTTAACGCCACGCCTCTCGACGAGGTCCGCGTTCTTATCCTGGGGCAAGACCCGTACCATGGTCGGAAGCAAGCCCACGGCTTGTGCTTCTCTGTTCTACCGGAAACGTTGGCTCCTCCTAGTCTCCAAAACATATTCAAGGAGCTTCGGAGCGATGTTGGTTGCCCTATCCCTACCCACGGCCACCTACTCAAGTGGGCTGAACAGGGCGTGTTTCTCCTCAACTCTGTCTTGACCGTGAGAGCGCACGCGGCCGGATCTCATCGAGACCAGGGGTGGGAGACATTCACCGACGCGGTGATCAGACTCTTGAGTGACCGGGACCGCCCGATGGTCTTTGTCCTTTGGGGTCGTTACGCGAGAGACAAGGCGTCTCTTATTGACGCCGAGAAACACGTGGTTGTCGAGTCAGCGCATCCAAGTCCTATGAGCGCAAACAAGGGATTCTTCGGAAGCAAGCCTTTTTCAAAGGTGAACGTCGCCCTCGAAATGTTCGGGGGTCGGCCCATCGATTGGCGTCTTTAATAGTTTATTTATCGTTTTTCAGAAGGGGCGGTTCTTACCTCGAATGGAGATTACAATGGAGATCAAATATAAATCAGGCGATTTCAATAGTTTCACAGCTACTCGTAGCTTTGCTTTAGGTGCTTTCGACATAACTGTCGCAAAGGACTCGGAAGTAGAGTTCGACGGCTCAACCGTTAAATACGCTGGGGCGGAATATAACTTCCCTCAACTTCGGAGCGCTGTCACGGCTGAATGGATTGTGCCTTCCGAGGTCTATGAGGAAGACAACCCTGATTATGGTAGGCCGGTTTCGGCCAACATCAAGGTTCGTCCAGCCACGAGTGATGACGGGGAAGCCAAACCCATCGAACCTGTTACAACTGACTCGGACGAACAGGTTGTGATGAGCACCGCTGAGCACGCTTCTTCTACTCAGAAGAAGAACAAGGCGGCGCGGTCCAAAATGGGCGGTAAGTCAAAGGTGGGCACGGAGGTAGTCGAGCCTCAGGACGGGGTTCCGGTTCGAGCCTTGAAGACAGCGGCTAAATCCAAGAGCCAGTTGACGGCAGAGTCCGCTGGTTCGGCCCTCAGGGAAGCGGAGAATGTCCAGATCGATCCGGGCGAGGGTATCTCAGAAGAAGAGGCCCTGGAACGTATGACCCCAGAGGATCGGGAGGCTTACCTGGAGAAGAAGCGTTCTCTGCGCTCGCAGTATATTACTTCCGACAAAGACCAGCCTACCAAGGTGGCCACGGTCAAGGGTAAGAAGAAGCAGGAGAAGGAGGGGATGAAGCTTACCCAGGAGGTCGGTGGCGGCACTGCGGTGGCGGACCCCACAAGCGGTGACGGCAAGGCCAAGGAGGCCGTCCGGGAAGAAGACGGTATTACGTTCAAGACCACGAACGTCTCCGAGAAGACCAAACGGGCGCAGCCTCATCCGAGAGCCGCAGAGAAGAAAGCTGTAATGTTGGAAGACGGTACCGGGGACGCCAGAATTCAGATCGCACGCAGCATGTGTGATGATTTCCCGGAGTCCTATGATTTTTCGGCTACTCCAAAGAAGAAGCTGGCCCGGCTGCAAGCTGACTTCGACGACCGCCCCGATGTCATCAGGGCTGTGTTCGTAGCCGAGTCAGATGAGTTCAAAGCTAAGTTAATGGCGGAGTTTCCAGAGGTCTTCCAAAGTTAACAGCCGTTTCAAGGTTGGGTTTTCTCTTGTGAAACCTCTCCCGTGACTACGCTCGTTTCGGAGAGATTTTACGGTGGAAGACTCCTGTCTGCGACGCCCTAAAAAAGAAGCCGCCGCTGCCAAAGATGCCAGCGGTATATCCGTGTTTCTCCTTGAGGAGTTGGGGGACGCTAGGTTGAGGTGCGCCCAACTCCGGAAGTACGTGGACGAGGCTGTAGCGCTCGTCAACAAATCAGACCATCGGGACCACTTCTTCGAGGTGGCCGCCCACCTGATCCACGGAATTCCGGACACTTTGATGCGGATGGACAAGGCTTTGAGCGCTGCCGCCTTGGCAGCGTCGAAGCTGGATTACGAAGAGATCAAGGACACCTTACGCCCAGAGAAGGTCGAGGAGCTTGAGAACGCCCTAGAGGATGTCCGAATTCGACGAGTCAAAAGACAATCTGAGGAGAAAGTTATGAACATTCCAGAGGCCGTGGAACGGTTAGAGAGGCTGGCAGCATCGGCACAAGGGGGGACCCTCAAAACCCAGGACTTGATAGCCCTTATTTATGATCTTGAAGGGGATTCCAAGACAGCCGCTGCCAAAAATGGCGATGAGATTGCTGGTGTTCTGCGGAAGTTGGCTTCGGATATCACGGAAGCCGATCCTGAGAAAGAACGGCCCAGTCGGTTATCGTTGGCGTCGTCGCTTCGCCACATCGCAGCTTTCTCGATGGAGGCAACGGCCGCGTTCAGGCCAATTAGGATCAAGAGTCGCCGTCATGGGGAGGGGTTGTTCCCGGAGGATCTTTGTGCGGCCTTACGTCAAAGCGCTGACAACCTTTGGGCCACCTTGGACCAGCAACGCGGCGTAGCCCAACTTCTACAGGACTCCATAGCCGGGTGGTCTGAGACCGGGCCTCTACGGGGACTCCCAAAGACTTTACACAGTTCCGCCAAGAAGGCCGCCGCTTTCGAGAGCACCATCGGCAACCAGATGATGTCGTTGGCCACCAGGATGCAACGGTTGGCCGATGACATAGAAGGCGACGCACGTTCTCTGGAAGCGGAGGAGCGGGAGTTTGGCCGTCATGATCGTCTTGATCCGTTGGAGCGGACAGCCGAGACAGCCGAAGAGAAAGAGTCTCGATTTGAAGAGGGTAAGCCCGCTGATCCGACCAAGAACATGAGTCCTGAGGACGCCAAGAAATGGCGTGAGGAACACCAGAAGAACAAGGACAAGTTCAAAACGGCCATAGCCTGAAAAGAGATGAAGACTTCGCTAACACAACCTCTTACCACTAGACCGGCGTACGGACGACCGGTGGCAGAGTCGGCGTTGCCGGGGGGCGAGCCACGCGACAAGGGGCTACCTCTTGAGTCGGATATTCCCGGCACCAAGACCTATGTGAAACCTCTCGACGAAACTCGTAACTTTGACAAACCTGAGGACGAGTCTATCCATCGAGTGGACGAGGCCGACGATCTTTTAAAAGACCAAGAACGTCCGGAGATTAACGACGACAACGAGGACAAGAATGACGGTATCGGAGCCTTCGGCAAGGGTAAGTGGGTAGGCCCTAAGACGAAGTACCCTTACCGCGACGGGATTCCTAATACAAAGTCTGCGTCTGCCGAATTTGTTGTCGGATTATACACATTACACAACTCCCCGACACTCCGTCTGAAAAGCGGTGCCAGAGTCAAGGTCGCTCTTCGGATGGACACCATAACGGAAAACCTTAACCCACGGTATGTCGAGCGTGCCAGCCGATGCGCTGTGAGCACCAAACGTGTGGACAAGAAGAATTTGCGTTGGGTTTTCTCTGTCGATTGCGGCAACGGAGCCAAGGTCGTCAAGATCAAGGCGTCTCGTAAAGGGAGAATCACGAAGTTCTCCAAGATGGACTTGGATATAAAGTGTTCGTGCCCGGCTTGGCGTTGGCAGGGACCGGAATACCACGCCAAGACGGAAGAATATATCGATGGAAAACCTCGTGGGACGGCGAGCTTTCCAATCATCAGAGACCCTTCCGGCGTCAATCGTGTGTGTAAGCACGTGGCAGCGGTCCTAACCCACGCCAAGGATTGGTCGGTAGCTAAAAAATAGATCGGATCAAAATGCCTGTATACAACACAGAATGTAAGGATTGTCAGAAGCGGGAAGACCGCAAGCTGACATTTGCGCAGTACGATCTCGTGAAGGACGGGGATCTCATACTGGACTGCACGTGCGGTGGCCACGTCCAGTTAGTGTTCGATCCAGGCGGGGTGGACTTCGTTCTCAAGGACGGCGAGTCAGGTGGTTGGGTGTCGAAAGCCGCCAAAGAAAACGCTTATCGCGCAGACCGTAGGCGCGTCATGACTCAACGCCAACGGGATCATGTCAGTCCGAACCGTTTGCAACCCAATTTTCAGGGCCAAGTGACCTCTTCTTGGGAGGAGGCGCGGGATTTAGCGCACAAGTCTACCTATGAAAAAGTAAAGGGTGAGCATGGAGTTGGCGCGGCGTCGGAAGCGGCGTCTAAGAGCGCAAAAACTTATGACCCCCTTATTAAGTAGAGGATCGTATGGACCGACTATTTAGCATCAGGCGTAGGCGGAAGAACGTTGTGGACATTATGACTCCGCAAGCCATGAACGCGGGGGTCGTGGACGAGTATCGTCTTGGGTTCGCTCTCAACTTCGACGCGGCGTTTGCCACGTTCATAACAGCGCCCAATACCGGGTTCTACGACAGCAACATCCCGAGGGGCAAGATCGAGACTCAGCCGACCACCGGAAAGGATGTCAGGATTGTTTTCGATCCTGCTACCTACGCCATAAACGACAACAACCCGTTCTGGTTGCAGTTCACTCCTGTGACCGACGGCGTGCCGGGCACACCGGGAGCGCCGACGTTGGTTATGCCGGATGCGGCCCACTATGGAACAAATATCATAACCATCAAAGGAGAGGCTCCGAACGGTTCGACTTTGCAGATAGACCTGCCTCGCAGAATGCAGGACTTCCAGGTCACAAACGAAGACGGAGCCAACAATCTTTTGGTTGGCACCGAAAACGGCGGCCCGATGACTGCGTTCTTACCGCTGGTTGGCACACAGAGTATGGGCCATCTCGGAGCGCTGGGTTCGCTTTGGGTCGAAGGAGTTGGAGGCGATGTATTGTTTTCGGCTTCGTTCACCTTGGCTTTCCCTCGATAAAGGTAGAGTGTGTATCGCGTCAATCAACTAACCGGAGGTACTGGTCCAACGGGGCCGACAGGGCCGACCGGCGCTGGCGAAACCGGAGCCACGGGTCCTATTGGTCCGACCGGAGCTACTGGTCCTATCGGTCCGACTGGCGGTACTGGGCCAACCGGGATTGGCGCAACAGGACCGACAGGTTCCACCGGAAACACAGGATCGACAGGTTCCACGGGCGCGACCGGAAACACAGGACCCACCGGAAACACGGGCGGAACTGGGCCGACAGGATCGACAGGTTCAACTGGTCCCATCGGAAACACCGGCCCGACAGGCTCAACTGGTCCCATCGGAAACACCGGCCCGACTGGCGGTGTTGGTCCTACTGGAAACACAGGACCTACCGGAAACACAGGCGGAACTGGGCCGACAGGTGGCGTAGGACCCACAGGAGCTACGGGGCCGATAGGAAACACCGGCCCTACTGGTTCCGTCGGGCCGACAGGCTCAACAGGTAACACTGGATCAACAGGTCCCACCGGAGCAACTGGGCCAACGACTCCAGGGCCAACCGGACCGACGGGAAATACCGGCGCGACAGGACCCACAGGCAACACCGGCCCCACAGGAGCGACAGGGCCTACAACCCCAGGACCAACCGGACCGACAGGAGCAACCGGAAACACAGGTCCGACAGGAGCAACTGGTCCCACAACCCCTGGTCCAACAGGACCAACTGGTGGAACGGGTCCCACCGGCCCCACCGGCAATACAGGAGCAACGGGTCCGACAACTCCTGGTCCAACAGGACCGACAGGCTCGACTGGTAACACCGGTCCGACAGGATCTGTGGGTCCGACAGGAGCAACCGGACCGACAGGTGTTGGCGCTACTGGCCCCATAGGACCGATCGGCGCTGTAGGCGGTTGGACTTTAGAGTATAGATACTCGTCCAGTACGACACCGCCGCCTCCGAGCGGTTACGTTAGATTTGACAACGTTACTCTTTCGTTGGTGACGAAGGTCTACGCCAGCGACGTAGACAAGAACGTCTCTAACATTGACAAAACCCTGGACGAGATCGAAGCGGGCGATCACATCAGGGTGTTCAGAACCGATGGTACAAACGGTTTTGTTACGTTTGAGGTAACAAGTGCGGCCGACAGCGGTGCTTATCACACTTACGATGTAACTTACCTTTCCCACGGCGGAGCGTTTGTAAACACAGGCGACATCGGTCTCGGTTTTGCCCCGCGAGGTGTCACTGGTCCTACCGGCTCTACCGGCGCGACAGGCCCTACTACTCCTGGTCCAACAGGCCCCACAGGAGCTACAGGCCCTACTGGATCGACGGGATCGACAGGAGCCACCGGACCGACAACTCCTGGTCCGACAGGACCGACGGGGAGCACAGGCCCAACCGGTCCTACAGGTGCTACCGGAGCCACCGGACCGACTACTCCTGGACCAACCGGCCCTACTGGCAATACCGGAGCAACAGGTCCCACGGGTGCAACAGGACCAACAACTTCTGGCCCCACGGGCGCGACTGGCAATACCGGACCAACCGGACCCACTGGTGGAACAGGTCCCACCGGACCTACGGGAAATACCGGAAACACAGGCCCGACCGGTAACACGGGCGTTACAGGCGCGACCGGACCCACAGGCAACACTGGGGCAACAGGTCCCACCACCTCCGGACCTACTGGATCGACAGGCCCCACAGGTGGAACAGGCCCTACCGGAGCCACCGGAGCCACAGGCAACACTGGTTCAACAGGTAACACCGGAGCAACCGGCCCCACTGGTTCAACTGGCTCAACGGGACCGACAGGAGGAACCGGACCTACCGGCAATACAGGCGCAACCGGCTCGACCGGATCAACAGGCGGTACCGGAGCAACGGGACCGACAGGAGGAACCGGCCCAACTGGTCTTAGCGGCCCAACTGGTCCTACAGGGTTTGGAGCAACCGGTCCGACAGGCCCAACTGGATCGACAGGACCTACTACTCCCGGACCCACCGGAGCAACTGGACCTACCGGGAACACCGGAGCAACCGGCCCTACCGGAGCGACAGGACCGACAACCCCAGGACCAACAGGCCCAACCGGCAACACGGGACCCACAGGACCAACAGGAAATACGGGCGGGACTGGCCCCACTGGCGGAACTGGACCGGTGGGTGCAACAGGCTCTCAAGGCCCCATAGGTGAAGTTGGTGGTTGGACATTAGAACACCGCTTCTCGACCAATACTTCTCCGCCGCCAGTCAGCGGGTACATAGAGTTTGATAACGCTAATCCGTCCCTGGTTACTAAGGTCTATGTTAGCGACCTGGACAAGCATGGCGTTAATATCGATCTAACTTTAGACGAGATCACCATTGGTGATCACATCAGAGTGTTTCGAACAGACGGAACTAACGCATTCGTCACGTTCGAGGTAACGGGTGCGATCGATAGCGGTGCTTATCACACCTATGATGTCACATACCTCTCCCACGGCGGTGTTTTTGTAAACACAGGGGACATAGGGTTAGGTTTTGCTCCACAAGGTCCGGCCGGAAGTACCGGAGCAACCGGACCGACGGGAGCGACCGTAGGAGCCACTGGCCCCACCGGCTCAACTGGTCCGACCGGAGCTACTGGCCCCACGGGAGTTGGTTCAACAGGAGCTACAGGTGCTACCGGCTCCACTGGTTCAACAGGAGCTACAGGTGCTACCGGCTCCACTGGTTCAACAGGAGCTACTGGTTCAACAGGAGCTACTGGCGCTACTGGACCCACAGGCGGGACTGGCGTAGCGGGAGCCACTGGTAACACTGGTCCTACCGGCAACACTGGTCCTACCGGCAACACTGGGGCGGGAGCCACTGGCCCAACCGGCAACACCGGTCCTACCGGAGCAACAGGAGCCACCGGAGCGGCGGCGGGTGCAACATTAGCCGCGTTGCAAACCAGAAGGACAACGAATTATACGTTCACGAATTCCTGGGCGGACATAACTTTTGACACCACCGATATTGAGACTGACCCATCCGTCATAGAGCATGACAATGTAGACACTGATCGAGTCGATATTAAGGAAGACGGTCTCTACAGAATCACGTATTGGATGCCGGTTGATTCTCAGGCCGAAGGAGACTACCGGGGGCGAATCAGGAAAAACGACACTACCGTTTTGGACGGCAGTCTGATTCATGCCCATACGCCCGATGACACCCTCCGTTTTGGCGTCAACTTCTTAGCGGAGTTGTCGGCTGGCGACTACCTAACTTTACAGCTTGAGAAAGACGCCACGTCTGTTGAGATAGCGGAAACGGATATTGTTCTAACTGTTGTTCGGCTAAAGGGTGCCACGGGAAACACCGGACCAACTGGTCAAACAGGCAACACCGGACCGACAGGCCCAACGGGATCAACCGGCGCTACAGGAAACACAGGCCCGACGGGATCAACCGGACCGACTGGTCAAACAGGTAACACCGGACCGACAGGTCCTACCGGAGTAACAGGGGCCACAGGGGCGGAGGCCGGTGCGACGTTAGCGGCATTGCAAATCAGAAGAACCACTGACTACACGTTCACGAATTCTTGGTCGGACATAACTTTTGATACGACGGATATTGAAACCGAACCGTCTGTAATAGAACACGATAATGTAAACACTGATCGAGTCGATATTAAGGCTGATGGTCTTTACAGAATCACGTACTGGATGCCAGTTAACTCCAGTGCCGAGGGTGAATATCGAGGTCGAATCAGAAAGAACGACGCCGTTGTTTTACCCGGCGGCAATATCCATTCTGATGATAGTAACGATACCCTTGTTTTCGGTGCCGACTTTTTGGCGGAGCTATCGGCTGGCGATTACTTAACTTTACAGCTTGAAAAAGACGCGGCCTCTACTGAGACGGCAGAGACTGACATCGTTCTAACTGTCACTAGGTTGAGGGGTGCTGTTGGGGACACTGGACCCACAGGTCCTACTGGAGCAACTGGTCCTACTGCGGTAGGTCCCACGGGACCTACAGGTGCCACTGGTTCAACGGGACCCACCGGGCCTACAGGATCAACAGGACCCACCGGATCAACCGGTGTTACCGGATCAACCGGTGTTACCGGATCAACAGGACCCACCGGAGCAACCGGATCGACGGGCAGCACAGGGGCTACCGGCCCTACCGGACCAACAGGAGCCACGGGCACAGGCAACACCGGACCAACCGGTGCTACTGGAAACACCGGACCGACAGGTCCCACCGGTTCCGCAGGGGCCGGGGCAAACTGCACAACTTATCGGTTTAGTACTTCGACCGGAGATGCCGACCCTGGCAATGGTCGGTTTAGGTTAAATAACGCAACACAGTCTTCGGCAACAGCGGCATATTTCGACAATCTGAATAATGATAGTGTCGATGTAACAGCATTTTTGCTGGCCCTTGGTAAGACAGGGAACACCCTTTATCTTCAAGATCAAGCTGATGCGTCCCGTATGCATATATTCTCTGTTGACGCGGACGCTACTCAACAGACTGGTTATGTCCGTTTCCCGGCGATTTCAAACATTGATAGCGGTGGCGACCTAGTAAACAACAACAGAAGCGTTGTTTGTCTCGCAGTTGAGGGTGATCCAGGTCCGACAGGAGCGACTGGACCTACCGGAGCCACTGGTAACACTGGGTCAACTGGTAACACCGGATCGACAGGTGCTACCGGAGCAACAGGATCTACCGGTGCTACCGGCAACACTGGAGCCACAGGTCCAACAGGACCAATCGGTGCTACGGGAGGCACTGGCCCGGCAGGAGCCACCGGGTCAACCGGCGCAACAGGTACTACAGGCGCTACTGGGAATACAGGAGCGACGGGATCTACGGGTTCGACAGGATCGACTGGTGCCACAGGACCTACGGGAGCCACCGGAGCAACAGGTTCCACAGGAGTCACAGGTCCCACCGGAGCCACGGGCGCTACCGGAGCAACCGGTCCCACTGGCAACACCGGAGCAACAGGATCTACCGGCGCGATAGGTGCTACGGGATCTACCGGAGCGACAGGCCCTACAGGAGCCACCGGAGCCACAGGCGCTACCGGCAATACCGGCAATACCGGACCAACAGGATCGACAGGAGCCACCGGCCCGACCGGTCCTACGGGCGTGGTTGGAGGTTGGACTCTAGAGTATCAGTACTCCACCGACACAAGTCCACCTCCGTCCAACGGGTTCATCGAGCTAGACAACGCGGTTCCATCGTTAGCTACAAAGGTCTATGCCAGTGATGTAGATAAGAACTTGAGTAATGTGGACGCAACGCTGGACGAGATCAGTACCGGCGACCACATCCGGGTATTTCGCACTGATGGAACTCAGGGTTTTGTTACGTACGAGGTAACAAACCATACGGACAGCGGGGCTTATCATACTTACGATGTCACCTATCTTTCGCACGGGGGAAGTTTTGTAAACAATGGTGATGTAGGTCTTGGGTTCGCTCCCTTAGGGCCAACTGGTCCTACAGGTCCTACTACTGCGGGTCCGACTGGAGCCACAGGCAACACCGGACCAACCGGTGCTACGGGTGCAACCGGAGCCACTGGAGCGACCGGAGCAACCGGCAACACAGGACCCACAGGTAACACCGGATCGACAGGACCAACCGGAGCGACAGGTGCAACCGGAGCAACAGGAGCCACCGGAGCAACAGGAGCGACCGGAGCCACTGGAGCGACCGGAGCAACCGGCAACACAGGACCCACAGGTAACACCGGATCGACAGGACCTACAGGCGCAACCGGATCAACCGGAGCAACAGGAGCCACCGGAGCAACAGGAGCGACCGGAGCCACGGGCAACACAGGACCCACAGGTAACACCGGATCGACAGGACCTACAGGCGCAACCGGATCAACCGGAGCGACAGGTGCAACCGGACCAACAGGAGCCACCGGAGCAACAGGAGCCACCGGAGCAACAGGAGCGACCGGAGCCACGGGCAACACAGGACCCACAGGTAACACCGGATCGACAGGACCTACAGGCGCAACCGGATCAACCGGAGCGAC